CATACCATTTTTATTTTATCGTTTGCAGAATTTAGTAGATATACAGGATATTCGATTTTACTTTTTTGTAGGTCTGTTTCTTTATCTACAAGATATTGAATCGTTAAAACATCTGGAATTTTAAAATTGTTTAATTTTAATACTCCATCTTGTCCAAATTTAAAATGATTTTGAACAATATTAACATTTCCGTTTTTAATCAACTTTTGTCCAGACACTCCATCAACAAATTCATTTTCTGCTGACAAACTAAATATAAGTCCATTTTTTATCTCTTCATATTTTTTATTTTTTGGTAAAGTGATATCAACTGTTTCGGAAAGTTTTAAGTTACTAGAACTATATAGTTTTTTAGTTATAACTTCTCCGTTATTTTTTTGTGGATATATTATACCTTTATCGATAATTATGTCCCTATCATCAAGCTTGTTAGCGAGTCGAAAATCTTTGTTTGATGTAGTGTCAGGAAGTATGTTATAATCGATTCTATTTTATTATCTTTTGACAAATCTATAGCATTCGCATTTTTAGTTAAACTTGTAGCTTTAACTAAAGTAGATTTATCGTCACAATACATGCAATTTAATGTACCATATCCTGTTACTGCATCTTCTGTATAATGCAATGGTTTTGCATGATTATACGTATATTGTTCTAGTTGCTCCAGCGAATAATCTGAATATTTTTTATCATATAAAATTTTTAATAGGCAAAAAACTCCAGCCATATATGGAGCAGCAAAAGATGTTCCAGTACTACCAGTAGATATTCCTTTATTTTTTAGATTATTTAATCCAAAATAATTTGCTGTAAATTTAATACGATCATTATTATCATTACTGGTGTCTTGGAAAAAGCTAAATGTGTTATCACTATCTATATCTAAATTACATCCAGAAACCATATGTGCATGATATGTTTGCATATATGTATCTTCTGTAGATATATCATCATCCCCGGTATTTGCGGAGCTGACAAAAAATAATGTTTTATGTTTATCTAAACAATTTTTAATAGACGATTCATAGTCTGAAAAATTATCTTTGGTACTGGATGTGCTTGATGTAAATATGAAATCTAATTTATCCATATTCATTAAAGTTTCAAAAACATTTTTACTAAAATATTGTGTATCAGTAAAAGTGCTCCCTCTCATGATAGCAATACATTTAGCTTTAGGTATCAAACCATACATTTCGTTACCTTGGCTAATTAGTATACTATTCGTTGATGTTCCGTGTCCTGTATCATAAGATGTATTAGAATCAGTTTGAGTTGATTTAACAACTTCTCCTGTTGACGTTATATCATATTTTTCTAAAAACACGTCTTTGTTCCATTCAGAAGTTTGGTTTGGAACATATATTTCATATAAACTAGCGTATACGGCACCTTCACCATATTCAGCCGATTCCCAAATATCAACAACGTTTGACATTGTGACAGTATTCGGTACTTTGTTCTTTTCTACCTCGTCATACATGATAGCAGAACCAAAATACCAATCTTTTGGAATAGAAGTTTTTTCTAATTCTTTTCTTAATTCACGGATAGATCTCTGTTCTTCTGTCATAGACTCAAAATTCCTTGGAGGAACAAAGTCATACATAACAATCGAACCAAACGCTTTGTTATTTCTATCCGGAAGAGCAGAAATCATCTGTGTCATCAATTCTTTATTTTTACATATAGGGTTATTTTGCATATGAATATATTGCAAGTTCTCCAAACCAATTAAATTTAAATGAGATATGCTATTGTTATAGATAAATAACTTCTGTAAGTTATTACAATTTTCCACGTTTAATTCAGAAATTTCGTTATCAGAGATATCTATTTCAGTAATTTCATCGGTATTAGAAATACTGACAATGTGTTTGTCAGTATTCCCATAATTATATTCGATTAGAGTAAATTCTTTTGAATTTAAGTTTATATACTTTGTTTCCTGTCCAAAATCAACAGAAATAGTATATTTACCTTTTATCTTAAAAGTTATGTTATTCTTGTTTGAAGAGAAAGATAATATGCCATTATCGAATTCTTTCTCTCTATTTTTTTGAATGTTTTGTGTCATATAATAATCTCCAACTAAATAGTCACTTTAAAAGTCATCTTCGCAGCGGCTGGAACATTCATCTTGTAAGTATACACTTTATATGATATTTTTCCGTTTTCTCCACCCCTAGCATCTGCAACACTAACAGTATTCTTTGTGAAGTTTGATGCTACACCCGGATCGTTTGTTTCAACGTAAAATACTTGATTTACATCTCTTAATGTTGCTGGGTATGCAAAGATTACATACTGCTGACCAATAGCAATATTAATATTAAATACTGTACCTGCATTTGGATTAAGTTGTTTGTTTGACAATCCACGAACTGTTACAGAATTTAATTCAGGTAAATCACCAATTCCTGTACCATAGAAAAGATTACGCTTTCCTACAAATGAATATCCACTAGAATTTATTGTGCCAGCTTGGATTTGTCCATTTGGTGAAGGTTGTCCAAGATTATCATTTTTAATTTCACCGTCACCATAAGAAGCAGTAGCAGTAAATGTAATAGTTTCATCTCCAACAACAATAGCTTCTCCAGTATAATCAAGCGGAGAGCTTGAACCATCTTTTACACTTACACTTGCCTTTTTAATAGAAATTGCTGTTAGGTTTCCAGCATCATTTTTGTTAAAAGTTGCTCTAAGTTTAGGTGTAACAGAAGTACCAGCTTCTACATTACCAGAAGCAGTACCAGCATTATTTGCTAAAGAAACAGTTGGTTTTGTATATGTAGCCGGAATTGATTTCTGTGTAATTAGACTCAAAAGACCATCCATATCAATTTCTTTTGGAATTGTTTGACCATTTTTTAAAGCTCCTAAATCTGTTCCTTTTAATGTGTATTCTTTAGAAGATTTTGATTTAAGAAATCTTGTTTCTCCACTTGGGTTAATAAAGGCAAATTCGTCAGTATCCGTTACAACAAAATCCCCTTCATTGATTTTACCAGCAGCTTTTGCTTCTTCAATTTTAGCTTTCTCTCCATATCCAGTTTTATTTAACATAGGATTTTCTGCCATAAAAATTTCCTCCTTAATATTATTTTTTATTAATAAAAATAAGTGCAAATGTCAGAGTTAATTGCTTTCCAACATCCACACTTATATAATGCTAAAAATGTTCTAAAATTCGACCACAATATTTCCGTCACAAGAACATCCTTCATTATTTCCTCCACTTCCATTTTCGTCTTTATCAATAAAATCATTATAATTTGTACTAGGAAGTATATTTATATTAATTTCACTTGTATTCATTTTATAAATTATTTTCTTATCTTTTTCTATGGTTTCTTTCTTTATTTTCAAAGAACATTTTACAACACCTGCACATTTAGATATTTTTGTGTCAACTGGCAAGACATATTCTAATTTATCTTTGTATAATCCGGTTTTTACTAATTTTTCATTGATTACTTCATTTGCTGGAGTTACATATTGCAATGTTATATCAAAATCACTTAAATCATGTTCTTTATAGATAGATGGTATATAGAAAAAGATTTGGTCTATTAAGTTTTCGTTTTGATAAATACTTGTATGTTCTGTAATTATTAATTGTTTATCATCATTTAAAAGTATGTACATTTTCCACCTCTATACAAAAATATTGTCCAGTTCAGATTGTGTGTAATATGTAAATTCCATATTAGAAATTTCTTGTCTTACAAATTCTTTTGTTGCATAATCTGTTTCTGAAATAAAATCTTGTACTCTTTTAGCAGCATCGTTAGCCGATTTTGTGGCTTGTTTCGTTTCTTCTGTAGCAGTTCTCATTTCAGATAACACAGTTTTTGACTGTTCTAATGTAGTAACAATTTCCTTTGTTCTTTCTTCACGTAATTTTTCTGCTTCGTTGCGACTTTGTTCTGCTAGATTTCTTTCATTTTCAGAAGATTTTCTTTTTTCCTCTTCGGCATTTATTGTATTTTTGAATTCAATTATTTCTTTTCTTAAGTCAGAAGAATCTTTCACAGAACTATTTATTTCTTTTATTAAATTATCTAAAACACCATAATCATTGTTTCCAACCTGTTCATCAACATTCCTTGCAGATGGATACACTTTTAATGTGAAATTAACAGTAGATAGTTTAGACAGTTTGTTTTCATTTTCGTTATACAGTTCTATGTGCATAGGGAAAATTCCAGCATCTTCAATCGCCTCAGAACTTAAACTTCCATAAATAATGTTGTTTTCAATTTTTTCACAGTCATTCCAGATAGCAGTAGTATAAGGCTTTTCAATTGCGTATCGTGCAGAAGTTCCTTCTGGAATAATATATTCAATACCACTAATTGTAATTTTTGCTTCAAATGTTCTTGAATTGATGTCTCCTTGTTTTGCTTCTAAAACAACATCACAATTGTCGGAGGTCAAGTCTGCCGTGATTACTGATACAAGTTTGTTGTCTTTTATATAAGTTTCTTTTTTTGATATTTCCAATTAAATCACCTCGCTAACCTTCCTAACTGCTTTTCATGTATTTACTATCTTTTTTAGCGAATACTGTTCCAATTTTATATTGACCATTAATTTTTAAACACATCAGTCCAAGCTTATATTTTTTATCTATCTTTATGCGACAGTTTGCATTTAATTTGAACTGTGCATAAATAGTTGTGTCTTTTAAAATTAAATCGTGCGAATAAACAGAATTCCCAGATCCATCAGAATTATAATTCCATTCAACTAATTTGTGGTTCGGTTTGCTTGCGGATGGGAGATTTCCTATTTCATCTCTATATGCCACACGAATAGTTTTTGTTGGGGTGTTTTCTGGTAATATTACTCCGCCATTTGTGCCAGCGTCATATGTAAGATTAAAACGAATCAATTCCCAAACAGCATATAAAGTATAATTAGAAGCATTTGTACCGCCCCATTTTTGCCCAGGCTGATAGCTAGGAGATGTAGCAGTAGAAGATAGGCTCCAACCTAAAAATTTATATCCAGTTTTTGTTGGAATCGTAGAAGAGAGTGTTGTGTCATATCCATAAAAATAGCTATGTGAAGACGGAGCGCCAGTTCCGCCATTTGCGTTATATGTTATTGTGTATTTGTTTAATATAGGGATTGTATGCTTTACATCAACCCATCCACTACCAGATATAACTTCAAATCCTGAGAAATCCGCAGCGCACGATATTGTTCTTGAACTGGTACCTCTGCTATATGTTTTAGAATATGTTCCTATATGAGTTTGATTATTTGTACTCCATCCACTTCCTGAGTTATTACTATGAACGATATTTTTACTACCGATATTTATAACTCCCGTGTCAGTAAAGCTATAATTAAAATCATTATAGGAATCTTGTACTCCATATTTTGTCCAAAACCAAACTTGCATAGTTACAGTCGTATTAGTTTGGGTACTTGACGAAGTAACATATGCTCCTATGCGACCCTGACCACTCCCAGAACCAACTATACTTCCCCATTGAGTACTAGAAGGTGCAGACATAATTTACACCTCCTCCTCAGTTATCAATATGAAGATATCCCCATCTTTTCCGATAGTGTCATCAATCATTTCTTTCCCATAACGAATTACTGGCAAGGAATTCAAAGTATTATCCAATTCTTTAAACTTTTCAGAAGAAGTTTTCCCGTCCATAACTTTTCCTTCTTGTGAAATCACAACTGATTTTAAAATATTATCCTTATCAAATTTTTTTTCTTCTAAAATCTTACCTTGTCTTCCATCTAATACTGTATTGTTTGCGGTAGTGCTTAAATCATTTGCAACTTTACAAAATGCAGAAACACCTAAATCATTTATTGATTTTGCAATTTTACCTAGTAATATTTCAAAATTTTCTCCTGATACCAATTCTTCTCTAGTATCATTCTGTGAAAAATCGGTATTAATTTGAACGCTTTTAATTTTTGCATTTGCGTCTAATTCAGCAACTCCGTTGGGTTTTCCTTTATCAGATGTTAAAACTACACCTGTTTTATCCAATACACCGTCACATTTGTTTGCAGCATCATTAGCTCTATCTGCAGCATCGTTTGCATTTTTTGTAGATTCAACAGCTTTTTTTGTTTCTTCTATTGCATTATTTGTTGCAGTATTACAGGCATCTATAGCATTTTGAGTGTTTTCTTCTCTGTTTTTTTCCGCTTCAATACGTTTCTTTTCATTTTCTACACGTGCTGTTTCTGAGATTTCTAAATTTTCTTTTAGATTTTCAATTGTTTCAAGAGCCGTATTGGTCTTATTTTCTGTTTCTGTAGCCTTTTTGATTAAATTGTCTAATACACCGTATTCGTTTTTTCCAACCTGATTGTCAGCATTTCTGGCGGACGGTTTCACCTTTAATAGAAAATTATATGGAGTAAACTTTGCTGTGTTATTTTGATTATATAATTCAATTTGCATTTGAAAAACACCAGCAACAGACATTGATTCAGATGAAAAAGTTCCGAAAATTGTATCATTTTCGATTTTGTCACAATCATTCCAAATAGCAGAATTGTGTGATCGTGTTATCGCATATTTTGCAGTTGTCCCGTCAGGTATTTTATACTCAACACCATTTGAACAAAGTTTTATTGAAAATGTTCTTGAATTAATATCTCCTTGCTTAACTATCAACATTTTATTTAAATTATCTTTAATAGTATCTAAAGTGATAGAAGAGCATAATGGTTCAAATTGAGACAAAAACTTCACCTCCTACACATCAAAAAAGAGAAAACAAAAAATATGTTTTCTCTACTGATATTTATATAATATTGTTTTTGCTTTTTTATTGTAAGCTGAGTCGCTAATGATCCGATAATGTCCAGGATAATAACTTATTAATTTTTGACTTTGAAATGCATCTATCCATCCCAAAGAATCATCTTGAATTAAAACCGATAGAATAGAAGAGTTGTCTCTAGTGACTGATTCTGGAGTAGAGTATGTTAAATCTACGTTTGAACTATTTCCGGTTGTAAATTCAACAATAAAAGAAGAACCATTTACTTTTTTGTCAATTTCATCTTTCAAAACTTTTCCAACACGAGCATCTAATACAAATCCATTTTCTGTTGTCGCCGTGTCGTTCTTCACACCTTTAAATGCAGCATCTTCTAAAGAACTAAGCCATACATTTAGTTTTAATATAATATCAGAAAAAGAATCGCCCGATATAATCAAATCTTTTGAGTCGTGTTGTCCCGAAAAAGTGACAGAAACATTTGAAAAATCACCAGTAACATCCCCGGTTTCAGATACTATAAATTTTCCGTTTATATTTATATCTCCGCCAGATATGTGCATATCTTTTGCATCGCATCTACCATTGCTATATAGTCTAAATTCTGCATTTCCATTATCAATAGATGTGTTTGTTATTTTCGCTTTTATAATAGTGGAACCTTCTGTAATAATGTCTGCGGATACACCATATGTATCTAAAGATATATTGCTAATCAGTGGTTTAGTTGTTCGCCAATTATCATTTGTATAAACAATTGTGTCGCCAATGATTCTAAATTGAGTATTACTATATTCTTCTAATAGCTCATCATATTGCCGACCCAAAATACCGTTTCCATTATAAACTACACTACCGTTCTCTGAATTCGATATATTTACTTTTTTAGCATCAATACCGTTACTTTCCCAATTTTTAATAATTTCATATCCGATATTTCCCTTTTGAGATGCTTTTTCTGTTTTGGGATATTTTCGAGATAATTTTTTTGTTTGTCCGATAAGCTTAGACATGCTTTTAGTGGTTCCTAGTTTTCTCAAATCATTCTCAAATTCGATTGTCATTTGTGAAAAATCGTCAAAACTTGGAGAGAAAGAACTAATACGAAGTTTGTAAATTGTATCGTCTATTAGTATTCGAACCCAATTTCCCAATTTAAAATAATCATGTAGTGGTTTGAATTCTTCTAAAGATAATAGGTTAGATATTGTTCCGGATAAGGTGTACTGAAAGGTACTTGATTTTTTCAAATCTTTAATGACAACATCTATCAATTCTTTTGCTTTTTCAAACATTTCTGAATTTTTCAATCCCTCAGAAATGTAATTGTCATTTGTATATAGTTTTTCTCTGATATGACTGCGATATTCTGTCCAAATTTCATCACCCATAAATTTTCTTACATCTAATAAAATATTAATTTCATCTCTCTGTTTTTCTAAATTATCAAGGACAGAATTATACTCTTTTATTTTTTCTTCAACGACAATGATTTCATCTTGGATTGCTAACAACTTTTCATACCAAACTAAATAAAAGCTTTGATAATACTCAGAAGTATCTTCGCTTAAACCAAGTTGGATCAATATATCTATACAAGATTGATATGCATCAGCAAAAGAAGAGAGTCTATTTAAACAATATTTTTTTAATTCAACCTTTAATTCATCCAATGTTAAATCGGCATCTAAAACAGAAGAAGTGTTATCTTCTGAAGAGAGTGATTTTTTAATTTTTTGTTCTACAAACTTTATATAATCGTCACCGATTGTAAGAACTACATCTGAATCACTTGTGGCAATATCTTCATCATCTATTCTACTTTTTACCTGAAAACGACCTTTCCAAATATGCGTCTCTTTATTATATTCACTAACTGTTATAGTAGTTGCATATCCACGGAATATAAGCATTTTTGCAACAGATAATACAATTGAATTGACTGTGGTTGCACTTGCTTTTTTTATATCTTCAACAGCTACATATCCAATATTTTCCGCCGTAAGTTTTTTAACTTCATCTTTTGCTGTTGTATCAACAGTTTCTTGCTTTGGCATTTTTTCAGAAGTTTCATAAGCAATTTTGTCGATATATTCATAAACATTTTGCATGATTTTCTGATATTCATCTATTTTCGAATCATAAAGACTATTATATCTTTCCAATGATTCTTTTAGTCTATCAGACATGTTTTCGATGAAATCTTTAGAGAAATAATAAAAATATGGTGTACCAGATGGATTACAAGCAGCAACAGTTGCCGTCATTAAATCATCGCCAGTTTCCACCTTAAAACAATTTTTTATTTCATCTTTTTGACACGATAAAGTCATTTCCTGTGATAAATTATCTCTGGATATAAATATCCCAGTGTCTTCTCCATATCCATTGTAAATGTTTGTTGATCCACATTTCGGGCAAACTTTCTCAAACTCGCCCCTATAACCGCAATCAATACAACTCTGTTCTAAATCATAAACCATAATTCCACGATCTGAGCTATCAAACAGGACTAAACAATTAATTTCTTCTACAAGCGTTGAAGTTAAAAAATCATAAATTGTTTCACCATCTATTGAAAAACTTCTTTGAAGTTTAGCGATGCTTTCATCTACATGTTTTATATGATAGTGTGGTGCCTTAGATAAAATTCTATTCAATAAAGAATTTTCAGGTTTTTCTTTATTAAAAATAATTGTAGGTTCTACATAATCTTCTCGTAAAATATCTGATTCTGTGTTAATTTCTATATCATTTAAATAGATATTAGATAATTCACTTTCACATAAAGCCGTCCCTGTAATTGTTTTAATCGTAGAATCGCTTTCATTTATAGATACCGATATTTCATAATACTCTTGATACTCAGGAATATAAATTAGTTTTAGATCTTTAATCTTGTCCCACAAATTACAAATATTCATATCAGAATATTTATTTACAGTTAAAGAAAATTCATCGGCAGATTTTAAGCTAAAATTTGGTTGAAAATCACTTACAATATTCACACACCCAAGTTTTTCTTTTCCTCTATTGCATAACACAAAAGTAGGCATTGAGGGAGTGTGTGTTAAGTTGAAATTATATATTTTACTCATTATACAACACCTCCTAAAAGAAGAATAGGAGAGTATTTAATTGTAATTTTGCAAGGTGTATTTACAACATATGTATTCAAATTGTTGAATTTTGAATTATGAATTTTGGGAAAGACATAATTAAAGTCATCATAAACTTTATGTTCTTGAATAGAAGAGGTTATAATCTGATTATTTCCATCAATATTTATAAATTCGTCTTTTTTACAGTTCTTCAATGAGGTTGTTGTTCCATCAAATAGATTTGTTAATTCAAAATTTCCATCTTGTGCAAATTGAATTATAACATTTAGAGGTTGATAACCTTCTCTTATAGAACTATCTTTAATATCGAAATATACATTGTTCTCTGTAACCTTTATTTTCTTTTCAACTTCTTTGTCGAATAAAAACGGAGAGTAAGTATTAATTGATAATTTTAGTCCGCATGTCTCATCAGCATTTTCAATACGAGAAACATTAATCTGTGCTTTTGTGTAATATTTTTTTTCGTTTCCACTTATTAACACAAGATCTCTATAACCATTGTCTTTTGATAACCATTTCATGCAACTCAACAATTCTTCTTCTGAAAAATAACGTCCACAAGAATTTAAACAGTCATCTTTGAAAACTTCTAATGGAAAAGTAATGTTATCTTCATATGAAGCGGAGTGAAAATATGTATTGTGTAATCCGATTTTTTTAGATGAATTAATTACAACATTTGTTCCAAAATTCAAATCATTTGATGTGCTATCAAATTTCCCTACAAAAAGACCGTAATTGCTGGCTGATTTTCCATCAAATATAAAATCCTTTATATACATATGCTGACACCCCCCTGTTAAATTTTTTCTATTGCAGAAATATATTTTTTCATTTTTTGGTAATATTCATTTTTTAAAACATTCATCTCTCTTGACAATTTTATATACCTTTCTTTATATAATTTACATTCGTCAAGCTCTTTCTCTTTTTCCAATTTCAATTTATTTAATACATTGAACGTATCTTTTACCTTATCGGCTGTATAAAGATCTAGTGTTTTTTGTAGTGATTCCACTTCCAGTTTTAATTCTTTATTTTCCTTTTTAAGAATTTCAATTATTTCGGATTCTTTCAAATTTTCACCTCGTATCTATAAGAATAAAATGAATAACAGAAGAGGAGCAGCAACTTTTCAGTCACCACTCCTCAACGCATTATCTTATATGATTAATTCCTAATACAGACTTACCATCCAGCAAATCTGTTGTAATTGCTTGCACACCCTTTTGTACACGTTTGTCTGTTTTCATAACGTGCATTAAGCTATTTGCAAACTCTTCTGGTCGTTGTACACCCTGTAGTACAACATCTCCAATGTCAATAGATACATTATTGTTTCTATTAGCAGAAACATTTTTTGCAAAACTATAATCCATCGCTTTCATTGGATTTATCATTCCCCAGTCATGTAAGTTTTGAACTTGTACCTTGTTAAATACACTTTCACCCGAATCAAACTGGCGTAATACTCCGTGTTTTGTAACAATCGCCTCTGTACCAATACCTTCTTCGTCCATCAAATGCCATCCTTTTGTAGCATTTTTTGTACCATCTTTGTATCCACTGATTTGACTGGCAGTCACCCAACCTAGAGGTCTTGATCCATTCTTATCACGTGAAATATGATATGGCTTAGTTGCCCATGAACGTGTATTAACCCTTGTAATATATACAGTCTGTCCCATCATTTGACTTCCAGCCGGACTAGTACCTTGTGAGTCATAATAATACTGTCCAGATGTAAAAGTAACAGCATCTCCAATATCAGGTTTACCATTTCCTTGTTTACTGTTTGATGATGGTTTAGAAGAATTACTTCCTCCGCCACTAGAAGATGAACCGCCACTACCTCCACCGTTCACTTTTTTATTGGCTTCGGCATCTGCTTTCTTTTTCATCTCTGTAAAATACGATTCGATAGATGCAAGATATTTTTGAACGGATGTGGAATGTGTTTTAAAATCATTGCTATAATTGCTGATAATAGAACCAATACCGGACTCAGGACTCCAAATCTTTTTCATTCCCTCTGTGATATTATAGCCAACTTCCTGTGTTGCAGAATTAATAGTGTCGTTTATCGTATCACTATTTGCATTTGTGTTGTCAATCAAATCAGAAATGAGTGCATCTGTATCATCAAATCTAGCATTTAATACCTCATCGTATTTTTCCATCATCTCGTCCATGAGTTCGCTTTGATCTGATAACCATTTATCATATTCAGCATCTGACAAATCATCTTTCGCCTCTTGCAACTGTTGTTTCAATTCTTGAATGTTCTTCCGATTTTCCTCAGAATCATCTCCTTGGACAGCAGCTAACTGTTTCTCGATATCCTTTACACGTTTGGATTTCTCTTCAATAGATTTTTGATAATCATACAACTCTTTCTCTTTATCAAGAGCTTCGTTCTTCTTATCTATTAAATCTTGCATTGCTTCAATTTGGAGTTCAATTCCTTCACGCACAAGGTCTATCATTGCCTCTTTTTCTTCTTCGGCATTTAGAATTGATTCTTGCTGCAATTCAAGTAATTCATTACGTCTTTCAATAAGGTCTTTATTATATGGATCGGATTGAAGTGACTGATTAATCTTTTCAATTTCTTTCGCATATGCATCTGCTTTACCCATTTCAAGATTGTAATTTACTCCATGTTGACCAAGTACAGCCTGACCTTCATTTGTAATTTTCCCTTTATGGTCTCCCTTTTGTACAAACAGGTCTTGCTTACTCAGCAAGTCGATTAAGAATTTGCCTTCGTCAATTGTATTACTTATAAAATCGTTCTTGTAGTCGAAGTTATCCCATTCTAACTGGCGGATTGCATTTTGAAATTCCTGTAATGAATTTTCAGATTCTACAATGGCATTATTCACGTCATAAATAGCACCTTTCATTTCATACCATGCTTCAGAATATTCTTCAATGCGTCCTGAACTTACAGCTTCATTTAATGATTTCGTAAGCTCATTTCTTTTATTCACAAGTTCATTCATACTATTTTCTTCGGATTTTATCAATTCCGTATAATATAGTGAACTTGTCATATGTCCTTTTGTCTCAGTAAGTTTAATCATATTTTCAAGTTCTTCTTGCTGAGACTGTATTAAATCAAGTCTGCTATCAAACTCGGATTCAATATTTTCAAATTTCTGTTGTGCTAATTCTGAAAGTTCCTCGTTAAGTTCCATGATGGAAGTCTTAACATCTTCAGCTTTATCATCAAAATCTTCACATGATTCGCTACGTCATGCAGTTCTCTTATGAACTTCTACGGGTGTTAGCCGTAAGCTGAGACTATACCTTCTATTTGAATAATTGGGGATAAGTTTTTGAATTGTTTTATGTTTATGATATAAATTTGGACATAAGAAAAGAGCAGTAGTTTTTAGTTACTGCTCTTGGAATTTGATTTTATTACCAATATATTCTTTTGCCAATTTTTCCATAAATTTAAAATCTATACATCTATCTGCTAATGCAATATCCTGTTTTTCTGTAAGATATTTATTTTCATAAACTAATTTTGCGGATTTCTCTAAATTCATCTGATTTAATACTTTCTTTTCTGTTTTAAGTAAATTTATGTACTTGCTTTTTTCTTTATCCGTATCAAATTTTCTATATGTATCTATATTTTTATATTTTAAAACATTTTTTAACGATTTAGGTATAGGAAACATATAATTCAAATTTATTACAGCTAATAGTCTATTATCTTTTGGATTATATATTTTTTTAAAATCCTTGCCATTCTTCATATTTTTATGACGTTTTTGAGCATGAGATATTTGTGTAATATAATAAAAGTCTTCTGTTTCAAAAAGAATACCAAAAAATGGTTTATATTTTTTCTCACCATACTCAGAAAAAGGTATTCTTTTATCTTTCTTTCTTAAATGTTTTAAATAATCTTCCGTAACTACTAACCAATCCATATTTTCTCCCGATAATACAAAAGAGATAGTAACCTATCTCTTCATTTAAAACGATTTTTAGGATTCGTAACCTCTATTAATATAGTTTTTAGGATCTATAACCTCTATTAAAACGATTTTTAGGATTCGTAACCTCTATTAAGAAAACCTTTGTTTCCTTAACTATATTATATACAATACTAGGAGAAAATGCTACACAAAATATATACAAATTAGTTATATTATATATGTATATTTATCACAAAACGTGTGTTCTTTTCATCTCTTATTCAAATAGTCTATATTTTTCGAGTTACCAATCGCTTGTAACCCTATGCCTATATATCAATATAGGACTTACCAGTCGTTGAACCGACACCATCGCCATTACACGTTAAGGTGCTTGGATGCGTCTGAGTGACTTGCACACTCGGTTGTCCCTGACCTATCTACTTTTTATGGTTTCTATCTGTATTCCCCAATACAGACTGTTGAGTTATAAACTCGTACCGCATTCACGTTTACTGTTTCCAGTTCCGTTGTAGCGAGATAGGGTTATGGGGATGTCCCCGCTATTAAATAGATTACGTGGCATGAAATTTCACCACTCTTGATAATCGCTGATTTTCTTTGACAAATCTTCATCAGTGATAGTAGCAATGTTAATACTTCCATTTCTTACCTGAGAAGCATAACTTTCAGACAGACCAACTGAGTTAGCCTGTGACATATATTTATTGTATGCTTGCTGTGATAAATTGATCTTATTCACAATAGCAGACATTTCCTGCCCAAGTGCTTCATTACGCTTTGCGAATGTTTTAAACGCACTTTCCGCAGTAATCTTAATTCGTTTAATTCCTTCTTCAAGACGTTTGATTGCAATCTCTACAAAGTCTATGATTTTTTCAGATGCCTTTTCAGATTTTTCAGATGCTTTGTCGGAAGAGTTGGAAGAAGAGGAGGATTTGGTGGATGAACTGGAGGAATAACTAGTTGGATTTTTTAGATTACCATTACCAATATTTCCAGGTCTCCATGTTCCGGAAGAATAAGCTGTTCCACTAGAATGCGCTAACTTTGCATGTGATCCAGTGACATATCCTTTTTCTAAAATACTTTTGGTTTGTTCGTGATTGAATATAATATCATTTTTTCTAAAATTGGCTAGTGCTGGATAACCATTATTAATAACAAACCATTCTCCATTTCTTACAACAATCTCTGCTCCAAGCTCGTTCACTAATGCGCCAGTTTCATTATTTTGTAATCCCCAACTTCCTCTTGCGTGAGCAGTTCCATTGACATGTTGCACTCCATTGTCATTTTTACTGTTACTACTAGATTTCGGTGCGCCAGAAGTATCATAATTTACTTTAACAGTAACATCAGAAGGTTTCGCAACTGTCCCAAGATCATAATTTACTTTTGCTGTAACAGGAGATGTAGGGTTTTCTTGAGAACCTTTTACATAATTAACTTTTGTTTCTTTTTTACTAGGATTTTCTTGTTTTCCTTTTTCATAGTTAACTTTTGCCGTTTTATTAGATGGAGCTTCTTGAGATCCTTTCGTGTAATTCACAGTAGCATTTGATGTTGCTAAGCCGTTTTCTCCGATTACAGGCGTTACTTTAGCAAATATTTCAGGTTTTAAACTGGAAATTGCGCTATTCAAAGACTCAGTGGAAGATGTGTCTATACTTACATCCGGCGTAATACTGAACGATCCATTCTTTGATGCATTTTGAATTTCTTCAAATGCAGAATTCACTTTCTCTTTTGCTTCATCAATCTTAGAAGTATCAATTGATATTCCGGCAGACTGAAGGGATTGCAAAGTATTTAATTCATTTAGTGCTGTTTGATAATCCTGTAATTTCTTAACTGAATTTGCAACATTTTCATCAAGTCCGCTCGTATCAACAGTCATAATTGCCGGTTGTGAGACTGTCTGCTTTTGCTGAATTAATGTTTGAAGAATAGTGATAGCGTCTTGTGCTCCATCCAATTCTAAATTAATAGTTCCATCTTCATTTTTAAATTGTTCAAGATTACTTTTTGCACGTTCAATTTGTGATTCTAAATCTGCCACATCAGTGCTTGAAAAATTAAAATTTAAATCAAGATTAGTATTGCTTAATTCTTCAAGTCGTTTTTTGGCTTCTGATGCTTTAGATTGCATCTCTTCAATAGAAGTGTTAAAATCTTGTACACCCGACTTATTCCCTACAACAATATCATCGTATTCATTCATAGCACGAATTAATGATTGAACAGCCTCAACACTAATTCCTAATCTATTAGCAACATCTTCATCATCAATATTAAACTCTAATCTACCATCTTCGAGTTCTTTTACCCATCCAAGATTTTCTGAATCAGAAATTGATTTCATATCGTTGACAAAATTGTCAACACCCTCTTTTGTTCCGGTAAAAAACCTATCGATTTTAGGTTTGGCGGCTTCATATGCAGAAACCAATTCTTCAACAGATGCCGTTGATAAATCTGTATCAGAATAATAATCTGCTATTGCCCGAAATTCATTTGTATTATAACGACCCTCTTCAAATAATTGTTTTCCACGTTCACGCATTGTTTCAGAAACATTACGGAACATATCTCCTTCTTCTCCATTTGATTGTGCATTCAACCATTTTTGATAAGAAGAAGTAGCTCCATCATATGCCGACGCTAATTGTCTAGCAGTTTCTAATTGAGCCTCTAAACTAGATACAAGGATAGAAGAAGATTCGTACTCACTACTTGCTTGTCCATATTTTTCTAAAGCAGATGCTTGATCTGCAATAGCTGTATTCAATTGCGTTTGCAATGTTTGTTGCTTTTGCAAGAATTCAGTTTTATTCAATGCTTCTTGCTGTGCTTCTAACTCACGCAATGCTTTTACATTTAAGTGTACACCATTAGCTGTTTTTTCAAACAATACAGCAGGATCATAACCGTCTAGTTGACTATACATTGATATTACATCAAGTAGTTCTCCTTCTAAAGCACCACTTTCTTCATCAATACTTAGTCCAAGACCTTTTCCACTGACACTTCCTGCAATAGCAGCGTTTAAAGAATCTATAGATTGAATAGCCCCCACTACTTTAAGTTGAAACTGTTCAAAATCATCTTCTAGTTTAGTAACGCCAGTATCCTGACTCGCTAAAGCCATTAACTCTTCACGAAGAGTTTCAACACTAATATCTGCTTCTTCACAAGCACTTGTTAACTCCGGAAATTGATTTGTAATATCTTTAACAGAAATATCTTTTCCTGATCGAAGATCGTTTACTAGTTTCTGTTGGGCTTGTGCAAAGGAATCATTATCCCATATTTTCTCTAAAGCCTTTGCTTGTTTTTCGGAAACAGAATCTCCCAATGAATTATAGCTATCAAGTATGCTATCTATATTTGATACTAATGACTCTTTCCCTTTTCTTGCTTTTCCTGTATCCGGGTTTATTAAGCTTTCATATAGAGAATTGATGCTTGTTACTTTTTCAGTTAAATCGTCTTCGTATCTTTTTATATTAGCTTCGATTTCTTTAATATCGTCGTTAATTGTAGATTTTTCTTTTTTAGATATTCCTTTAGCATTATATTTTTTTTCTAAGTCTTTTTTTTCTTTATAAAGTTTTTCTAATGCTTTTGTTTCATTTTTTGCTGCAGATAGGATATCTGAATCTTCATATGCTTTTCCTAATTCTCTTTTGCTTGAATTAGCATCCATACTATCAGAAATTGTTAAATCAATTTCGCCTTTCATTTTTAAAGCCTTTTCAGCTTTATCCGCAGCGTCTTTGCCTTGTTTTTCTGCAAGTTTTTGTTGCAAGTCAATCTGTCTTTGCAGAGAATTTTCTAATTCTTTTAGATTGTCAAGCTCACTTTTCTCGACCAATGTCAATGCTTTTTTAGATTCTAATTCTTTAATTTTGTTTTGTGTTTCACTCAACTCATTATTTAAAGAATTAATATTGCTTTTTGTTGATTCAAAATCACTTTGTAAAGAAGTAGCTTCTTCTGAAACAGAATCAAATGTTTCTGCACTTGAAATTAAAAATGCACTTATAGCACCAGCCGCAACTAACCATGTAGTAGGGTTTAAAGCAAGTGATTTAAGAACACTACCAAGCCCCTTAAACGCATCACCAAGACCAGATACCTCTTTAGTAGAAGAGGAGAGACCGTTAACAGTATTTTTTAGATCTTTTACGCCATCTGTTATATCATCTATTCCATCTACGGCATCTCCAGCTCTTTTTATTTCTTCTCCCCATTTAGATGTTTCGATTGTAGCTTTTGCAAATTCTTTAGAAACACCGGACACCTTAAGAACCTTTGATACATCACCTATATCATCTAGTCCATTTAAAATATCCCTAAATTTTTCAATTGCACTATCGTTAGCAACATCACTGAAACCTTTAAATCCTTTTACTAATTCACCAAATTTTCCTATATCTTTAAGTGACAATGTGATATAATATAAAAAAATGTTTCTATCATTTAATATATTAAGGGAGAGAGTTTAAATGTCTTTAATTATTTGTAGTGAATGTGGCAATAACGTATCTGAATTTGCCGATAAATGTCCAAATTGTGGATGTCCTATTGAAATTATAAAAAGAAACCTCAAAACAGAAGATGAAATTGACGGACATTTGTATACTATTATAAATGGCGAGAAGAAAGATGTAACGTATTTTGTTAACGCAATATTAAGTGGAGATTATAGGAAAGATACTGATTCGTTAATAGCGTTTTGTAAAAAAACTCGTAAAGAATTAGACATATCACGAGATGATCTATTCATAAAGTTAGTAAAAGAATGCAATGGAGCACCAAAAGAATTCAATTGCGAATCAATGACTGACTTTCACAATAGACAACAATCTATTCGATCTTCAAAACCAAAATGTCCTACATGTGGAAGTACCAATATATCTAAAATTTCTGCAACAAATAAAGCGATTGGTGCAATCGGCTTTGGGCTGCTTAGTAAAACTGCAAGAAGTCAGTTTAAATGCAATAAATGCGGATATAAGTGGTAAAATAGAAGAGTGATAATAGTGAACTACCAACAATCTAAAATTTGTTGAGATTTCTGATTATAATTCATTAAAAAATAACAAAAGAGCAGGAGGTTAGTTCTCTTGCTCTTAAAATATTTCAATGTGTTCTATATCTGAAAATCTAACTGTATATATTACATTTTCTTTATCATGATATAAGTTTTCTCCATCACAAGCTTTATTCGTTTCTTTACTATATTTCCCAAATGCGGATAATGCCAACCAAGAATCATTTCCTTTTTCCTCATGATTCTTATGATGTCCAATCACGTAATAATCTTTATCTTTTAAATACACTTTTAGATTAGAACCTTCTTTAAAATCAAGCACATCCATCCAAATGTCATCATTTAGTGTTTTATGAAATATTTTTATTGATATTTTTGAAAACCATTTTGCAGAGAAAATACACGCTATTACGAGTGCTAACACTGTCCCTAATAAAACTGCAAAGCAAGAATTTATAATAGCCGTGTTCGGAATTACATCAAACAGTTCCTTAAACCATTTCACTTCTCTTATAAAAGAAATATTTGCTATCAAAATATAGCTTGTTACACAACTCATAATATTCATAATATTACTTGTCATTTTTTTTGAAGAAAAATACATGAAAACTATGATAGACCAGTACCCAGGAATGAAATATTGTAGTATGGTTGGAATATTTTTTATTATTAAATCTATTTCTTTGATATTTAACGCCCCCGATTATTTTGATTTTGTGTTCCTTGTTGTGAATTTCCTGTCATAAGTTGAATGTCAAAAGGTTTTGTATTAGAAGATTCTATTGAAAAATCTACTCTTTTTTCACTATGAGTTAATTCTGAAATTTCAAAAATTGGATTGTTATTATTTTTATTTTCGTTACACATTGTCTATTTCTCCCTCTTCATTAGTATATTTTACATTATATACCAATAATAAAGAAAGGAATAGTCAAAACGTTTGTTCCCCCTATATTTTAACAGTAGAAGAGTAGTACTGTACCTCTATTAGAAAACGACAAGAGGTGTGCCGGAAGTTTTAAAAACGTATTTATACGCTACACTTGGTATTGCATCATTCTATTTCAAGAACTGTCAATAATGTATTACTGAAACTTTTCTAAATCGCAATACACACTATACATTAAAAGCAAAATAGCATTTATGGCAGCTATTTACTCCGAGGATCGGTATGTCTCTGAAGATGCCATCTGCAAAGTTCGTTATCGGTTATTACCTACACCCTCACACCACTAATGAGTGTCAGATGAAGTCCTGCTAGTTACCTTGTGCCTAAATAATATTTAGGATATGTTATAAACATAGCACTTAGATGTCATATTATTTTCATAATACTAATCATATGCACCGCTAACCAATTTTTGTGGTTTCCCTACATTCTCGTGTAATTGTCCTGTCGCCAGCAAACGAATTAGTTTGGTTAGTTTAACAAAGTTTCAAGCATTTAATCCTCTGTGGCTTTAAACCATATCTTTGTATGGAACTCACCACGCTCCGCCACTTGTATATATAATGCCATATATTATATATCTTATGTCGGCTAGACCCACTATGTATTTATAGGAAAAATTTATTTTACATAATGAAACCCTATCGTGTAATTTCGGGTTTATCTAAGTTTTTAAAAAATGCAAATCCACCAGCTATTGTACCGGCTGTTAAAAGTGGATTTGATGTAAGAGTATCTAATACCTTTACAAATTCAGTAAGAGCATTAGTGCCAGTGATAATTAAATCACTGTTTGCAAAATTACTTACAAATGATGTCCATGCATTGGAGAGCTTGTTTAAGCTTCCCTCCCAGTTATTAGCTGATTTCTCTGCCTCAACAGCAGCACTTCCAGTTCCTTCAGAATAATCCTTAAGCATTTTCTCATAATCTGAGTAACCGGATAATATGCTCGAAAGTACATTTGCGTGATGTTTACCGCCAATGTTAGTCAAAATATCTGCTTTTTCTACTGATCCTTCTGGAAGTGAAGTATATACTTTAGATAATTCTTTTAATAATTCTATAGGTGTTTTTAATAACTCTGAATCTCCAACCATTTTAGTCATAGAGATTCCCAACTTATCAAAGGTTCCTGTGATTTTTGCATTTTGTGTGTTTTGTAAATTGATAAATAAAGCTTTTAATGCAGTGCCGACTTCATTACCACTTTTTTTTGTACGTGCAACAGCAGTACCTACTAAAGCCGATAATTGATCTATTTCAACTCCATACTGCGCAGCTTGGGATCCGGCTTGTGTTGTGGCTTCTGCCATATCTTGCATTGCAACACTGTTCCTGTTAGTTTGTGCTATTACTATGCTCCCAGGACAAAGCATTGGACTTTATTATTTTGTATATAATAATAAAGCGGATAGGACGTTAATCCTACCTCTCACGTTTCATTTTTAGATTATAGCGTGAGACTAGACTATATCTTTTCCCTCGTTTAACGTTAGGCGTTCCTACGGACTATAGGTAACGGATAGACTATATCTATCGAAGTTGGCGTGTGCAATATGTTACCATATTACAACTTAGTCGTTAGGGGGTTAAATAAAATACGGTTTAATAATATTGTTATTTAATTTTAAATTATTATCGCAAAAAGAAAAGTTAAAAGAATTGTATTCTTCCAACTTGCCATTTGATTCTATATATTTTTTTATTAGTTCTTCGCATAATAAAGGATTGTTTTTTATATCGGATTCCCATAGGTATAAAATTTCAATACCCTGATATTTTTTAATATATGTATGTTTACTTTTGTCTCTATCAATATCCTTTTTCTGCATATTATTTATTTCATTTGAATCTGTATAAATTAAAGGGTTCACATGAAAATAATCACCCATAACTTCAATAATTAAATTATGTTCTGTTAAATAATTATCGACAGAATAATATTTAAACGTTTTTTCATTGATATAACTAATATCATTTTCTTCTAATATAGTATTAACTATCTTTTGTGGCATGGTTTGTCTATCAAGTATACCATCTTGATACTGTTTTAATGTTGCTTCTCTTACCTTATTGCAAAAATTTTCGTCCATCTTTTTTCCAGTATTATATAATTTATCACCAACATAATATTTTTTACGAAACTTCCAATAACATTCATAAGAACAGAAGTTATGATTTTCTCCTTGCTTGTTTATATTATGTGTTAAAGATGGTATTTTTTCAATTTCCTTACCACAATTATCGCAATAAACCTTTACCTTTTCTTTATAATTTATATTTTGTGAACCTGTCATCGTTTCTTTTTTGTAGTCAGCATAACAACTTCTGCTACAAAAAACACCATTTTTATTATTATTAACCTTATATTTAGTAGTTATAAACTCTTTATTACAAAATCTACAGTTTGTGAGAGTTTTCCATGATTTTAATTTTATTTCTATAATATCCTCTTTCTACCGTATTTTATTTAACTTATCCTCCCGATTGTCCATCTCTGGAGTTTCCGGGATAAAAGCCAACTATGAAGCTATATATTTCTATATAGCATGACCACTACGTTAATCATATTTTGTCCATCAAGCACAGCATTGAGTTTTTCAGCATTTCCTTTATAATCATAGGCAGCATTGGTAGCTAATAAATAAGAATTACTTACATCTGCACTCATGTCACCAGCAGCCTGACCTAATATAGATAATTTTGCAAGCTCTTCCGCTTGTTCACCATAAAAACCACTTCTACTCATTTCTTGTACGCCGAGAATGTAATCTTTTGCAATTTTACCAAATTGACTCGCACTTTCAAATGAGGATTTTCCAAGTTCTTTTAGTTGAGACGTTGTTAAATCAGATGTTTTACTTATTTCTGTAAGTATAGAGTTCATATCTTTTAAGTCAGAAATAGATTCTACAATTAATTGTTCAACATTCTGAATTACGCCATATGTAGTTGCGAATTGCCCTATTTGTTTAAAAGCTCTTCCTATTTCATCAATTGCTGATTTGCCAGCCAACCCTTTGGCTTGAGCTTCAGATATAATTGATTTTACTTGTTTATTATAGTTTGCAAGTTCATCGCCGTCAGTTGCTGACTTTTGTTTTTGTGCTAAACCCTCTAATACTTCGCCATATTCTTTTGCTGCTTTAGTATTATTATTAAGCCAATTTAATGTTTTGTTTCCGGCGGTAACTGCATCTAATTGATTAAATGGTTTTGTTGCTTTAGACATGTTTTCTGATAAGTCTTTTGTCTTTGCATTTAATTCAGCAACCCTATCACTGCTTTTACCAAGAATGTTATTCAATTGACCTATTTGAGAAGTGCTTAAATTTTTGCTAAAAGAAGAATATAGTACATCATAATCTGATTGAAGTTTTCTTAGTTGACTAGACAATTCTTTTATTTGATTTGAGTTTTTATTTGAATCAAGACTAGCAATTTTTACTTTTTTTTGACCTATTTCGTTGGCAAGATTCTTTAAAATTTTAAAATCATTTTGAGTTTTTTTTAAGTTATTTAAACCAGAGGTTTTTACCTTTATATCTATCGGATGTGATTTTAATTGATTAATTTCTTTTTGTATTTTTGACAATTCATTATTTTTAGTGTCAAATGCTACGCTAATCTTTAACTTATCATTTTTATAACTAGATAAAAATTTGTCTATATCAGACTTTGCTTTGCTTAAATCAACTTGCGATTCTATGTTTATTCTAAAATCGTCAGCCAAAATTCATTCCCCCTTTATAATTTTTTTATATAAAAAAGAGAGAATAAATCTCTCTGTAGTTTGCTTTAATAAAATATTTGCAATATGTAATTTTGCTTGATATAATAGCTTGTAGAACGGAGGTGTACATTAATGGAAGAAGCACAAAAGAAATTATGTCACGAACTTACAATGGAATATATTAAGCAAAATAATTTATTTTATATTGAAAAAGATAAAAACAATAAAACCATATATAGTTTTGAAAAAGTAAACACCTTATATTTTAGTATTTTTGAAGAATTTTTAATAGCTATAAAACAAAATTGGAACAGACTATAATTTTTCGACTTTAAACACCATTCTGCATGGTTCATATTTCTTTAATCTATCACATAACGTTACAACAATAGAATCTGAGATTGTATATTTTGTAGAGATTGATAAGCTTTTTTCGTCATCAGAAATTGAGAAAACAAACTTGTTTTTATCACTACATTCTACAATCCATATTGGTTCTATATCTATGTGATTGTTTTTAAAATCAGTGAATTTTGCAGAAATAGTAGTTTCCCTGAATCCTGGTTTTATTATGGGTATAGTTTGATTTTCTAAAATAATTTCTGCAAAACCGTCTTTGTTTATTATTAACATATATATTCACCTTATTTTCATTGTAAAAGATAGTAGAAGAAAGTAGTAGCAGAAAACACTCGTAATTATCTATCTTGCATCTCACTGGTGTTTTTACTTACTAAATCTTTTCCCATAACTTTTATCTATATTCTTTTTTACGTCTTCTTTGGTTTGTTCCCAGAAACCACCGTTACCCAGCAATCCACCACTCTCTGCATATCCGTAAATAGTTTTCGTATCTCGTCCACTTGGATTATATCTATAAGAAGTATCCAAACTGATGCTTCCACTTGCTGAATTTGTACCGCTTTTAAAGTCCTGTTCAACTGATTCTGCTAGTTGACCAGTTCTTTTATATACACCTTCTGGAGAATCATAAAAATGATCTACGTTCTCATGTGCATCTTTAAAAGATTCATCAATTACTTCTTGCATTGCTTCTCTGTTTAACTTATTTACATATCGCTCTAGTTCTTTCCATGATTTAAATGTCGGTATAATATCACCTCGTTCTATTTAAACATAATCTTTAATTTTATAATTTAATTCATTTTTCGTCAGTTTTAATCTCCATGGTTATATGTCAATTCCAATGGAGATTTTCTTTGACGAAGTATTTATCAGTTTCGTCCTTCATTTAGTAGGAGAGTAACAGTAGCAAATACCCATAGTAAATAACTATAGGTACAACTTATTTATCGGCACTTACATTTCGTGCTTCATATAATGCTTTATATTTTTGTAATTCGAAAATCTGTTTATTTTTATCATTAATAATATCCTGAGCAGCCTTATCCAAATCAAATCCAACAGCACCTTTGATGATGTTTGCAATAGATTCTTCTGTCATGTTAGAGTCTTTTAATTTTAACAATACATTTTTAAGAAGCTCGGCATTTTCAGGTTTCAACAATTGTAAATCAAGTTTTGAGAAGTTGTAAAGCGCATCGCCAATTACCTCAAAGAAATATGAGATTTTCTCAAGCGATTCACTTCCCAAAGCAAGCTTCTGTCTAAGTTCTTCATCTCTGTGAACCAACTGTTGCTTTTTGAACTCTACAATTTCTTCTACGTTATGTTTAACAAAATTCATAATGCTAATATATTCAAAATTCTCTTCATTTTCTTTTTTAGCACCATCAGTTTCTTCTATATTATAATAGAATTTTTTGATAAGATTAAATACGTCTTCATCTTCCATAAGCGTATCTTTTGTATCTTCATCCTCTATTTCAATTCCATCTAAGAAATTTTCTACAATTGCATAAGTTTCAGCTATTTCAGAGTAATATGGAGTATATTTTGTTACGTTTCCATTATTTTCATCTTCTGTAAAGTACGATGAAACGATGCTTTCAATAGCGTTAATCTTGTCAACAATTGTAATATTATCTTTGATTTTCGGATTATTTTTAATCATAAGGTTCTTCCTTTCAAAATATATTTTCTGTAATGATATTCTCTTTTTTACAAACAAAAAGAGCCTGAAATATTTCAGACTCTAATTTAATACGCTGTATCCTATTATTCTTCTTTATCAGAAGTAGAAGAGAAGTATTCTTCAATTTCTTCAAGCGACTTTCCTGATTCCGCAATTAATTGTGCAATTTTGTTCATCATTTCTGCCTTCTTTTCTTCTTCTTTTTGAATTTCATAAAGCTCTTTTGATTTCTTTAGTGATTTCAAATTTACTTTTTCAGATTTTAAATTCTGTGTCAGTTTTTCAATTTTTTCTTCTGATTCTTTAATTAATAAATCATAATCTTTTGCCTGTACAACTTTTCTTTGTCTTGCCATAACAAATACCTCCTTTGATTTATCTATATCAAAAGAATAGCACTGTTTAATGACAATGTAAAGTAATTATTCAGACAAATATACTTTATATTTCCAATATGTACCGTCACAATCCCACATCTCATAATAATCACCAAATGGTTTATATATAATATGATTGATTTGTGATGATGAGTGAATCATATGAATATATGTTTTAGAATCTATATTATAGTTCTTGTCACGCAACAGTTCAGTTATTTCTTCGCTGTACATGATTACTCACTTTTGCCAAAAGCACCTTGACATTTCCAAATTACTCCACCAGCAAAGTCAGAAACTTCTCTTTGCAATTCTCCATCACAATCAGGATTTTGACATTTATGACCAGTTGAAGTATATTCACTAATTGGAATTGATAATACATATTTTTGTCCACATTTCGGGCACATGAATTTATATTGCATTATGCATTCTCCTTTATATTATGTTGAATGATTTCTATTTCTGTACGTGGATTATTTTTATCTACATGACATCGTATTGTTAATGATTTTAAATGTTCTCTATCATCGTCTAATAAAAAACCAGATTCAACAAATCCGTCATGGATGAATTTTGGTGTGTAGTTATCTGGATCAGTACGTCTTTTTGTTGGATGATAAATATTATAAATAATATCCACATCATCTAATTTTAAATTTTCATAACCCGAATCTTTAATATACCACACGATAAAATTTTTCCATGATTGTTTTAATGCATTCATTTGAATTCTTGGTTTTATCGACCATATGTTTATTGATGGATGATACGGATGGTCTATTTGTTTTTTCTTTGCTCTTGGATGTTGTGAAAAATAATATTGATTATATCTTTCTACGACATCATTATCTATAACTAATTTTATAATATTTCACTTCTTTCTATTTTCTATATAAGAATAGGAGAGTAGTGTTCAGTCTTTTCCTACTCTCCGAAATACTCTTACCATAGGACTGAACTTTCTATGGTAAAAATATTTTACGTTATAAGATGTAAAACTACATGTATTATCTTTTTATAATTCTAAATTTTTATTTGAATAATACATGTAGTCTTTAATTTTATTAATCACTTAGTTTCTCTTCTTCATCAATTTTTCTCCATGTAAACATTTCTTTTTGAACAATACTATGCACAAAACTATTTAACCCACCAAATGCTTCATAAGTAGCAATTAAACCCTCTAATGCTTCAAATTCAATATTGGTTATCCATTTTCTTTCATGGTAGATGCTATAGCGATTACTTATTTCTGATTTAATTTTTGCTTGTTCTTTTTTGTTTTGTTTCTCTTCGTTTTCTTGAAAACGCATATCTGTATCAATTTTTATTTTATCTAATTTATCAGATATTTTATTTACTGAATCTGAAAACTTGTTCATCTTTTCGTTTTGCGTTTTTAATGTTTGTCTTAATTCTGTTGTGAAATTTACTAATTCTTCTTTTATTTCTTCATCATGTGAATCTATACGTTCTATGTCTTTTTCGTGAGTTTCTTGCAATTTATTTAACGACTCTGCTGTTTTTATCAAAAGTTCATGTTCTTCACGTTTTTTTCTACCCCATTTAGTCTGAATGCCAAGTTTATTAACTAAAATGTCTTCAAACAAATTCCAGATAAATTGAAACGCTACCATAGCAGTAATAGATACAATGACTACTGTAGGAATAAGAACCGCATAGTCTTGAAATATTTTTTCAACTGATGTCATCGGTTTCTGGTATTCCTTTCATTATTCTGTTCTTTTCTCAATAAATTGTGTAAAAGCTTGATGTAATCCTGTAGCCGCAAGACCACTAATTAAACCACCTAAAACAATTTCTGGACTAAATGCAAAATTACTAATCCATGATGCTAACAAAATACCAAGAACCCCACAAATTGTAGGTATATATTTATTGTCTACATCCTTAATCCATTTTTTAATAACGTAACCAACACAAAGACAAATACCAAGTACAACTGGCATCATAAATTCATTTAAAAATTCCATAACTATTCCTCCTGATTTATTTTCTACAATTTTATGGTCGTGTTTTTTGCCATCGTTTATAAATTAATTCTGATTCTTTTTTATGGAACCATGCTACAATTTTCCCCTCTTCTTTTTCTGATTCCCATACAAATTTAGGTTGACATCCATGTCTAGTATAAAAAATAATCTGTTTAATAGACGAAATCGGAACCAAAGAATATTCACCATAAACAGATTTTGCTTCTTCTAAAGAATAAAATTTTATTACGATCACCTCTTAAATAAAGTAAAAAATAGGGATAGAAAACATGTAGTTTACTATCCCTAATATATTAAACCACACTATATAATTTAAGCACTTGCCATAATACCAGATGCCTTAAGCGCATCTAATAAAGCTTTAAATTCTGCTTTTGTTACGTTTTCACCTGTAGCTTCATTTACACGAGCTGCCTGTTTTACCCCTCCAAGAGCTGTCTTGCTTGCTGCAGGAAGTGTATAACTTGCACCTGGATCGCCCTTTGCGCCTTTTAAATTTTTAAAAGCAAAATTAAATACTTTTTCTGTATTCGAACCACTTGCTGTTACTGTAACAGATGGAGTTCCAACATTCGCATCAACTGTCGCAGTAGGCGTACCGAATCCTGCTGCTGCACCTGGTGCACCAGTCTGTTGTTTTTGTACTCCTTGTTCAAGTTTATTCATCTTCTCCGCAGTGATAACATCTCCATCATTCCATGTTGTTGGTGTATATGCCATAATATATTCCTCCTATTCTAATTTGATTTTCCAATTTTTGCCTTACCAATTTTCCCTCTGCTAATTAAGGCTGCATCATCAGAGGGTACTATTCCCCCCTGATTTTCGTCCTCAATTTCGATCATATCAACAAAGTTTCCATCTTTATCTTCAAGCAAGTCAAATGTCATTGTTACTGTAGCTGGATCTCCTTCACTTGACTGAGAAAGCTCGAAGTTTCTCTGTGGCTGTGCTTTATACAAGATAATTTTATAAGGAGTAAGAACCTCATTATCATCTTTTTCAACTGTGTTCATAGAGATATAATAAGCTTTTGGTAATTTCTTATTATTGAATGAAATTTTCTTAGTACCAGTTTTTCTTGATACAATATAGCCTACTTCATACTCTTCATTAGCTTTAATATCTGTAGATTGAGTTGCTGAAAACTTATCCTGATTATAAGTTCCTTGAATTTCTTTTTCACCAAATTCACCTTTTTTGAAAACAAAAACAGTGCCTGCAGTAATAGTTTCTCCTTTGACACCTTTAACTGGGATACTTCCTCCTTCTGTGGCTTTTACAGTAACTTTTACTGGATACATAGACTCTGTTTCAATTGTACCATCAGTCATAAGTGAATAGAATTCAAACGGATAAACCTGTGCTTCGATTGTTGCTGTACCCTCCACAGGGTTCGCAAAAGCAATTCTCTTTGTACCTTTAGCCATAGCAAATACTGATTCGCCAGTAATATTCTGTGTTGTTGTATTCGCTGTATCAAAGAATAAAAACGGTTTCTTTGTAGCAACATCTCTAATGTCAACATCACAAACTTGTCTATTAGCTTTGTTAATTTTTGGCATATTACATTCCTCCTATTAAAAATTAATAATAAAAAAGACCTGCTGAATAGCAGATCGTTAATCTTTGTTTATTATTGAAAACCATATAGTATCATCAAATTTATTTTCTTTGTCACCCCATACAGATACGCTAGTTGAATTCATCATATATAAATCGTCATTACGCATTCGTGCAAATTGGTCATACAATTGAAAAATTGTCAAATCCCATATGTTTAAAATATTTAATGTTTTACTATGTGCAGAAATTGAAGAAATCAAATTCCCAATTTCCATTTTTTTATCTTCTTTTTTCTCTGCCTCTTTTTTTGCTTTTTTCATTTTTTTAAGAAGTTTTTCGGCAGTTTTATTTTTTACTTTTAAATTTTTATGTTCATCCTTTTTTTTATCTACGTTTACTCGTTGTAAAATGATGTCTATAATCTCATTATAATTATTTTCATGAATCATTCCTGTTGGTGTTTTTCGATTATTATCATCAACCGTACCGTTAAAAAGAATAAAAACTCTTTTTTTTGTGTCGTATATAATTTCATCTTCGAAGAAGAAATTTAAAGTACACAAAAGCGAATCAATTAAAAATTTATCAAAAACCATAATATTGTATATTGAGATATCTTCCTTTGATTTTTCGTCTAAATTCATATATTCACTTCTAATGCGCAATATAGTATCCTTTTCTTGCTCTGTAAAATTACATAAGTACGCCCCTTCTGTTTTGTCTATCATTTCATAATAGGAAGCAGGGTCTAATAACAAATTACTTAAATAAACTTGATATGTGTAATAATTTATTTTTGAAATTTCCCTTAAAGTAGGAGATTTTATTGAACCTACACCGTTTACATAAAATGGAAGAGGACTAATCAAGGAAAAATAATCTAATTTCATACTATTGATCCTTAATCTTAAAATCCGACGTATTAAAAATTAATTCACGTCCATAATACTTATTGCTTGGGAAAAAATATCTAACAGACTGTAACGATAATTTTCCAATTCCAAACTTATTAGAATCAAATAATTCCCGTGTTACCATGTCAGATAAAATATCCACTCTTGTGCCTAGATATCCTTTTTTTGAATAAGACATACATTCCTTATGAGAATATATCCACATTACAATTTGCACATCTTTTATGGTATGACTTGGGATTCTAGGAATATTTACTTCCATACATAAGTATGGCAATGTATTATTTTGTGTATCATCTACATATAAATATGGAAATACTTGTGTATATACAAGATTATCAATATCTGACTCATCATAATTTTCTTTCATAATCATAGCATCGCATATTTCAGATGATTTAAGGATACAAGATATAAGCCTATTTTTATACAAACCAATATCTTTTAAAATAGTTTGTTCACTCAAACAGCCACACCTCCTAAAACCCTTCGACAATAGTAATTTTCTTTTCTGTCGCAACTTTATTATTTATAATTACTTGCAATAAAAAAGATGAAGATATATAATCCTCATCGTCAACAAGTAATTTGATTTTATTTCCGTCTATATTTTTTTGCACTTTAAAATTACTAATGATATTCCAAGAAAATTCCTGAATACTTTCATTATCGAAAGAAACAGCGTATGTTCTTTCAAATCCAATTTTTAGATCTTTATTTCCTATGATAGAGACATTAAAGTCTGACGGAGGATTCTCTGGAACATTAGAGTCTATAGGAGAGTGATAATCACAAATCCGAAGTTCTTGATTATCTGTTTCTAAATTTAATTCTGTTTTATCAGCAATAAAACTTAAAATACCACCATGTTCTTCTCCGTAAATATACAAAACATCATCACTTCTTGTAATTTTAAAAACCTTTTTAGGATTTTCTTTTGACCTATCTATAAAAACCCTTTTACCATCTAAAGTAAAAGACTCATCATCTTCTGAAACCCAAACAGTAAAATTATTAGAAGATAGCACGAGTGTAGTATTTCCTGATTCACCGACATCATATTTTGACGCTGAAGTAAAATTTGCCCATCGTTCAATTATTCTTCCATTGTCCAATTGCCATCTCAATTTATATTGACATAAAATCATTGTTGCTTTTTCGTATATTTTATTATTCCCAGGATATCCCGAAATCAACCAGTATCTATTTTCAAAGAATACATACATGCCAGCTTTTAAAGTGCCAATATGTGTTAAAATAGTACGCTCTATGGATTTTAATTGAGTATTTGAAGTATTGTCTTGAACTATACATCTGATTTGTTTAAATTCTGATAAATCACTCGAAAACAATTTCACGGTTGTTGCTAGCTCTGTTTCCATCACTTCTGAAAAAGAATCGTCTTTGTGTTCTAAGAAAGAATCGTTTTCAAAACCACCTATTTCATTTGGATAAGTGTTTGAATTCATTAAATACCATTCTTGCATAATTCCCCCTCCGTATCTAATTATAAGCGGAAGGTGTTTGCTTATATAACATATCATCCAGTTCTTCAGATGCTAACTTGACCTCATTCTCAGCATATTTAGATGAAGACATTCCGGAATTAATACTTATATCTTTTCCAACAATGCTTATACGTTTATTAACTTTTGATAATTCTCTTTGCTGATAAAACTTCTTCATCATCAAACCGAGAGTATCTATTGTATACCTATCCAAAACTGAATCAAATTCTGCAATTTTATTGTCATAGTGAATAGGATTGATTTCAAAAGAATATTTACCAACAGCTTTTAAAAACCATTCTTTCTCTAATGCCGGTGGTAATATTGTTTTATCTTGGAATGTACTATGAAAACTATTTAATACTTCTTCATATGTAGTATTTTTATCCAATCTATTCACCATCCTTGTTTTTAAATGCTTACTCCAATATAGTTTTCTACAACTCTAACTTTTTCATGGTCATTAATTTTTTCTTTTCTAACAATATTAGCAATAGCGTGTTTTTCTGCTCTTGTTAATACTAATTCTTTTAACTTTTCTTCAAAAGTTTTCATTGTTTTGTACTCAAATAATTTCTTTACCGCATCAACAGTAATAACTTTTTGAGTAATTTTTTCCTCTTTAATATCGAAATCTACTTCGATACGAGTTGGTTCATCTTCAATGTATAATGTTGCATGTGAACCTCTTGAATCCACTCCGGTAAACAACACATTTCCATTTTGTACTTGTGCAATAATTTCACTTCTTGATAAACGAACAGAACCGTTTGCCGGGATAGTAACATCTCCAATTGTTTCAATTCTCTGAAATCCAGTTGTCCAAGGTGCGATGCTGCGAACAGTTACTTTTTGTTCAAGATTTAATTCCTTTTCTGTATTTTCCATACAAAACTCCTTTGTCAACTAATTATTTTATATAACAACTAAAATTTGTGTTTTATACTATTGTATAAGTTTATTTTTTCATCCAGTCCATTTGACTTTTCAAAAGTCCAATATCTCGTTTTTGTATTCGCATTCACATTTGACGAGATATATTTTTCATTAAGTGCCATAAGAAAATAACAAAGTCTTCTTGAATAGCAATAATAAGTATTTTTATTCATGTTTCTCACCAATATAGAGGGCTACATTATTTATGCAACCCTCATTTTTTCGCAAAATAAAAAGACCCTTACGGTCTACCCTAATTTTATTATGCTAATGAATCAAGTTTTTGGTCATGAATCATTCCTACCATATATTCTCTTTCTGGAGCGACTAAAGCACCCACCTCAAGATCAAAACGAGAAACGACATTTCCGCTTGTAACATCGTTTCCTGAGAATGATGTTAAACCACCTCTAGTCACCGTGTAAACAGGAGACTGACCACCTTGAGGTGTTACGAATCCAATACCATCTGGCAACATTGTTTCGAAATCTGTACCATCTTTATTTAACATTGTTAAATCATATGGATTTGGAATTTCGCTCAATACTGCACCATTGTATAATCCCATGAGTCCTGTACTATGAATTTCTTCCATAACTTTATCAGGAATACCATTTACAGAAGGTGTTACTCCCTGATATCCAGCAAAGCCATTGAACTGAGAAATCAATGCATAACTACCAGAAACAGTTGGTTTACCAAAGCGTCTGATAGGTGTAATTACTCCGTCAACACCTGTCTTTGTTAATCCATTTCCTTCAAATAAATATTTTACACCGTCTGCATTTTTGATTGCATTATAAATTGTTTCTACTACATATTTTGCGGCTTTGTTTCTTATCTGAACTCTAACCTGTTCCTGAAGTTCATTTTCATCAGACATATCACCTAAAGAAGCCTTGCGATAATCAACTGCATAACCACCAGAAATAGTAGTTGTTGCAATCGGAACACGTCTTTTTCTAATTGTTGGGAATTTTACATCCTGACCAGGAGCCTGAATATTTGCTCCAAGATTTACAAATTCAGGAATCTCAACCTCGCAAGATTCATTATATCCAATTGACTTATAATTTCCATAGATTCCAAGTAATTTGATTTCCTGTAACAGTACTGGCTCCATTGAAAATCTACGAAGTTCATTTAATTCTGAAATAGCTGTTAAATCTCCAGTACTTGCTTTTGTGTTTAATTCCATGATATATTTAGCAGCTACATCAGCTTTCTTTCCAAATGGTGCTAAATCTTTACCATTTTTCATAGCTGTAAAAATTTCTACAATAGCTGATTTGCCATTGATTTTTCCGCTAACATAGTTAGCATCTCTACGTTCGTTATTTAATTCAAAACTATAAGACATTATAATATATTCTCCTTTCTGTTTACACTGACAATGTTCCTGCGGCGTCAGAAATTAAAGCAACAATACCTTTTTTATTTCCAATAATTTCTTTTACTTCTAAGTAAACACCTTGTGGGCTTTCAGTAACTTTTAATGTGCCATCAGCCTGAGATTCCAATTTATTCTCAACTTTAAATGTTGTTGGGAGCGGATAATCATAAATTTCAATAAGATTTCTTTTATATTTGTTTAAGTCAATAACTCTTACGTGAGTTCCTTTTGGAATAAAATATTTCGGCATTCCTTCATCATCGCCACATTCAACCTGCATAATTGCTTTTGTTTTCTGTGCACCCACTGTAAACACACCCTGATCATCAACATCACCAAAAGCACCATTATATGTATCTTCTTTTGTTACAGCGTCAATAAACGGAATTCTTTCATGTTCAATTTGTCCGATACTTGCAAATTTTAAGCTCATTATGTATATCCTCCTTTATTTAAAAAATATTTACATCGCCATCTTCTTCAACGATTGTTTCTGTGCATATTTCTGAGAAAATATCTTCAATTTCATATTTTTCTTCTTTTTTTGAATTCTGCTCTGCAATTTTTGCATCAGCTTCAGCCTTTTTTTGTTTTTCAACAATAGCCATACAGATTTTTGATTTGATAGAATTAATTTCAGAAGTAACTTCATTTAATTCCTCTTTCTTCTGACAAGCATTGATATTTTCTTTTAATTTCTCAATATCATCTTTTGCAACTTCTTTTTCTTCTGAATTAAACTCAGCGAGAGAAGAATCTAATTCAGCAAGCTTTTCAGCAACTTTTGCTTTTGCAATTTCTTTTTCAAGAATTTCTCTTTCTTCCCAATATGTTTTCTGGTCATCTTTCATTTTTTCTAACAATGCTTGCATATCTTCTACAGATGCGTTGAGTTCAGAAATCGTATTGTCTTTTTCTTCAATGAGTGCGTCCTTTTCTGTAATTTTAGAATTTAATTCTGCAATCTGTGTTTCATACGCATCAGATTTTTCATTCAATTCAGAAACTACTGAACGGACTGCTGTTTTAAGTTCATCCATGTTAAATTCCATATTTGATTTTTCCTCCTTTTTTTCTTTCTTCTGTGAAATCTCCAAAATTATTGCGTCATCATCGGCAGGAGCCAATGAAAGAACTACTGTCCCAGAATATAGATACTCATAAGGTGTACGAAAATCTTCTTTCGGTGTTTCCTCTTCGTAAACAATGTTATTGCTATTTTCAGCCAGTCCCATTATTTCTACGGAAGTACAAACTTTTCCAAGTGCATAATTTTCTCTAACCCATTTTAAAAAAGCCGGATATCTTTGAGAAAATATATATCCCGACCCTGTTACAACATCAATATCATTGCCATTTTCATCTTTTATTGTTTCAATAGCATAATCTTCAATAGCACCAGTTACTTCACTTGTTTCAAAAATTGGTTCCCGTAAACCATTGTTTTCTATTTCACCAGTTAATCCATGCCCTAATGGAACATCCTTTTTTTCGGTGTCAATAAACTCAGCACAGATTGGAATTGTGCCTGAATTTTTCATTGCTATTTCAGCATATTCACGTTTCCAATGTATTCCATTTTTATTTGTTTCTTCTGGGTCATCATGAATTTTATGAAGTGCAATTTTAATCGGAACTTTACCATTTTTAGAAATTTTACTAGAAATTTCGAGGATATTATGTAACATAATATTTATCCTCCTTTTTGTGATTTTTATAATAAAATAAGCCAGCATATTGCTGACTTAAAATATTTTTATTTAGTTGATGGGCGTGGCGTTTCATTGCTATTATTTGATTTTGAACGAATTGTATTTTCATTTGTCGGATTTTCAACAATAGGTCTTCCAGATTCGCTATTTTGCTTATCACTTTTTGTGTAAGCAGTTTTATGTGGTTCATACTTATCGAATAAACCGCTTTCATATTCTTCATCAAGAACATTTAAATATAGTTCAGGATCTAAACCTGTGCTTGCGATTAAGTATGTAAGAGACCCACTTGCTTCCATATATAAACTTTTCATCATATCAAAGAAATTTTGTTTATTTACGAAAGAAGTAGGGAAGTAGTAAACCTCGACCTTATTATTGTCATCTTTAATAATATTTTTATTTATAACATGATTCAATTCGTTTTGCCACTCATAAGCCCATGTATATAATTTTGCGGTAATCATTTCAAGATTGCTTTGAGAAGAAGAGAAGTTACCAGTCGCCATAGCACCGATGAGCGATCCGCATATTCCCAACCCTTGCGAAATATTTTCATTTAGATTTGACTCGTTTTTAGAATCAAAAATATCACAATTCACTTCTATTTTATTAAGCTTTGTTCCAGATGCGACACTGAAAAAACTGATTCCGCCACGATTATTTTTGTTTACAACTGCACTTTTTACAGTATTATGTTGAGCCTCCTGTTGTGCCTTTGAAAGAGAACAAGTGCCCTTATCCCTACCTTCAGGAAATGTTTGATATATAATAGAATTATTAATCTCATCCAACACGTTTCGCTTTGTGTCAGTAAAATAATCCTTATATAACACATCTTCCAATACTGCAATTACTAAACTGCGACCCCACGCTTCTGAGTCTTTACATTTAATTTTTCTACATAGTGTTTTATCGTTATCAAGAATTAACCAATCGCCTACGACATTATTTCCTTGTCGTCTTTTGTTATATCCATCAACAATTTCTCTAGGATATTTTCTCAATTTTCTTTCGAGCTTTTCTCCTGTATAATCATCAAAATACCTCAAATTAAACGCCAAGACATATCTGCCATTTTTCTTTCCAACAATTTTCGTATATCGCCACGGGAGAGTAACCATTCTTGCATTTACCCCAACTTCGTTTATCTCAACAATATTTTCAACTTCATAGTCAGTCATATATTTAGTAAGGTTATTATTTTTCTTTCTTACATCAAAATAATAAAATGCAATACCTTGTCTCATTTCGGTGTGCAAAGCATCTCTAACAAAACTTTTATCGTCAATGGTTTTAAGAGTAGCTCTCATAAGTTCTTTATTATTTTTAGACTTTTGTTTGTTGTGTTTAGATGTACATGCAATAATTCTATCTAAACATAAAAGTGCTTGCATATAATCAATAGAATTAGAAACCATACCGTTTTTAGTATATACAAAATCAGAAAGCATGATTGCTTCTTCATAGTTTCCGATTGGGTCACGAAGAATGTTTTTTATCTGTTCTTTTGTGAAATAATCATATAGACCGCATGAAAAAATAGAGTCTATTAATTGATTACTGAAAGAGTAGCTATTGAATTCATAACTTCTTTCATCAATACTATTCATATCATCGGATGTTTGTATTGTATTTAATTCTTGTGTCGTTTTGTTTTTAGGAGGACGACCCCTCTTACGTTTGATTTCCTCTGGCATAAGTCGTGCCTCCTTTTTAGTTTACAAATGTTACAAAATCGTAGTCGTTTGAGCTTCCAATCATGTCCAATTCCAATTGATCTATAAAATAAGAACCGTAAGAACAGCTTGTATATCTGTCTTTTCGGTTCCGTCCTTTTTCAACAATTCTTATACCACCGGTATTTAACTTTTCATATTGTAGTTCTGCACATTCAGTTATCATTGCTTGTGTTTCAAGAAATGGACGTTCAAATTCCATTTGAGTATCAAGGTCTGTTGATTGTGTATACTCAGAATTATTTGATAAAATCTCTTCTTCGGCAGTTTTATAGTTTACGAGAAAATCTATTTTATTCTCAACCAAATTTTTTCTAAAAGCAATAGCAATATCACTATTCAAGTTTTGTGTTGCATTAATAGCATATATACAAGGTTTTGCATTTGGGTCTGAACATACCTTTGCATAATCTTCATTATTCATACACTTTAATGGCGGGTATTCAACTCCACGTTCAGTATCATATAAAATTTTTTGAAGAGAGTAGAGTGTTTGCAAACCACCATTTCTAGTATCAATTACTATGTAGTCTGCGCCAAAATCTTCAAAAAGCTGTCTGATTCTGATTGCCTGTAATGTTGTATCTCCAATTTGATTTGATTCTATATATGGATATTGTCTTCTATATCCTTTTTTTACTTCAATCTCATTTATATCATTTGAATAAGTAGTAGATTCAGGTATGGCTCTGATACATGAATACACAGAATTATCATTTTGATCACCTGCAACAAAGGCGATGTCATTCGATATAACACGAATCTCATTATCTAATTTTGGAATGTTATATCTATTTTTTTTACCCATTTTAAAATCAATAGTAGAATAGGGATAAAATACATGTCGAGACACCTGTCTGTTAACAAGCATTGAATATGTAAAATATGAAGATATTGAATCTTTTACTTTTAGATTTAAAAATTCAATTTTCCACGTTACTGGATCTTGTTTTTTCTTTTCTTTTATTAATTGTTCTATTGTTTTTAATTCATGTTTTAATGCAATACTTTCATCAAAAGCAAGCATAACGCCCTGCTTATGCTTTTTCATTGCATCTAACGCTTGGTCTGCAATATCCCACATCCAATTACCGTCATCATACCAACTGGAAGAAATATAAATATCTACTGGCTGTTCACGTAAGTCTTTGTTATTTTTATATTCTGACCTAAATAAGTATTTCGGTTTTCTCGGTGTTTGAAAAGGCGAAATAACAGAGTCTTCTACTTTTTTTTTAATTTGACGAGTTTCCTCTCTACAAATAGCATTTGAACGAAGACCTCTGGCATTTTCATTAGCAACAAAAACAGTAATCTTTGAACCATTGCGAAATTTAACATAAATATCGTTGTTTCTTGTACTATAATCTTCAATTTCTTTTTTTAGAACAGGAGACCAGTCACACAATTCATCTATTATTTTTTCAGAAACAATTAATTTTGCTTGTTTTTCAGTTTGGGCACCTATCCTGAATTTTGTGCCTTTATATAATAAACACCTTGCTACTGCATACACAGCGACTATAAAAGATTTAGCGTCGTTTCGACTTGCGATTATACAAATTAAATTACAAATGCCCATCATATAAATAGCAATTGCCTGATATTCAAATAAAGAAATTTTTAGATAATCTATGACAAATCTGTGCATGTTCCGCCTAAAAAATGTTCCCCAAGCTAATGTATGTAATACATTATTTGGATTGCTTAAATAGTGTGTTGATGGAAAGTTTTTGTATAAAGATAATTGATTTTCATCAGCGTATTGCGATAAATTATTATTCTTCATAGTCATCAACCTCTGGAACAAAATATTCTTTGTCTCTTATATCTTGTTCATTTTCTAAATTCATCATCGGTCTTGTAATGTGCCTGTCAATATATTCACCAATGTTATCCCAATCCGCATATAATTCTTTGTCTTTGTAAAATTCTTCTGGAGTATAATCCGAAATGAAACCAAGTGTCATACAAAAAGTTTCGTCATTGCTTGAATCTTTTTCTTCCACAGTTCTAAGACCTGCCTGTTTGAAAGTTTTGGCATATTGATCTGTTAATTTTACATATTTATCTGAATCACCGTCTTTTAATGCTTTAGTCATAAGCATATTTAAATTACAAAGGGATTTAATAAATATTTCTTGATTATTATCACAATTTGGATTATTTTTCTTAATAGTACGATAGTGACTTTCAAGAATTTTATAATCAGCTTCAGAAAAACCAACACCCCATCTATCAATAGCTGAAGCTGTAATAGAAATATCATCTGACTTTAACTGTTCTTTAGAAGTTACGATTTCTCCTTGATTCGTTTCATAATTGTGTTTTAATGTATCAATATATGTTTTTCTTCCATCACAATTCAAATTTTTCTTTGCAGCGTAATGACTAATCCTAGAACGATTTCTATGTCCGCTATATGTTTCCATAGACGCTGAAAGTGCGCTTGCATCGTAATTCCATCCAGCTCTTTGACAAAAATCTTTAAAGGCGTGTTCTTCATTGTTTGAATATAATGCCGTCATCTGATGAACATATGAGTCGGTACACTCTTTACACCACGGAAGATATCCATTATTTGCTTGGAATAAAACATCATTGCTTTTTTGAAAATTATTATTTTGACTTGTAAAACCTTTCCCACAGCAAGAACATTTATATTTGTGTTTATTTTCATCAAACACTGTTGCTGAACGTGGTATGTTTATTCGCACATTTGTATCAATAATCGGGGTCATATTCATGCTCTCGATCACTTTGTCATCCTTTGTTTTAATCCTAGCCAAAATTACACCTTCCTTTCTCAACTATTTTAAATGACTCCTGTGAGATTCGAACTCTACATTATAACATTGAAAGCGTCATGTCCTAACCATTTAGACGAAGGAGCCAAAATATTTTTATAATTTAAAATTTAATAAAATTTTGTAAAGTAAAAGACAGCTTTCAAAATGAAAACTGCCTTTCAACCGCAATCAATACGGTTATCTCTTTAGTTATTAATATGTGTTTCGACTATATGTGCCACATATCCTGCACATATTATTTTGACTGCAAGTCAATTTCATTCAGATGAACATAATCATCTTCATGTGTGATGCGAAGATAGTCAGTTCCTTTGATCAATTTACCATCAAATCTCTTGACGATATTACGCATGTAATCAAATGGATGTAAATGTGGATGAACCTTTGTATAATCGTCAAAAGAAATATCATAATTATCATCCATGTGGATGTATACACATTTTATCGTATGTAAAGAAGAATATTTCTTTTGGAAATTTTCTATATCACATAGAAAATTCGTATTTCTTTCATCTATGATTTTTGATTCCAAATCATTCACATCTATAGCTATCATTTTTACATAGCCGTTCTTTACCAATCTTTCCATTCCTATAACACCTCCCTCATGATTATTCAGGGGTATTGTATCATAAGAAGTAAAAGAGAAGTTATGGTAAATAATGGAAATGATTATATGTCGGATATAGACCCCTGTGATATTTCTTTAATCCCATCTTTGTCAAAATACTTACTAAATTCATCTTCTGCAGTAAGGTCATTGTAGATTTTTAACATCTCAGAACTTTGCCAACCAAAAAACTCTTGTATTACGTGTGACGGAAGATTGAGTCTATGTAATTTCGTACATGTGAAATGTCTAAGACTGTGTAAGTAGAAATCTATATCTAAAATAGAAGAAAACTCTTCCATCCAAGAGTCAACATCTTTTCGTTGTCGATATTTTTTATTTCCGTCTTCATCTCTATATGAAGTAATAAACATCCATTCAGATTCTATTTCATTTTCTTTTCTGTATTCTAACCATAAATCAATATATTGTTTCGCACCATATAAAATAAATTTATTTAATTGATGACCTAATTTACCGAAACCTTTTGCTCTAACTTTATCTGTTTTCCACATTGAATCATAAACAAAATGCTCGTCATTAAAAAATTCCACCTTCATTTGCAATAATTCACCTTTTCTCATTCCAGAATAAGCGGCTATTGCTACCGCACAAGCTTTTTCAAATTCTTTTCTATTTACTAATTCTTGTAACAGAAAATCAACTTGTTCATCAGACAAAATTGTTTTTTCTCTAACAACTTCTTTTGCAGGATTTTCAATTTTACGAATTATACCCCTAAAATTTTCAAATTCCTCTTCATCATCTAAAACATTTTCTATATAATTCGATAAAGATGACAGGCACGATTTAACACGTCTAATCCTATTAGGACTCCATTTCCATACATTTAATGCATGATTCTGAAATTTTGCTACCTCACGCTTTGTTAAATCAGTAAAAAATTTATCTTTATTATACTCAGAATTCCAGACCCAAAATATATTTAAGTCGCTTCTGTACGCTATGACACTTTGGGGAGAGCGATCAATAGATTCCAAATACTCTAACCAATCTTCTCCTAATTCTTTGTTTTCAGGGTTTACTTTTTCCAATTTTTCAGAAGAAGTAATCTGATTATAAACTGTACTTCGTGCTATTTTAATCACTTCCTTATATTTTATTTTATATGACACGCCTCATACGATTCGAACGTATATCTTGCAGTTTTGGAGACTGCCGTGTTTCCATTTACAACCAGAGACGCAAAATTTTATGGTAGAGATAAAAGTTTCTTACAATTCTCTTTACTTGTCAGACTGACAAACCATAATAATATTATTATCTAAGACACAAACAGTAAATTGTCATTTTTCAAATAATTTAACAATTTCTTAGTGAGCCAAATTTCACCTTTTCCTGTTAGCAATGGAGTATATGTAATATATTCTTTCCCGTTTTGGTTATTTACATTTTGTTTATACTTCATATATCCACTATCAATCATTTTTTGAGATGGCTTGTTTTTCAAGTTATAACTTGAACACAAATAGTCGTTTAATCTACACCATTCCATAATCTTATTACGACCAAAAGATATTTTATTGTTATTCTGAAATGTTGCTGCAAACTTTCCAAAACTAACACAGTTTTCTGCTACGCTTATAGCATCATGAAATTCTGCTTTTGGTTTCATTTCTTCGTTTTCTGCGATAAGAGGAGCAGTAGCTCTATTTACTTCGATAGACACAAGTTGTTGGTGAGCTTGTACAACTCTTGACGGGTCTCTATCAAACAACTGTAATTTTAATTGGTCTTCATTTGTGATGCGATTTTCTGACTTTAATTTTTCTTCCATTTTATTAAAAGCTTCTATATATTTTAATTTCCATTCGAGAGCTTCTTTACCTGTAAACCCCATACACAACAAAGAAAAACCATCTCTATTCATTAAATATTCTTTATTTGTTTTTCCGTTAGAAGCCTTATAATTACTAAGTTTGAATAGAGCGCAAAATTGCGCTGTACTAATTTCTTTAGAAATATTGCTAATGGAACGAAGAATTTCTTTGTGATTCTTCCCAAATTTTTATGCTACATCGCGACTACTTGCTAAAATTTTTCCATCTTTGTTTTGTAAAATAATTTCATTCATTTTAATTTCCTCCAATCTTTTTTATAATTGAAGGTAGAGATAGGAGAGCAATTAACCGTCCTACTTTATCTCTTTGTCGAATTGTCCATTCGACCTATATATTTATTCTCCATTTCAAACACAGAGAATAATACAATACAAAAAAGACTTGTAAGCTGTGACACCTACAAGTCCTAAATTCAAAATCCATCAATTAAATTTTACAATCTAATTTTATAATCCAGTTTTACAATCCAAAAATCTCTAAAAGATCTTTCATCTCATCCGCATCAATCTTTTCAGTAGAGTAGAACGAGATAGAAGAGTAACCATTCTCATTATTTTTGCTTGCTGTAAATCCATGCATATCTTCATCACAATCACAACATGACTCGCAATTACAACAATCACATTCATCATCAGAAATTCCAACTTCTAAATCTTCTGTAAGTTCATATTCCTAATCACCGATTTCAAAAGCGATAACCACATCACTATCGATATGCTTTAAGCAAGTTGAACTACATTCATTTGACACATAAGTAACAACGGAATCGTTTCTAATATATCCATTTTCACGTTTAAATTTTTCACAATAAATACCCTTGTTTGTCAAAGCGATAAGATATTCGTCATGATAATCATCAAATAATTCGTCACAAAGTTCAATATGTGCAATGTCATATCCAATACAAATTAATTCTTTTAAAATTTCTTTTGCTTCTTCATATTTCGCAACGATTGCGACAGCTTTAAAATCATCCTTTATAGAATCATACATGTCAGATGCTTCACATGCAAAATCTACAAAATCTTCAAAATAAAGTGTTTTTAATTTTCTCATAAAATTATTTACCTCAAATTTATTATGCATTTACAGCGTCTTTTAATGCTTTTCCAGCTTTGAATTTTGGAGCTTTGCAAGCTGGAACAGAAATCTTTTCTCCGGTTTTAGGATTTCTGCATTCTCTTTCAGCTCTTTCACTTACTTCAAAACTTCCAAATCCAACTAACTGAACCTTTTCACCTTTTTTTAATTCTTCTTTAATAACTTCTGTAAACGCATTTACAGCTTTTTCTGTATCTACTTTCGTCATTTCTGCCTTTTCAGCGATTGCTGCGATAAATTCTTTCTTGTTCATATATAAAATTCTCCTTAATTTTTTAATTTAATATTTTATTACAAGACAGTAGTGACACCATCTTGTCCAATTATGGCGGCTACTCCAAATAGAAGAGTAGCCTATTATTTGCAGTCACTTACATATAATTTATATTAATTTATGTTTTTTATTTTTAATTCAAAATAATCTTGTATGTTTCGGTATGTCCATACAATTTATCAAATCCCCAAATATTTACACTGGCTTTACTTCCTTTGTTAATAGAATCACTATAAGGATCACTTCCAACAAATGACGGACTAACCAAAACTTCTGCATCTCCAATAATACCTTCATGAGATGGAATTACTTTTCCATTATGTAGGTGTCCTACGATTAATGTATCATAGAACTTCTTGTGCAAAATACTCTTATCTCTGATAGAATTTTCAACATTTTTGATTTGGTGTCCATGCATTGCAAGAATTTCATTTCCAGGCATGTATATGTCAATAAAATCTTCTCCATCTTTTGCAAGATGAACATGAATTCTTTTATTGTTTGCACATAAATCATGGATATAATTACCCATCAGATATTCCAAATCTTCATCTGCCAACTCACTTTGTTTGGCGTTAAGAACTCTAATCTGAGTATGATTTGCAGAAGGAGTATGATAATATGCAATCTCTGTATAAGCAGAAAGTTCATTTAACATAATCGCAATTAACCTACATACTTCAACAGTAGCTTTCATAACAGAAGTGTCGTTAATTTTTAAATCACTAAGTCGTAAAATTCCTTGTAATAAATCGCCTAACGACACAATAGTTAATTTCCCAATATTCTTTTCTTGAATAAAATCAATTAATTTGGATGTTAAAAATTCAAATCTCTCTTTGGCAATTTCTGGAGAGTATTCGTTATTTACACTTTTAAACGAAGCCCCAAAATGAACATCTGCAATCGCAACAAGATAATTGATAATATGATTTTCAGAACTTAAAATCGGTTTAAATTCTGGCGATGGAAGAGTATCAATTACACTTCCAATATATTCATAGTACATTTCTTGACGAGATTCACTTCTGTCAAGTCTATTTCTCTCAATATTTGCAGTTTGAATTTTAATACGTTCTTTCCGTAGCTCTTCAAGTTTTTTATCTAATTCCTTTAACCTTGAAAACTCATCTGGATTCGTATAGATCTTGCTCTTAAAATATTCTTCTCTAAATTGCCCACCGAAGATAGTAGAAGAAGATTTTCTGATTGTGTCTACTGCACATTGAATATTATATTTATCTTTGATTTCAGCCCAATCCATATCGTTGGTGCCATTCATTTTATTTTCAATATCTTTACAAGCAGATTCGTAAGATTCGGTTGTCAATCCGTATTTCTCTAATTCTTTCTCAAAATTATACAGTTGAACACACCGCCCTTACTCGTTATATTCATCTTCAGAATCTACTGGCTCATCCAGTTCTTCCTCATCTTTTGTTTTAATATTGAATTCAATTTCATAATTATTGAATTCCTGAAGAAGTGTTGATAATTTCTTTTCTTCTCCATCTACTTCGATAATCATTCTATCTGTATCAATAACTCCTGCGATTTTCATTGATGTTGTTTTTAACTGTTTTATATACAAAACTTGCCATTTAAAATTTTCCTTTCATTCTATATATTTTCAACTAATTTTTTGTACAAAAATAGAAGAGTAATCACATTTATACTTACGATTGCAATACTCCTCCATTTAACCTAATACACGTCTTTTCTTTAATAAAGCTTTCCACAGTCTCACCTTTCCCATATACATTACTTAATGAGAATCATTTTATTATAATCGGCGAGTAATTTTTTGATTTTAGCATTCTCTACCACATAATAGACTCTGCGGTGTCTTGGTTTTCTAATAACTATACCATTTTCTCCAAATCCGACACCATTGCCAATCAAAAAATTCTTTTCATTTTTACTAATCTGAATGATAACATTTTCCTTCTTTCGCTATAAATTTCTTCCTGAGCGGAAGAGTGAACGCCGTGCCAGGGAGTCGAACCCTGATATCCTTTCGGAATGCCTGATTTCAAGTCAGGTGCTGTCCCAATTGAGCCAACACGGCAAAGTCCCACCACTAAGAATCGAACTTAGTTGTCCTAATAGGAACGTGATTTACAGTCACGCCATTCTCCATAAATGTCTATGATGGGATAAAACGCTGTATCTAGGATTCGAACCTAGAAACCGCAGTACGGTCAAAGGGTTAGCGACCCTCTCCAACACCAATTATGGTTAATACAGCAAAATACTTGTATTGAGATTACAATTTCAGAATAACGACATAGATTGTACGTCTACAAATTACGAGCCGATTACCAGCCCATACGCTATGTCGGTTTACATTCCAAAATTACAAGATAAAAATGACAAGCCACCTCTCAAAACTTGTCGGGCTTTGGCTTATCACCTGCAGGCTTTGCTCTTGTCTCATCCAGTTCACATACACCAAGATATCACAACAATTGTTTTTGAGCAAATCGTAAAGATGTTATTTAAGCTTCAGACAGGAATCGAACCCGTGACATTCTGAGTACAAAACAGATGTTCTACCAACTGAACTACTGAAGCATGAAATCGGGGAAGTGGGAATCGAACCCGTGACAATCCGTGTATAAGACGTATCTTCTGCCACTGAATTATTCCCCATTACAATGTTTATCAGCACTGAGATTACATGCTAATCCAAATAGACTTTTACGACATTATTTATGCTATCATCGTCAAGCCGATTAATTGCGGAGTCTAAGAATTGAACTTAGTTCTCAGGTTTATGAGACCTGCAAGATACCTTACCTACCACCCGCATATTTTATATGACAGTGACCACACAAAGAAGAGTGCAGCCACCATCTAAAAGGAAAAGAGATGAGATGAAAAAATGTTTTTCAAATCGATTAAAAGTAATTATTTATTTTCTTTATGAAGTCTATTAATTTTGTTTCTAAAGTCTTTACTAAATTTTGCATTTAAATGTAATAACGTATCAGAATTTATATTTCCACTTTTACACAAATTTGACTTTGATTCCTTTAATGGAATGTACTTTGATGAAATCTTTAATCCTGAAAATAATTTTATTTCTACACAATCATATACGTTACTAAATTTTTTCAATATAATATCTTTTAACCCGTCTAAAATTTCAGATACACATTCTTTTGAATATCCTGTTTTATCACTTATATTGTCAATTAAATATTTTTGGTTATAATATTTTTTTTCTTTTTCTATTGTAATTCACCTCTAAATATGTAATTATAATAAAAATATTTTCTAATTTCAAAGGGAATGAGGTAGTAATTGGTATAAATAATAATTTCAAAAACCACCTCTTCCATAGTAACTTAAAATTCGTCCCTAACTGTAGGTATGAAATTAAGCATTCATTTCCGAATTTACTACTTTTTTTGCAATTTTAAATCCAATTCCAAAGATTTTAATATCATTCCCACCATATTCTATTTCTGAAATTTCTTTCTTGGATTGTAATATCGCTTTATTAAAACTTTCATTTCCGCACATATATAAAATCTCTAAAAGTAAATTTTTAATCTGAGAATTTTCTTTGTCCTCAATAGAAGATAGGAGTCTATATAAAGTAGAAAATCCAATAGTTTCACTTTCGATATCTGCAATAAGACGTTCTTTTAAAATTTTAACAGATTGATTTTTTTCTTCATTTGTTGTCGCATCAGAAGAATATATGTTTTTGCGTTGATTAATAAAATTTTTTAACAAACTAAAAATTTTATCAATCTGTTTTTGGTTTACACTTGATGTTCTAAATAACGAATTATCTAAAATAGACACAAATGGCAACCAAGTTTTTTTATAAGGATTTTTTATTCTAAAACCATTTACAATTGTCTGCAAGTAGTCCATTGACGTGTGGTATTTACAATAATGTTTTTTATCTGGATTATAAAATCCTTTTTGTTTTGAAATATGAGAGAAAAAATGAGGAGTCTTTTTTCTTGATTTTTCATTTCCGTCTTCATCTTTATAAAATTCTTTGAGAATAGGATTATATTTTTCTCTAAGCTTATTTAACTCACGGATGTTATTGATCGCAAACTCTTTTTTTGCTTTATCAATTTCAATTCCAGACATTACATCTAATTGACATATATCATAATATAAATCTTTAACATCTTCATATGTTTCTCCATAATATATTTTATCCCATAAAAGAGAATTGAGTTCCTGTGACAAATTTACAATTTCTCCAATTTTATTAACGGACGTTTTTATATCTAAATCAAATTGCTGTTGTGGTGTATAATATCTTTTTATTTTATAATCAGAAACGCTGGATGTAGGCGTTTTAAAAGTATGGTAATTCCTTTTTGCAGCTCTAATCAAGATTTTGTTATCTGTCAACATTACTGTGTCACTGTCAAAATCTGCTCCTGATAATCTTTGTAAAACATTTTCACCAATAGAATTAATACATACTATTTCATCAGTCAAGTTAAAATAACAGTCAATCAATTTATTTTCTGTATTATACGGCAACCAAATATTTCCGATTGTGACATGGGGGCTTCTGCTTGCCAGCAATGTTTTATTGTATTCAAAGCGTTTACTATGAATATTACCAATCCCGATTTGACTTTCTCCATTGAACTGACCAATTGACTGCTTTAACATTTCAATTGGATTCCCAAGCAGAGTAGAATAATTTCCGTTTACATATACATGACCGTTTTTTAAATTTTTATAATATGATTTAAGTAAATCAATTAAAAAATCCTTATAATATTTTGTCTCTGTAAAATTATCATTGATACACATTAAATTATACACAACATCATTTTTACTATTAAGCGGTTGACTCAATGGATCTAATTCATCAATGTTAGGATATTTTATGTAATTTCTAACAACCTCTGGTTTATCTCTTAACATTTGAGCAAAATCCAAAGATTCTTGCAGAAATTCTCTTACTTCATCCTTTGATAATTGTAATGTATTAATAAGTTGGTAGTGCGTCTGTACTAATCTACCGTCAAAAAAATGTGTTTTTTTATCGTGTTTCACAACTCCGAAATTCGGATATAAATTATCTAACCATTCATCCCATGTACTAAATTTAAAATATTTAATACTGTTCTTAGTGGTAATGAGTTTTACATCTTCAATTTTTGTCGCTCTTGTTTTTCCATTCAGTTGTGAAACATCTGTAATATTGTTATCCTTAAACCACTGTTGGATATTACAGTTAAAACAACATGATTTAAACATTAAATTTCTAAGAAGAACCATTCCATAATCTTTGTATTCACCAAATAACGAAACATCTAAAAGAGATTGTCCATCCCAAATTGTGTTTGATATTTCGCAGTTGTTTTCTTTTGTTACTAACCAACTATCAACATCTTTAGTTTCAACAACATTTTCTCTAAAAATGCTATCATAATCATCAATTAATAAAATATTTTCTGGTTTAATTGGAAGAAGACCTATAATACTACTAGAGGTAAGTGAAATATAACTTTCATATGCTGCTAAATCAACCTCCTGTCCGTGTTCCAATTTTATTCCACCAGAACTAAAACGTAAAATTGGTTCAAATAACTCTTTATTTATAAAAAGACATTTCCCAACACGAGCAGATCCTGCAGATCTTTTCATTCTGCAATAATCAATTCCGTCACATATAAATCCACCTTCGTACAATTCTTTTCTTAATTCTGCATTTGTTTTAATCGTTTTTGGCTCACATTTTTTGGTATAAGCAAGCTGTGTTTCTTTTAAAAGTGTTTTATCTTTTTTGTCATAAACTTTCACTTCCTCTATTTTGAAAGGCGATGGAATATCAATTGCTTCTTTTAACTTTTCATTAATCTTAACTCCAACAATTTCATCATTTTGATTCTTAGCAATACAATCATTGAATGTAAGTTTTTTGTAATCGTATCCAAACTTAACAAAAGTATTTTTATTCATTTGATTCCATTCTTTAACAGAATATTTGAAAGTTAAATTAATGACATTAGTGGTATAGTAGTGTTTTTTGATTTTAAAAGCGAAATCTTTTTTACGATATTTTTTATAATAAATGTCCAGTAACTCAATAAGATCCAAACTATAATCTAATGTATTAATAAATTTTCGTAAATTGTATTGTCCATCTTTTAGTTTCAAACTATATTCTTTTCTTTCATCATCAATATAATGCGAGGATAGATAAATATCCTTCGCATCAATTGATGGGATGTACACACCTGATTCAAACATATTATCTTTCCTCCATTACACGACAATAATTATTAGAATTTTTCATATTATCTAACATATCAATTAATTCTTCCTCAAGTATTTTTGTAACATAGTCTTCTAAATTGTTTATATTACTTTTTAACCCTGAGATAGAAAATCTTCTTGTTGTTGTACCTCCAATATATCTTAATTCAAAGTTCCTTGCATATAGTTCAACTAACACATTTGTATCAAAAAAATGATATTCCATTTTCCACATTTTATTTTTACAATTGTTTATTTTGTTTTGTAACTTACTAAAAATTGGATTGAAATCATCAATAATTTTTTTGAATTCTAATTCGTGTTTTTCTTTTTCTAATCTAATCGTTTCAGCGTATTCATAATCATCTTTCATAATAGGATAAAAGAAGTCTCGTATTTTTTTATCCAGAACATCATCGGAAATATTTTCTGGTATATCAAAATCATTTTCAAATTTTATGCCATGAAACGTAATATGATATTTATTTCGACATAAATAAGGTCTTCCATTGGATTGAGAATAACCAAATTCATTATTAAGTGATTTTATTATAGATGAAATATATTTCATTCTTTGCTTTTTCACGGCTTCTTTTCGTGCAAACTTGTTATTGTAATATTTTTCTAATTCCATTTTTATATTTTTGTGTTTTCCTGTTTTAAATCTACTACAGATAAACAATTGGTCTTCAAAAACTAAATGCGAAAACGATTTACATACATCTTCTAAAGTTTTCTTATTAGAATAATATTCTTGTAAATTTCTCCAAAACCAATCTAATTTTTCCCATTTGATTTTGTAGTCAATTAGTTTTTGCCTACTCCAATATTTTTTTCGTTCTGTAATCAAATCATCATATTCTTTATGTATATAAGATTTTGCAAAACATTCGCCAGTAGAAGAAGAGTAGATTAACTTAAATTCTGGAATACTATTTTCTTTTGCACAATACATTTGCTCATTAACATTAATTTCAAGAACATCATTTCCTAATTCGTCCCATTTTGTTATATATTCATCTGTTTTAAAATTTGTATCTGCAACCTCAATGTAAAAAACTTTGTCATCTGTTGTAGTAACAATCATATCTGGTCTATATTTTCCAAATGAAGTGTCAACTGTTTTTTCTAATTCTACATTCTTTACACTATAAACAGTGTCATTTACTTTAAATTTACTATTTTCTTTTAATAACCATGTTTTATATGCAAAATGAACTCTGCTTTCCTGCGTACACATCCTATCAATATGATGAAAGCATCTTTGCTTTTTATAAGTTTTATTTGGATCTTGTCCATTCCAGAGTTTTACTCTTCCTAAACATATAGGACAATAACATATGTCATCACCACTTACATTGTAAACATTCTTCCAATCAGAATATTCATCTAAAGAATCTAATGCATACATTAACTCTGGTTCATAAATGTTACTCAATATTTTTCCTCCAATCTATTTAATTTACTCAATATCCTCCATATTTTTTACTTTATATCCAAGCCATTCTAATAACCATCTAATCCCTTGAATACAATCATAATGAACATATTCGCCATCGTCATTTTCGATATATTCATCACCCTCAAAAATTCCCTCTCCACAAATAGAGCAGTAGTGACTAATCTTTTTGGGTGCATAATTTGGACACCTAGAACTACAGTTATCACAATAGCTTTTTCCACAAATTTCAAGCATTTTAAGCACCAAGTCTTTTTTTCTCAAAGAATTCGTTTCCTTTATCGAAACATTTTTGTTCATATTGATAACGCTTTATGTAATAATCAAAGAATCCATCTTTTAACATTTCCTCAACTTTATTTGTAATATCAACTTTGATAGTTTTGAAATCAGAATCCTTAAATTCCAAATTTTCAGCTTTTTCAACTAAACTCCACATATCAATTGTCTTCTCATGCAGCATAAGTCTTACGATATATTTTTCTTCATTTCTATCCCAACAAGATAGCGCTATAACTTTATAATTGTTTCTCAAATCAATTTCAATTGTGTCTCTGTTTAATGATCTAAATCTAAGCATATTTTTTATCCTCTTTCTTTCCTGTATTTAATGTTAAATCATTTCTTAAGTTTTTACTGTTTACAATTGTCCACCTAATAGCACTTGCAACTTTTGAGGCTTGTCTTCCAGCATCACCAGCACGTTGTGTACAAAAATCAGATTGTGAAATATCATTTTGTCTGTATCTTTGGAATTCCTGTCTTGATGGAATTCTTAAATTATTGCTACCAGGTGTCGTGTAATGTGTTTTTGTATTTGTTTCTGCCATATGTAAATTTTGCTCCTTTTCTTTTCCAAATATATTTTTTATTCATAATCGTTGTCTCCTTTATGAGATAATGGTTTTGAATGATGTGAACTCTTCACTTATAATGTTCTCTTTTTTAATTTATATTTTTACAAAAAATGTTTTCTGTATTAACAAATAGGGCAATCACTGTTATAATGATAATGATGCATCACTTGCAACTTATAAACCAAATACCACAAACTGATTATTTATCAGGTACGGAAGGAGTGGGCATCATTATCATTGACATCTTAGGGATTACTCTCCAAAAGTGGTATGCATACACGAAAGGAGAGTATATGACTCAAGTTTTCATCTTCGTTCTACCTCCTGTTGCTTTTGTGAGTATTATCATCCTCACTAAGTATTGTGTATCAAGATATTCACGATACAAAGAAATGGAATTACTCTTGAACTCAGGCGTAGAGCATTGCAAGGTCACAGAAGACCACGTTTTGTTTTAGAAACAACTCTTATACAGGTACGAAATTACTTTATAAGATTATTTCTAAAACGCTTTTTAAGGATAATTTATTAAGAAACTCGTAAATTTTAACCAGTGGAGTGTACAATCCACTGTGACAATCGGAATATTGCTCAGATATTCCAACACATGTGTTTTGGTGGATGGTATTGTCATGAAATACAATCCACCATTTTTATTTTTTCAGTGATTGCCCGTGAGGCAATGTCATTGTTGTTATATTTATATATTCTATTAAATCAATCCACTTTGTAATGATTATGCTACGTTTATTCCAAAATATCTTTCATAGGCATGAACTAACTTATTATTAGAAAATTCGTTATTTCTATAGTTATTATGTAATGCCTCAATACACCAAGAACGATCTGTTATATTAAAGTTTTGAATAAATTCTAAAGCCTCTTTAAATTGAGATGGATCAATGTCCGCATATCTCATTACATCAAATTTCTTTAAGTAGCCATTTCTCATTACGCCCTGATAAAACGGAATAAATAATTTATATTCATCTGATTTAGAATTACCTAATAACTCACGCATTCTTTTATAACGAGCTTTTGTAAGTCTATCTGCATCGGTCTTACTTAATCCACGCTCATCCAAAGTTTCTTTGATTTTCGATTCAATCGTTGTAGATACAGATGTAATAACGTTTGATTCAATTTCTCTTTCTCTTGTTATCATTTCTTCTTTTATTTGTTCTTTTACAATGCCTGATAATTCTGTTGTAAGTTCTGTTACAACCTCATTAGTAATTTGAGATGATTCACCAAGTCTTTTAGTTAATAATTCTAATTTTGATACTCTTGTTTCTAATTCGTTTATCATAATAATTTTTCTCCTTTACATTTCAATAATATCTTTTTCGTCATTAATTGTTTCTAAAATTCTATCAGCCCATTTTTTAACAGATTTAATACATTTTTCGTATTCGATTCTCGTGACAATAGGAATATCATTAAAACTTTCTGCCATGTAATCATATTTTGCCATTTCTTTTACAAAATTAAGCATCTTTAATGTTATTTCACTACAATGAGATACGAGCTGATAATTTGTGCTAGAACCAATTGCCTCATTAATCATTTTCTCTTTTTCAATTAAAGTAGAAGACATTTTTTCATTTTCTCCAGTTACTTTATCTAATTTTTTTTCTAAAATTTTAATTTTGTTAAGTGTTTCTGGTTTATCTACTTCATGTGTTACTATTTCTGTCTTTACGCCTTGTTGAATCAATTCACTAATACGATTTTTATATTTTTGAATTTCTTCATCCATCTGTTTCTTAGTGTATTTTTTGTCGGTGGAAATTGAATTTAAAAAATCTTCTTGTTCTTCCTCAGATAAATTCCTCATCATAGCGAGAGCAGTAGTTTTAGTAACAATACCTGTATCCATCAACTCTTCCAACTCAGGAATCATCTCTGCCATCATCTTGTAGTTCTGAAGAGTGTCTACAGAGATACCGAGTTTAGCTGCGAGGTCTGATTGGGTAATTTGGTCAACCGAATTATTCGGTTCACCAATTCTATTATTCCCTTTTTCATTTAAAGAACCTTCTCTAATCCCATACAATCTCTCCAATTCTTTAATTCGTTTTCCAACTTTCTTCGCTGATCCACCGATATCTCCTCGCTGCCTAATATTAGTTTCTAACAAATCTTTGATAATAGAATCTTCATCATTATAAGATTTGATTTCACACATAATTGAATCAATTCCTAACTCTTTACAAGCTCTAACTCTTTGATGTCCTGAGACAATAACCATATCTGTTGTTACTACAATAGGCTCAATGACTCCACTTGTGCGGACTGATTCAAGAAATTCTTTCCATTTTTCGCCGCTCATATCATCAAAAAATTCATTATTTCGTGGATGTGATTTTAGTACATTAATGTTAATCTGTTGCATTTTAATTTTTCCTTTCTTTAAATATTTTTTATTAAATGGTTTCATATGTATAATTCTCTTTTTTAATTTTCCATTTCAATAAAATCGTATTTCTCAAAAACGTCCACACTACGTATTTTCTCTAAATATTCATCATAATTATTTTTTTCATATAACTTTTCGTATTTTTTGTTTTCTGATAATACATAGTAATATATACTTAATATTTCTGACTTACTATAATTTTCTCCCTTTCCCTTCAGTAATTGTTGATACTTTTGGGCAAGCATACGTTTATTATTTGCTGTCTCGTTATTATTTTTTAAATAGCGATATGTTTCACGATGTTTCTTCTGATCAACAGCAAATTTATCAATATATGTAGAATCAGTTAGTCTTCCATAGATATTAGACATACGTTTTATATTATTGCTATCATCAACAATAAAATCTTCGTGGCGATATATATAAAGTAAGCCAGCTTCTTCTAGGACTTTGTTGTATTCAATAATTGTCCTTTCTGATATTCCTGATAGTTTCGATAAGTAATCTATAGTGACGTTTCCAACAACTCTATTCTTACTTTCTCCATTTGGAAGGAATACAGTTATCTTGCTGCTAATAGTTCCAATCAATAAAACAAAATATCTTAGTAGCAAAAAATTATTCGTATTATCAATCTGAAAGATTTTTTTCACTTCGTTAAAAGTGATAGTAGTGAATTTATCTTTTTTCACATTTATCCATAATTTTGAACAATCTAAAATATAATGTTTTTGAATTTCGTTTTCTTTTTCAATAATTCCATTATCAATCAATTCTTGTAATCCACATCTAATATAATCAGAAATCCGACGTCTCTTTGATACTTGTCCGGTAAGATAAAATTCTAATTGCTGTTGAGTTACACATTGAACTGGCATATGCGCAGGTATTGACAAAGCGTGCAACACACAATACACGGCGATTGAATAATTGGATAAGGTTTTATTTTCAATCAATGTCTCAGGAATAAATAGACTAATATCATTGTTTTCTTCTATAAAAAATCACTCCTTTTTACAAAATGCTCTCAAACGCCTAAATCACTACATGGTGAAATAAATGTACAATTTTTGACATTACACTACCCAAGTGTGAGAGAAAAACATGTCAAAAGTTGTACGTTTTTTGCAGTTAAATCAGTATTAATGATAATCAGTATTAATGTATTTAAATCTCACTCCTTTCGGAGATGAAGATTCTTTTTCTTTTTTATTTATGTTTACGTTTTTTAATTTTCTTCTCTAAGAACTTATTCTCTTTTTTAAAACACACTTTATGTTAAAATTTTTCTTGAATCAAAATAGATGCTATATTAATTACTCTCATTTATCTGACACTGGCGTATCAAAAATAGTAATATGTCTTATTGAAGTGATTGGATCATCTTCAGATGCAATTCCATATTTGATTAGATTATCATTTACAATTCCTTCAATCATTTGTCTGTATTTCTGTTTGAATTCATATGGCTCTAATGGATAACAAGACGTAATATTGTTTTCATAGCAATAATCAGCTTGTATTTGATTTGTGTCTATGTTATAGATATTCTCCATTTCTTCTAAGATATTTTTATATAATTGTCCTCTTGTAATATCAAAGTAATCTTCCAATAACTGATACTTTGGATTCATTTTTGCAAACCAAGGATTGTATGGTTTTTTATATCGTGGTTTTTCTTCGATTTGTTTTTGGTCTTGAAGTTGAGATTCTACATTAGACAATCGTTCATCCTGTTTTTCTAAAATAGACATCATTCTATTTAAAGCTGATGAAACAGTAGTAATATCAATCATTTCTCTATTACGATATCTTTCCACAATATCCCATACCCAATCCATGAATTGGTTGGCTAAAGGCTGTCGAGACCATCTGCACAATTCCATAATTCCTCTTTCTGTGTAATAGACACGTTCTTGTTCATCACTTTTTGACAGGTTAGCCCCAATCTGGGTACCACCTTCCAACTTGATTCTTAAACACAATGATTCCAATCTGTCTTTGTGTTTAAGATGAATCTTGCGTATTGCTTTTGACGGATTCGCATATTCCAAGCAGTTCCAATCTGTTCTCGTGTCAGCAAAATGTCATCATTCATATTTCTGTAGAAGTTGCATTGTAGTTCTCCGAAATTTTCTGTTGTGATTAATTTTAAGTTACTCATTTTTTCTTTCCTTTCTTTTTTACATACTTGATACTGTGTTAGTATTTTTCTTTTTGATTTGTGATAAGTTTTAGTTTATAAAATATTGGATTGAGAATTATAAATGGTGATATACATTTATTCTCCTAACGGTATGTCAATATTTGTAAAAGTGATGGAGTGGAAGAGAGAACATATATAGTTGATTTTTTGGTGGATAAATTTATGATATTTTTTAGATTTGATTTTTTATATGGCGCATGATTAGAATTCTTTAGTGCTGATATGGGATGTATTTTACATTTATGTCGTCTATTTTCAATTTCAATAGCGGTAGTGGTAAATTGTAAGGCTGGATATGTAAAATGGATTTTAGACAAATATTCTCGTCTAAAAGCAAGTATATATGTCAAAGATTTTTTGAGATGTTTTTCTGAGTTTAAAATTAAAGACTTGAAGGATTAAAAATAGAAATAGTGAATGAATAGTGAAATTAAAAAGACAGGTATCGCACCTGTCTTAGTTGATGAATTTGTTCAGATTGTCATACAGCGATCTCATCATGTCTACAAATTCTTGTATATCTGTGAAATAGTTTGGATAAGCTGCCCTTAGAGAATCAAATGAACTTGCGGATACAAGAACTATATTTTTATCAGATTCCAATTTGCCTTCCAGTTGATTGTATACTTCAGTTGCAACTTCGATATTTTTTGTTTCAAAAGACTTTATACGCATTCTTTTACGTGTATAATCCAATATAAGTATATAGTAGTTATTCTTTTTGTTTTCGTTTTTCTCGTCAAAATCAATTGCAACATTTAATTCGCTTAATGTTGACACAATATTGTGTTTTGAATCCAATGATTTTATTTCTTTTATTAATTCATCCGCCGATTCAGAAGTGTTTGGACAAACTGGTGTACCTTCTTTTAATGCTAAGATAGAAGATACCAATGTAAAGAATCTCAAAATATCTTCATTACCTTGGCTGGATTTCAGATTGCTTTTTGTATATATTCCCATCATCTCAACAGCCGTTGCCCATGTGTGTTGTATTTTTGTGCGGAATTGAATTTCTATTAACATATTTTTATTATATGTTTCTTTCCTGTCACTGTGAAACTGATATACCATATGATAAGAACGGTATCCAGATTCTTTTGGATTTTGAATATAGTCGTATTCACGCTTCAGTATGTGTCTGATCCGAGAGCTTTTGTATTGATTCATTGCAGAATACACTTCATCAATAGAATCTACAATTACTCTACAGCCACCTAAGTCTTGCATACGGTATAAATCCATTTTAGGAAATCGTTCTATTTTACCTGTTATGGAATCTAATCGTTTTAATCGCTGTACAACTATTGAATCAGGATTTTTACTTCTTAAGTTTGAAGCGATTACTTGTAATGGGTAAGCATGAGATGAACGCCAATTGTTTAATACCTTTAACGCATCTTGCCTTTCTTTTTTAGATGAATTCTTATCTGCAATTGTTTTACCTGCTTTGTTTATTTCTGATTTTGAATATTTTGGTATTTCCCATTTTGCTACCGTGCTTTCTTTCATTATATCACATTCTTTCTGTGCTTTATTTATGATACTATCAATTATATCATAAGCTTCAGTCCGGTGAAAAGTGTAATTATTACTTTGTTTTTGAATTTTTGTTGTCATTGATTATCTCCCTTTTAGTTATTATTTGGCTCTGTATCGAATAGAGTTTTGCGTTTGAAGTTTTTGAGTTGTTCTTTAGTCTGTAGTCCGTATTTTACAAGGCTATTATTAATAAGAAATGTTATAGCATCTTTGAGTTGTTTATTATGCTCAATAGCATCCATTGCATAACATTCATTTTTAAGTAAATGGTTTTCATAGCAGTAGTCTTCATGAATTTGGTTTATATCAACATCATAAGTGTCTTCTAGTTCTTTATAAATAGAAGAGTACAATTCACTTCTTGTGCAGCCAAAATATTCCATAAGCATTTTATATTTAGGTGCAATTTTCCTATACCACGCTGACGGATATTTGTTTTCTAAAAGATAACGATTCTTTTGTGAATACTCTAATTGATATAATCTTTCATTGATTGGTTGTAGAGCTGTGGTTATTACTGTTGATATAGTTTCAGCCAATAATTTCGTGTCTAATGTACTTGTGGTTTGATTATCAATGAATACAGATGCCAGAACGTCAGCGCACTTGTCTTGGTATTTAATTAATCTTTTTGATAATTCTGGCTGATTTCTTTTCATAGTAGGTGTTATATTGATTTTAGCTAAAGCTAATGGTAATTTACGTTGAGAGATACACCATATCTCATTGACTGACGGCATATTTAAATCCACTCCCGAAAATTTTAGGGTGTGAGTTTTTAAAATTTCATCGGCAAGCATCTTATTTTGTTGGTGCTCAATTTGTCTGTCCGTGAAACCGATACCTCTCAATACATGTGTGATAGCAGTATAAATTTCACCTGTTGAGTTATCTTTTAATGCAATTAATTCATCTCCGTAGAAATCAAATGTTGATGTTTGTAAAGCTGTGTTATTCATAATTCTTTTATCCTTTCTTTTTTGTGAAATTTTGTATATGTATATATTCCCTCATTGGTATTGTGAAAATGATGTAAAGTATACCCCCCAGTGTGAATATGGTGATAGAATGATGAATGATACATGATAGTTTAGTAGTTTGATTGAGGTGTGTTTCTTATATAAAGGATTAAATTTAATCTGAGAGATTTTTAAGCGAGTTTTTATGTTAGGTGGTAAATTTATCGTGTGAATGGTTTAAATTGATTTTAAGTGCGATTTGCGTTAATTTAGTCTAAGGATTTGGGGGGAAAGAAATTTGTTTTAGGTGAGATTGCAACGTATAGATATAAGAAGAGCTGTGTAAGAATTGTCTTGTGCAGCTCTTTTTGCTGTTCAGATTTTTATTTCTAATTTTTATGAGTTCGATGGAGTTCGAAGTTTCGATTAAAATTTTTCAAAATTGGATTGTCTAAGAGCATTGAATTATATGTGATTTTCGGCAGTGAGAGAGTGGTTAAATTGACGGATTGAATGGTTGTTTTTTGATTGGTTTTGATACGATTTTTGAACTGGTGAGGGTGAGTTCGAGAAAAGTGGCTATTTATAAGGGTTTGAGGTGAGTTGGGTAGTGAAAAATGTGGTATTTTTGGTGGATTTGAATTGTCTGAAAATTCTGTAATGATTGAAAAATAAGGGGTGTGTCGAACTCAGTGTCGAAGTGGTATTTGAAATCTTAATGGAATTGTGTCTGGATTTAATACAATTATTTCTTGGATGAGCAGACAGATTCGGAGGGGTGAAAATTTGATATTGTCCGTGTGTGGAACACATCATAGGTAAAATGCGCAATTATGGCATGTTGAAAATGTAAATACACCCCCCTCTATATACTATATATAGCAAGGGATATTAGAGGTTATACTATATATTGTAGTTGTGTATGTGTACTACATACATATACATACAATTACAATAGTTTAATAGTACTAGTATTAATCTATTTAGTGTGATAAAGTAGTAAATTATCGGTGAATTGCCAAAAAAATAAACAATTTATAGATCGGTTCGTGTCCTGACTAATTTTTCTGACAACTTATCAACATTGTGTTGATAACTTTGTCTAAAAATGTGGATAACTACACACTATATATAGTGCGCAATACCACAAAACCCGACGAAATACCACAATATATAGTGCACAATCACACAAAAACGAACATAACAATTATCACGCAATAACAACAAAACAATATAAACTGCATCACGATTACAATGCACACAATACAATATACTACACTATTATACTAATCACAAATGTGATATAAATACAACTACCACAATTACACTAAACCACTACACAACTATATATATTGTGTATACAATTCACTGATCCATTATAGTAGCCTTGCTATAGTATATATTATTCTTCCTTATTTGCTCTATCTCTAAACTCTATATACAAATCTAAGTTCAGGGCGTTACATAGCATTACAATGTCCGCGAAACTCAGATTTGCCTTGTTTAATATGTTACTTACTCTTTGTCGACTTACGTTTAAACCCCTTGCGATATCTGCCTTAGTGCTGTCTTTATCTATAAGCATTTTATTAATAGCTTTCACAACATCTTTATTTTCTCTTATTTTTTCCATTCTAAAATCCTCTTTCTTCTATATAATGCAAAAATTTTCTTTTTCTTTGTTTTCTACATTGTACATTATTTTTTAAATTTTGTCAAAAAAATGATTGACAAAAGCAAAGTATAATGATACAATTCAAGTACATCAAAACGGTGTACAAAACAAAAACAACTGTTTACATACTTGAAAAACGATTTACAAAAAATAAAAAACAGTTGACAAGCACACGAAAATGATGTACAATAAAGACAAGTCAAAGAGATAAACGACAAACGGCTAAGGCTCAGCAAACTCCGATAGTTGCAATCTCAAAAACTTATTTTACATATTAAAACGAAAACCAACTTGTGATGGGGCAAGCTCACGCAAACTAATCTTTATACATAAAATGCGTGCGGACGTGGTTACACTTCCCGAAAAAGTGAAAACTACTTAATTATAATAAAACTGTATAAAAAGTTTCTGCCGTGTCAGAACTATAATAAAGCAGATAATAAAAATGATTGTGTAGTCGGTAACAAGTTGTTGACAACCGTATAAAGTCACAACGGCAACTCATTAATAATATAGTACAGGATTATTCTTTTCACTGTATAACCGTAAAGAAGCACACGTTGAATAGTTGATAGTTTCCGATTCTCTGTAAAAATTGGCGTAAATAAGGCATGACGTTACACCTTGAAAAGTATAGCTTTTCTATATTGCACCGTTGAGAAATGTATATTCTAATAACGTTTGACTTTTCCGCCGGAGTTGACACGGCAATGAAAACGGAAGAGGATATAAAAAGTATATATATTCCGAAAACATTCAGAAACGACAAACACTTGCGGATGCGAAAAGATAGTTGACGATTGACAATAACCACTGGCACAAACAGGACATAAAACAATCTACAAGCAATTTGATGAGTAGCAAGAAGAAACAAGGGACATTACATCCGACTTGGATAGTCTGAGAATTTGAAAAATGTTAGAATGGCGATGCAATATAGAAAGTGATACTTTAAAAATCGAAAAGGCGGTTAGCTGTGAAATACACGTTTAAGACTAACCGCCAGGAACTCACAATATGATACTAGCGTTCTGAAGCCTTCTCGTGGCGGTATCGTTTTAAACTAATTTTATCAGAACACAAAAAAAATACGGCTCTATCCGCAAAATAGAACCGCATTATAAAAAGGGGGGTGATATTATGACTCCAATATCCGCACATGAATTTTTCCAACGCAATGGAAGAATCTTCATTGACGGAAGTCTAATAGAATTCATATCTTATGAAGACTATTTGGATTATCTGAGCTAATTTCCCCTGTGAAACGTATTAGAACGTCCCAAATACTCATACATATTTTAGGACAATTCTGTTAATCTGTCAAGTCTGACAGAGCGTTTCACACAAAAAAACTATAAATGTGTATAAAAATGGTGTGTTTTTATGCATGGCTACAAGGCGATATTTTTGAGGTCGCAAACGGAGAAAGAGAAAATATAGTTGAACGATTGAAAAATTCCGTAAAAGGAAAACGTGAGAGATAGCAACGTAAAAACGCTATCCGTGTTATCGCACACGCTGGCTATGTCCGAGACGGTATCCGACTTTCTTTGTGGTGAAACTATAATCTTTATGATTATAGCGGAGCTGTGATTTTAGCGGGAAATACTAACAGATGTAGTGGAAAGACCATTCCAAAAGCGAAAAAACTTCATGGCAGTAGCGGACTACTCGGCGGTTGTATAATTGATTTACAATCCTACTAGCATAGTATAACAATTGGCTTTCAAACGGTGCATGTGGTAGATGTAAACCGTGTCGATAGTTCTTGATAACTATAATGAAAGAGCCTAAATCGGAAAATCTAAGCATTAGACGGCGGAAATGCTGAAAAAAGATATAGGAAAAAACATTATAAAGTGTCTTGAAAAACCGATGTAAGATAAAAAAATACATAATAAAAAATCAGTTTCTAGTATATGAATACATGAAAAGTCGTGTATTGATATACTGGAAATTTTATTTCTAAAAAAGAGAATATCAATATATAGGAGGAAACGAACGAATGAAAAAATTTACATTAGCAACACTTATCATAGTTTCAATTTTTAGCGCAATCTTTAGTAGTGCACTTACTTGGAAATACGCGAAAAAATCAATCTGTCCATCAGTACCGTGTACTGTGGAATGGTCAGACGGTGAAATACACGAATATAATTAGGAGGAAAATAAGATGCGAAGAAAAAAATTAACAATCAAACAGCGGAAATCTAAGCGGAAACGAACTTGAAGAACGTGGAAAGTTATGCGACCCAATCAAAGTTGTAATTGAGTAGTTTTAAATAGTACAAAGGCACAAGAAAAATCTTGTGTCTTTTCTAGTGCTTAAAACACGAAAAAGAAACGAGAAAGAGAATAAGAAAAGAAAGGTTAAAAGGTGAAAATTATGCTGAAAACAAATAGCAAAATCGTAAAAGAAAGAATAAGAAATTACTTAAAAGAAAGTATTGATATTGTTTTAGAAGAAAGAAAAATACAAACCGAAAAGCCGATGAGGGCGTATTATAATATCATTCAATCAGAAAAATTCTATCAATCTTATAGCAATGATTTTGAAATGTTCAAAGACTTCCATCAAGGCTTGGGAGGTTTTGGAGCTGACATCTATTATTCATGGAAAGACACAAAATATTCTACAGCAAGATTTTATTTGAAAGAATGGCTTGAAGAAACGGAAGAAGAAAGTTTTAAATACACCGAGTCGAAATGTGAAGAACTTATGGTGTATCTTTGTTATAGAGAATTTACACACTTATTAAACAAGGAGGAAAAAGAAAATGAGTAAAGTATTATATTTTGAAGGTGCGGGATGTGTGCCATGTAATGACGTTGAAAATTGTAGAATTAGAACAGCTTTCACTAATAAAGAAGGAAAAAAAGTATATATTGAATTTATTACTGGATGCAAGTATACGACCGTTGAATATGGCAAGAACGGAAGAAAATTAAAGAATCCAAAAACAATTTCAGAAAGCGGATACCTTTCTTGTGACCATTGTCATTATATTACAGATGATCCGGGAATTGATGATTGTAACCATTCAAGATTAGGATGTGCAAGAAATAAAGAAATCAAAAAAGTAAAATATACGAAAGAAAATATTTTAAAATTCGTAAACAAATATTGCAATGCTGATTTTGATGAAATCGTTGTGCTTGATAATTTAGCGGGGTTTAGAGTATTTGTCAATGGAAAATGTGATACATATTCAGACTATAACTATGGTGATGAATTCGCATACAATGAAGAATTGACAAAAAGAAGAATTGATAAAGTTAAGGAAATGAAAAAATATTTCTCTAAACTATTCAATCAAGAATTTGATAATACAAGCTACTATATAAATAAAGATGGAAAATTAGAAGTAAAAATAAATGTTTCTGATAGAGCTTTACAAAAAGCAAATTGGAACAAGAACAGAATTTTTGTGGTAGAAGTATAAATATAACCAAGGAGAACTAAACAAATGAAAAAATCTAAAAAATTACATATTGCAGCTATAGCAGCCGTGTCTATCGGTTGCTTTTTTATTGGAAGGGCAACAGTCCACTACGAGAATATAACAGAACCAAAGACAGCACAAACGACACAAACGGAAACAAAAACAACGCTAGATCTAAACGACCCGAAAGATTTTGAGTTGGCTTGTGACTTTGTGGGAAAAATCGTTGACTTTAATACAAACGGCGAAGAGTTGTCTCTAATGACGTCCGACGGATATGAGCTATACGCTTATAAGTCACAGAACATCTACAGAAACCGCTTGTTTGTTCCAATTAATGGAACAGAAAGAGAATAATTATAGGAACTGGAAACACACAGTAAAGATTAAGGAGAATAAGACAATGACAGCTAAAACAATGAATAGACCATACGAAAGACCATTTGAGGCGGAAACAATTTATAACGGAAAAGTATTGAGAAGAGAATGTTATTACACTGAGTCACAGTGGGTGGAACACGTAGAACGTCATGCAAAGAAGATTGTAAGGCGTTATATCAGACGAAAAACAAAAGCCTTGAAAAGATTGCTGAAAGAAAAGGCAATCTTTCTTTTGCAAGTTGTTATCGGAACATTCCTGCTTATGACAGTATGCGGATTTATTGGATATGTTGCGGAGATTATAACAGAGTTACTATAAGAAAATCAGAAAGAGGGTTGATAATATGAAAGAACAGAGCATTTTAAAGTTAGCGGAAAAGAACGGTTACAATGTTGCATATAAAAGATATGAATACTGGGATAATGTGTTGCATCTCAATAACACGGCGATCTGCTTTAATGAACTTATTATGAACAATGGTTTCACAATCACGGCAGAAACGGAAAATTTCCCTGCTTTTGTAACAAAAGAATACATCAAGGAATGTGTAGAGAACAACTACGGATGCTTAGGAATCATTAACCGAAGAAATGAACACAAATTTAGTGGAAAAATTAACTATACATATAAAGAATGGCTGAACGGCTTCGCATAGAAAAATAGAACGGGAAAAAGAATAGAAAGAGGTAAAAATACAATGAAAAATGAACGTATTTTAGAACTAATCAACAATGGAGAAATCACAGAATTAAAGAAATGTATTCAAGAGGAAATTTATATAAGTACTCTTGAAAAAACATCAGAAAAGAAAGAGCGTTTCGCAGCAATGAAACGATATTTTAGATATTCATATGATAACAGAGAAGCACTTAATAAACCATGTGAAAACGTAGAATTAAACACGTTTTTAGTCAGTGGAAAATATAATTGTTTCGTTGATGGTTATAGTTTTGTATGCACAACGGAAGGACTTGGAACACTGGAAAAATTTGACACATCAAAAGAAAAATATTTTGACATGAATAATTTATTGTCTGTGAAAGACTATGAAACGGAAAGAATTGATATTCGTAAAATATTGGCAGATGCAAAATCTAAAGGTTACAAATTCAAGAAAGACGAAGTTGTTAGAAACGGTGATTTTACATACTTATTCAAATACAAACCAATGAAAAACTTTCCTAGTTATGGTTATTTTAAAATCGGACTATTAGAGAAAGCATACAGTATTATTGATGACGGAGAACCTGCCGAAGTATATTTTGCAGGAAATAAGAGTTTACTGTTTATTAAAACGTCGATTGGTGTTTGTGGCGTTCTTCCAGTGAATATGCCTAAAGAAGAATCAAAATTAACATATATCGAAGCGGAACAATAAAAGAAAGGTAAAGCGATGGAAATTAAAGATATAAAATTTTCTGAATTGAACCCAATCAAAAAGAGATGCATCGGTTTCGGAAAGGATAAAAACAAAGTTGTAAAGCACTATAAAATGCTTTATAGCCTTAAAGATATTACCGGAAACGAAGAACACAAAGACCTTTACATAGAAGAACGTATTCACAAAGACTTATATTTCTTATATGAGGACTTTGGAACAATCTGTCATGAATTTTACTATATCACAAGTGAAATGGAATTAGAACGCCTAGAAAGAGGTATCAGTACATTTCAGTATTGGGGTAAAGACGGATTTTTGAAAAGATTGAGATTTGCTGAAGAGAATGGAAATTATATCAGTAAATTAGAAGTAGAACTCTGTATCATGCTAGGAGAAGTTGATAAGGCGAATCACTACAGAAGATACAGAGAAAAATGTATGGAAAGAATAATCAGAGAATCACAGAAAGGAGCATAGAATCATGTTTGAATTGATTGGAGAGTTTGAAACAAACGGAAAGAAGTTTTGCACTGTAAGAGTTAAAAACTCGGTGAGCGTAATGGAAAAATGGGAATATAACAAGATGGATAAAATCTATAGAAATAGTTTGAAAAAATAAGAGGTGAACAGGTATGAGTATAGGAACAAAATGGACTTTTTTCGTATTGGAGTTTGATGTGACTTATGATATTGAAGAACGTGGATCAAACGGAACTCAACCATTAGTATATTTAATTCCAATGGAAAAACAACTAGACGTGGAACACTATGCGAGAATAGCGCATGAGGATTTTCATTCTAAGGAAAATTCTGAGTTAGGATTGACTATTACAGATTATTTTGAAGAATGGATGGATAACAACGGAATTGAATATAAACTAGTCGGAACAATTGACTTGACTTTTGAAGAACGCCAAGTTGATTACATTGCGGACTATATACCGAGGGAAATTGTGTAGAACGGTTGGGAAATTTGAACAGGAAATAATGATTTACTGTAGAAAGGAAATATTATAAGAGAAGAATTAAAGCAGTTAATTAGAAATTATCTTAATGTAAATGGTTTTGATGTATCAAAGGCAGATGATTTGATTGATGAGTACGAATCAGAACAGACATTTACAGAATTTAAAGATGGAAGTTTTGAAATGACCACAGGAAATGCATACGAAGAAGTATCAGAATGGTTACATAAGAAGGGTGTCAATTAGCAATGAAACGATGATTTCTTAATTTATCAAAAATATAGATATAAAAGAAACGAGACTATTGTTCATACAGCCAAAGTACATTGTTCTTATAGAAGCAGAATTTTCAAAAGTGAATTGAGAGGTGCAAAATGAGATTACCACAAGAAATATTTGCAGAAGCATTATGGGTAGAATGGTTTGTTAATTACGGTAATGTTTGCGAAAAGAAATTGCCGGATTTATTGAGGAGATATAATTTAAAACTCAAAAAAAAGAAAACCTTATATGATATTAAGCTATCAATAGGTAGAGCTTTTAAAAACACTCCTTGTGTTTCTTCTAAGCAAATAGAACGCATTGCAGAGGAAATAGACAAGGTTTGTACCATAGCTAACTGGGAAGAGGCAGTTGCAAAATATAAGGTATAAATGAGAAAGAAACATGTGTAGAATCACGAACAGGAGGCAACATATGCAATTAACAAAAGAAATCACAAAAGTCATTGATAACTTTTTACACGAAAAAGGTATATATGGAGTAGATTGCGATGATCTCGAACACAAGATTGCGGAAACCATAAACGGAAAGGAAAGGTAATTATATGAGAGATTCACATAAAGAGTTAGCAATAAAAACAGCAATACAGGAATACAAAAATTCTGTTCTGTTTGGGTTTAGCAGTAATACGGCACATGCTATAAACATGATGGAAAATGCTTTTATTATGTGTTCAGGTAATATTGAAGGTATAGAAGAACTTAGAAAAACCATAAAGGAAGCAAAAGAAAAATATAAAAATGAATTAGGATATGTATAAGGAGTGATGATATATGACACATAACCAATGGGAACAAGGGAAAAGATTAACTATACATAATGCCACAAAAGAACAATTGAAATTTATGGTTAGAGAAAGAGAATTAATGATACAAGATTTAACGAAGCAATTAGATGAAAAGCAAAAAAACATTGGAAGATGCAATTAAAATGTTAAAAGACTTGGTTTGAAACAAGAGTTTCGTTGAGAAGAATGGAGAAAGATATGGAAAATCTAGCTAATGAATGGTGTAAAAAGCATCATGCAATATTACTTAGATGTTGCAAGAACGGGTTTTATTATATGAATGCAAATGGAGATTGGTATATCTCTTATAATGAAATGTAGAAAGTAGGTAAAAAATGTCAACTATTGAAAAGTCAAAAGAGGACGCATGGAACTTAAATGAACTTATGGATCATTTGATCAAATTGATTGAATCAGATGACAAGCGGTTTTCATTTGAATTTTGTGCAGGTGGTACAATGGAAATTTACGACAAAGAAAAAGAAATCGGGTACGCCGTTCATATTGCATCGATTGAATATGACGAGAACGGAAACGCAACAAATTTATAAAGAATACGAAGTGAATTACTTGTGGCAGTCATGCTTCGTGTGCAAGAGAAGATATCTAATTGAATGGAGAAAAGATACATGGAAAATATTTGTGTAATAATTACATACAAAACAGGGAGATATGTACCTATTCATGAAAATAAAGAAACAGTTATATCATGTTCAATTGAACAGGCAATACATGATCTTGCTGTTAGGTTTTTACATAATAACCCAGGAATGAAAATAGAAATTGTAAAAGCAGAATCAGTATAACAATGAAATAATGATTTTATCGAGAGGAAACACAATATGTATAAATTAACAAAACATGGTAAAGAAGTAGTAAAACATTTTATTAAAGAATGTAATGCAAAAAAGAAAGAAATATTAGATGCCGAATTAGATAAAGCGGAAGATACAAATATTCCAACAATTGAAGATATTGAAAGTGATATAGATGCCTTTATAGATGAAGATGGAGAATATTATAATTGCTGGGGGATAACAGATAATTATAGTTCATTTCCTTTATGTTTAAAAGATGGAATAGATTTTACTTTACAGAAGTGTTTTGACAGATGAAAAGATAATTTCAAGAGGAGGAAATAGGTATGAGAAAAGTAATTTTTAAAATTGATGATAAAGAATATTTCAGAAGAGAATTAGAAAAAGATAATTGTATAGGAAAACAGGCAGATGATATTCTGAAAGGTTTGGGAAATTTCAAAGCAATTTACACATTGTACGGAGTAGGAAATAATGTTGATAGATACGAATTAATAGATTATGACGGAAATAAAATCAGTATCAATGATTTAAACGGTTATGAAAAAGGAGTTGTTTTGAATGATTGCTGCGCCTATTTTACAGGTGGGAAATACCATAGTAATGCAAGTCAGCCTTGCGGTGTAGTGGAAATTGTGGAAGAGGAGGTGTCAAACTATGAGTTATGATTTTAGATTTTCTTATAGTGAATCAATGAAAGATATTATAAATCAAATTATTGATATTTGTGACAAATTAGAAGCAGAAGAAAATGTTACTATTTTTGAATTTGGGGAAAATAGAGATTTAGTTTTAGTGTTATATAAAGATTGTGACTATGATCGTAAAGAAGATATTTATAATCTTGTTACAATTAGCACAAGACGAAATGGAGAATATGTTGATGATACAGGAGATATTCATGTAACAGATGGAAGTCTGTATCGAGAACTGGAACGAATATGGAATTATAAAAATCTTAAAACATTATAAAATATAATAAAAGCACGATTTGATTAGAATGGGAAAATACATATGAAAAAATATAAAACAGACAAAATGTTATTAAGAAATAATGAACGAAAGATGTCAGGACTGCCATTGCATAGGAAGAAAAGTAAAGGTCAAAGGTATTTGACAAGGTGCGAAGCAGAGGAAACAATAGACGCATTTTTAGACTATTGTAATAGAGATTAGTTATTGGGAGGAAATAAATATGGAAATTAAAAATTTATCACAGTTAAAGAGAGCAATCAAAGAAGGTCGTAATTTTATTATCAGAAAACACTATATCAGACCGGAATATGATGGACAAATCAGAAAACCGAATGTAGTACAGACAAACGGGTTTTACAGCATTGAAGATGGAAAACCAGATAGCAAAATTACATTAGCTAACAATGGAAAAGGAAGTTGGATAGAATACGGAAAGGCTTCTGATTGGAAATTTGAAGATGGTGTTTGCAAACAGTATAATGTGTGGGAAATCGAATTCGTGCAATAAGGAAAGTGATGTTTTATATAAGGAGCAAGAGGTAATAATGTTAAAATTTACAATGAATGCAAAAGATTTAAAAGAAATTATGAGAAAAGGAATGGCGGCTATTAACAAGAAGGTTGCGCTCGACAGTTTAAGGAAATTGTATTTGCAAGTAGAACCTGACGGAACTGTTAAGGCGCTTGGTACCGATATGGAACATTTTGCAGAAATAAGAACAAATAATGCATTTGACACAAGCCCAGGTGTTCTGGGAATTGATATTGACGATATCAAGATCATTTCAAAAATGAACGGAGAAGTAACACTGGAAGATGTCAGCACGAAAACGCAACAGAGAATAAACATAAAGTGCGGAAAAAAGATTGTTACTATTCCACGGTATGCGAATACAGATATCTTTCTTCCAGCAATGGATGATACAGAAGCACATATTATTACAACAACGGAGAGTTGGTTATTGGAAACAATCGTTAATCTTTCTTCATTTGTGGCAGGAGATGACGTTAATAAAATGTTGAATGTATTTAACTTTAACACGGAACAGAAACGTATAGAGGCGTTGGACAAACATAGAATCGCATTAAGATCTCTTGATAGCCAGGAGATTATAACAGTGACGGAAAATCCATTTGACACTGTAAAACTCCATGTAAAATGCTTGTCGGTATTCAAGAAAATCATGGATAAAAAATCAAATGCGGAAGTAAAAGTGTATCAAGATAAGAAGTTTATCAGAATCGTAGGAAAAGATTTTACATACGTTATCAGAAGAATTGATGGACAATATTTCAATATTGAACAGATGTTGTGCGATAGCAGAGATTTTGTATTCAATGCTGACAGAGAAGAAATGTTAAAAATTATGAAGTATAACGCAGATATGGTAAAAGAAGAAAAGAAACCTACTATCTTTCATAGTGAGAACGGAAAACTTTACACATATTTGCAGACTTCCAGATATCAAGCTTTTGACGAGATTGAAACGAAAAATCTTGTAATGGACGAGAACTTATTTATTGGATTCAATTCACATTATCTTGTGGATACATTATTAGTTATTGATTCAGAGAATCCGGTATTCAGAGGAAGCAAAAGAAATTCTCCAATGTACATTGATGGAAACGAGTACAATTTCTTGATTCTTCCGATCAATATTGCTGGAGAAAATTATATTGAAAATTTTAGAACACAACTTGATAGAGCAGCTTAACGGCTGCTTTATCTTTTGTAAGGAGACATTACTATGGAAGAAATTAAAACAAAACTAATTGAATCGTTATTAAAAACTATTACATACGATGACATGACGTTAGAACAGGAACGTCTCGCAGTTGAATATGAAACGAAAAAATTAAAGCCTAAAGTGGACGATCTAAAGAGTACAATGTCTAAAGAACAGTTAGAAGAAACCATACACGAATGGTGGTTAGATTATCAGATTGCAGACGAAACAGAAAATAATCTGATTGCCTATATCCAGTAACACAATAAAAGAACGCTTTCAAACGGAGGTAAAATAGCATGGAAGAATTAAAGCAGTACAAGGAGAATTCATATTATGACATTGAAGATGTAGCAGAACAGTTGATTGAATTATCTAATTTAGACATACCGGAAGATCTGAAGGAAGAATTAAAAGCTGCTTTATACTACTTAAAGGCAGTAGCGAAAAATAAATATAACAATGACTATTTCAGAGTATTGTATAATGTACTACTTGTAATTACAGGCAACGAAACGTTTTAGGTCAGAAAGGAAAATATTATGTCATTAAGAGAATATTTAAAAGAACAGAAAATTGATCAGATTGAAGATGGTACAGAATTTTGTGACAAAGAATATAATGCAATCATGTACTATTGTGCAGAACAGAAATTCTTGATCACAGATGATGATTTATCATGCATTGTCAATCGTGGCTTGAATGATAGTTATGAATACAGACGTGCAGAATATATCAAGAATTTGTGGTTAGAATTCGGAGACGTTCCAATGAATCCTGGAACAGAATGTATTGAGAAGGAATGGATTCGTAACGGGAACTCACCGAGAGGAAATTTGGACATGGTTTGAAGAATCGTATGGAATTAGTGTTGCAAAAGATTTGATGGGATTATAGGGGGATTATTATGGAAAAATATATTGTAGATTATTATGAAACATATAGCAAATCATATGAAGTAGAAGCAAATAGTAAAGAAGAAGCGGAAGAAATTATAAAGGAAGACATTGCCGAAGGACGTAGACAAGCACCGTATAATTGTACAGATTCATGGTGTGAAGTAGAAGAATTGAAATAACAATGAGATTTAATGGAGGCTTAATTATGATTATTAAATCAAAATATGAAGGTTATGGAAAAGTAAACTTTAAAGAAACAGGTCGTGATTACGATTTTATTGCTGTTATAGAAAATGATACGGATAAAACTTTAAAATTATTCATTGATGATTTAGAAGGTTGGTATGCAGATCCAATTATTGTACCTGCTTATGATTGGGTTGGGTTTTTAGCCGATGATGAAGGATGTTTTCAAGTAGAAAGTATTAAGAATGGTGATTTTAAAGCAGTTTTGGTGTAACAATAAAATCAGGATTTTATTAGAAGGAGAGGAACTAAATGACGCTAAAAGAATTATTATCACATTTTACAAATAAAACCATATGGGTTGATTTATGTACACCCATATGGAGAAAATGTGGAGAAGTAAGAAATATAGAAACAGAATTGGCAGATACTATATGGTTAGATATGAAAGTGTCTAATTGGACATTTACAAATTCATTAAATATTGATATGTAAATAAAATCGGAATGATATGGAATACAAGGAGATAATAAAAATGAATACAAATTTAGTTTTAAAATCTTTACAAAAAATCAATAATGCTGCCAAAACAATAGCGATACTAAAACAAGATGCATATAATAAAAAAGCACATCTTCTGTGTGGAGCATATAAAATAGAGCAAAATTGTCTCTATACTTTAAAAACTCTTGTTATGCAACAGCTCGTATCAGATGGAGTATTAAAACGACTCAATAATGTTTTAGTTTTAAAAGATGGATTCAGACTATTGCCTGAATTTTCTACAAAAGATGCAGTTTTTTGTTTCCGTTCTAATATTGAAGGTGAAGAAATCAAAGATGAAAAAGCATATTGCGAGAACAAAGACTGTGCAGAGTGTTATTACTATAAACCTTATGAAAGATATTTGACAAAATATTTATCAGGAGAAAATAAAGAAATCTATAAATTACTTTGCGAATGTTACGATGCATGTGTTAGAGGCCGCATGGATTACACATATCTGAAAAATGATTGTGGAATTGTAAAAATTCTAAATACATTAATAGAAAAATTTAATATGGATTTTAAAATTTATAGCAAATATATTGGAGATGGTGCTACAGAATATACTATAGACATCTATAAAGATGGATATTTATTATCATCATCAATTTATCTAATTGATAATCAGGAAGATTTTGGTCAATGTTTTTTCGCACTTAATGGGAAGTTATATTATGGCAATTCGCAGTGGCATAATGATGTCAAAATTGCTCTTGTGGATGAAGAAGATATCGAAGGATATGAGATTGATGTCGAAAAAACAGAATTTTATGAAAATTGTATCATTTTTAGATACGGGAATGAGTACGAAGAAATCGTTTATTACAACAATTATAGACGATGTGAATTAGAATAAAATCGGAAATTTATCTAAGGGGGCTTTTAATATGGCTTTTCAAATAATCGAAAAAGATGGAAAAAGTTATAGAAAGAATATTAATAAAACAGGACAATGCAAACATTATCCAGAAGTACGGTGTGTTTGCTGCAATCCAGAATGTGATCATAATTGTAGTGTAGATGATGAATTGGAAGAAATGTTAGAAAATCAGTTGATGGGTTTTCTTTGAAACTCGTATTTCAAGAAAAGAGGTTTATATAGTATGAGAAAAGAAATTTCAAGCATTTTTAAAGAATGGAAGAAAGAAGCAGGAGTAAAAGGAGTGATTCTCCTTGGAGTATTTCCAGGATTAAGAGATACAATTAAGGTTTGCACAGATAAACCTGGATTTATGATCGGAAAAGGCGGAAGTTTGTTAGATAAATATAAGAAAAAATTAAAAGAATACAATCCTAGTTTAGAGAATATTGAGTTTATAGAAACAGATTCTTGGTATATTAAATAAAAGTTATATTTCAAAAGAGGTAATACACATGAAAATAGAAAAAATAATTTGTGATTGCTGCGGAGAAGAAATTCCAAAAGTAAAAAAGAAAGATATCTTTGGAATTGAAAGAGAATATTATCGCATGGGAAAATTAAATTATGGAGAACCATTTACAGACATTAACTGTCAGAACTTAGGGCTAGATCTGTGCGAAAGATGCGCCGGAAATATCAGTTTGGAAATGTATAAAAGAAGAATGGAATTGATAAATAACAGATAAAAGTCGCATTTTAAGAGAAAGGAAAGGTTAGAAAGGTGAAAAATATGCATAAGTGGTTGTATAACAGAATGGTAACAGAATATTTGAAAGAAAGCTATGAACCGTATTGCTGATAAAGAAAACTTATGGGATTAACCGATTGATAAGTTGGATTGGAATATTGTATAAACTTGAAACTTTACTTGGATTTAGAGTTATTATATAATATAAAAAAAGAAATATTTGCAAGAATGTGTTGATAATTTTAGGCGGTTTTGTGAAGAAAAAAGGTGGTGATAAAATGGGATTAATATCAATTATTATTGGAATTGTTTTTTCGGCAATTGGAGACTTTCTACAAGATATCGCAAAAGGAAAGTATAAATAGAGGGTGATTTACTATGAAAAAGATTTTTACGCACTATGGTGTAGATGTGTTGTATCAAGTTATAAACAAAAGATTTAAAGATGCTCTAAAAAAGAATGGAGTAAAGTATATAGATTTACCGATTCAAGATTATGATGTAATAACATATGCTGATGCAAATGGAAAAAGACAATTTGCATGTATTATAAAATGTAATTGCATAGAAGAATACATGGAAAAGGTAATGATAACTAATCAAATTTCACTCGATGCCAGCTGGGAAAATTTTGTAAAAGATATATTGGGACAAGTTTCCGGAGAACAGCCGTTAAAGATGGAAACAAAATCACATATGTTGTGTAGACAAGCAAATAATATGTGTTTGCAAAACATGGTGATAACAAATGATTTTTTTGAAATGTGCGAAAGAGAAATTGAATCGTGGGAGTTTTCATTGGCAATCGCTAATTTGGGTTATTCGGTGGAAGAATTATTAGAGATGGATCATAGTGATATAGATGAAGATTTTCTAAAAAGATTGATTGGTAAACAAACAAGTATGCTATAACTTAGGAGAGGAAATATGGAATATATAAATCATTATACACTAAACACAGGAGACAATAGGAAAAGCCTACCTTCAGAAGTGAACAAAGATATGTATTTTGTATTAAAAAGAATGATTGATGAGGCTAAAAGAAATGAATTTGCTGATGTTTTAGATGGAACTGTTATGAAGTTGACAATAGAAGATAATTCTTATGCTATTACTTTATTTAATAATTCAGAAGAAAAAATTCCTTTGCTTACAACACTTGGTTGCTCAGATGGAAAAGATGCAGCGAAGACTCTTAAAGAAGCGAATAGATTGTACAAGTCTATATACAATCAAGAGTCTAAAATATCTCCGATAACGCCATTTTGCATAGATGTTATATTACCATCTATTATTTTTAATCCAAAAGTATCTGCATGGACAGGTGATTTTTGCAGATGTATGGCGTGGGTATTACTTGCGCCGGAAATGATTAAAGAAAAGCTGTAAAGATAAAATAGCGTCTTATACTATCATAGATAGGAGGAACAGTTATGATTTTACATAATAAAAAATTTGAAGAATTTATTAAAAAAGTAAAAGAAAAAATAAGAGGAAAGATTGATTTCAAAGGAGAATATATGGGCGAAAATCAAGAATACTTGGCATGCGCGTGGTGCGATGGGGAAATTAAACGTGGAGATAAGGCATATAAAAGAACTGGATATTTCGGTCTGTACTGCTCCTTACCATGTTTAGTAAAGGGAGCTCGAATGAGATATGAAGAGATAATTGTAAATGATGATGTAATCAAAAGGGAATTTGGTGAATAGATAAATTACAGAATTTCAAAATGGGGGTGATTCTATGTTACAAGTACAATTTATATATTCTGAAAATGGGAAACGAAAATCAAGTTTAGATGAACATAAAAGAAGATGTGAGATTATGGAACATAATAAGAAATTGTGTGAAGAATATCCATTATTTAAGAGCGATAAAAGTAATAATAAAATATAGCTTTTATGAGGAGATGATATAATGAAAAATAATATACATGATAAGATTTTTACTTGTCCTAAATGTGGGAATGATACATTAATTCCTATTAACGGAAATAACGACATAACGGGGATTGGATATCATGATACATGTATTTGTGATGAATGTGCTGCTGAACTGTGGTCAGATCCACAATATGATAACACAGTGAATTTTGTAGAGATTGAAGAGGAGTAATGCATATATGTTAAAATACAGAGAATTTCTTAGTTTAACAGATGAAGAAATTAAATTTATTCTTACTGAAATGTTCAATCCTACTAAGATTGAAAATATTGAAAGAGACAAAAAATGGAACAAAATCACAGCAGAAATAACAACTGGTGGCTGGGATAATGGAGAAGATGAAGACTTTGAAATAGATGATGTAATTACTTTAAAGATACCTACAGTTTATAATTGTGGTTTGGAAGTGGATTTCTCTTTAACAAGCGAAGATAAATTGAAATGGTCACAATTCCTTTTAGCAAAGGGATGTGATTATAGATTGAAAGATAATCCATATATGAAATAATAGGTGGTGTATAACATTGAAAAATATATTGCATCGACATAAATATAAAATAATTGGAACAGGCGATAACAGAGATATTTCCGATGGTAAAATAAATGGGTTACATGTTGATATAATGTGTAAATGTGGGAAACATGGCACAGTTTTAGTTCCTGAGCAATTCAGAGAAAAGGTATTTAAACAGGCTTCTAAAGGAAAATATTTTAATGCTCCAATTGTATGTGTAGAAGAAGTTGTAAATGAAATCTAAGTTTCATTTCGGAAAAAAGGGGGGTGTAATATTATGTCAAACGTATATGAGCTGTATAAACGGATTATGAAGCACGATTTGAAAGCAATTGATAAAATTGAATCATTAGAACAAGCAAAAGATATTCTTAAAATGGTTATAGAAACAGATATTAATATTTATGATGGACAAGGAATTATGCATCAAATGTTCATAAAGAAAAGACAGGTAATTGCTTTACGAGAATGTAGTTTCTGTATGATAGAAGAATCCAATGGCAAAATGGAATGTACCAAAAATAGATATGGCTCCAGGACTATAGAATCTTGTGAAGGTTATAATTTTGAAGAAGTTAAATTGTCAGACATTAGTGTGTCTGAATCAGTATTTGATATTCAGAAAAAATATTATGGAAAAAATATTTGTCTGTTGTTGGATCAGTAAAAGAGTTTGTATTGAAAGTTGTAGGTGATTATTTGGTTATTAACGTACCGGAATGGGCTGAAATTGGAAAATTAATTGAGTTTAAGATGTATGATCAGAGTTGTGGAAAAGAAAGATGGTTTAGAGAGAGAATTATTTCATATGGAAACGATGGATTTTTTATCAGAATTATGATTGTCCAGTTTATTATAATCGTTTTTCTGATTTGGGAACTGTAGTTAGACTGTGTGAACAGAAATATGATTATGATACAACATGTGGACTTGACGAATAATTGATGTGATTATAGATTGAAGGATAATCCGTATATGGAAGGATAGGAGTGAGTATTATGAAATGGAAATGTCCAGTATGTGGAAAAGAGTATAAATATTTTGGTATTAAAGAATTCAGTATGTGTTCAAAGACTACACTGTTTGGAAATTTTAAGATCAAAGATCTTGATGGAAATGTTACAACTATTGACAGAAGAATTGACGCTCCTGTATGTTGTGAAGAATGCAAAATAAAAAATGAAGAGCAATATTTTGTGGAAGAATATAAAGGAAACAAAATTTATTGTGTAGATGGAAAATATATGCCATATCTTGAATGTGATTATTGGTACGATAATATTGATGGTGTAAAAAATAGAATTGACAATCCACATTTAGTACCGGCTACACCGAATCTTTTAAGTGGTTTAAGAAGTGCTGTAAGTGGAGAGCCTGGAAATATCTGATAGAATTTAACTCTTATAAGGAAGTGATAGCATGACAAATTTAGAGAAAATGAAACAGAATCTTATTAAACAGATTGAGAAAATGGATGTCGAATCGTTTGAAAATTTATGTGATGTTTTACAAGACAATGAAGATTTAGATATTGACGGATCAATTTTGTTTGATTGTAAGACATGTGTTGAGAAATATGGTGAATGTTCATCGAATATCAATTGCTCCGAATGTTCTGAAAGGTTTGAAAGGTATTGTATGGAATGAATGCATTAAGAATATATCAAGAATATAAATTCAAAAAAGGTGAAAGTGAATTTTATATTTCATTAGACAAAGGAGATATTAGATATGTGTTATACAGAATCAGAAAAGATTATATTGAACACTTATAATTCTTTACAATCTATAAAAGGTACAGCAAAAAATACAGGATATTCATGGAATAAGGTTGTAAAAACGCTTTCTTCTAATGGATACGTTTTATCAGAAACACATGCTGAAATACTAAATAAATTTGAAAATGGAAGAACTATTGAACAAATAGCAAAAGAAATGAGCTTAAATGAAAAAACTGTACAGGCATATATTCCAAGAATAAGACCTGTATATAATGAAGAATTATCTGAAAATGCGATTAGGATTAGGAAGTGTAGAATTAATAAGAAAAATAAAAGTCAAGGAGAAAATTATGAATAGAGAAATAAAGGTTGTTCTTCTTCCTCATCGCCAAAAACCAAATTTATGGATATGGAAAGTAAAAGAAAAAACAAAAGATGCGGATTGGATTGTAATAGATGGTGGATTAGAAATTAATTATGACATAGCAGCTATGAAAGCCAAAAAAAGTTATAGAAAACATAGATAAATTATCGAGTCGTTAGTTGAAAAGCTGGCGACTTTTTTGATTGCAAAATACTATTTAATAAATATTTATTAAATACTTGACAAATATTTTTAAGAGTATTAATATATATTGCGTAAGGAGGAAAATACGAATGGCAAGACCAAAAAGATTCACTGAAAAATTGGTTGTTGGTCTAACTCCTGAGTTAAAGACATTTCTGTTAGAACAATCTGAAAAGGAAAATTGTGATATGAATACATTAATTAGAAAAATCCTTACAGATTACATGAAACAACAGAAAGAAGACAACTAAAAAAGTGGTGAGCATCCGACCAAAGACTTTCACCACTTAATACATAAGCGCCATATCGTAATAACGATTGACAATTCTATTATACCAATTCTTTAGATTTAGTCAATCAAAAAATCCTATAATCGTACATTGACAACTAAATATGGGAATTTGTGGAAGTGTTTGGAGAATATATCAATGTAGAACAAACATTTATTTTTGATGAAAGGAATTTTGATTATGGAAGAAAAAGTTTTATCAGTTATCCAAGAGACTATAATTCTTGGAAAAGAAGTAAACTTATACAACAGCATTGAAGAACCACTTTTTGAAGCAAGTGAAGTCGCTGGATGGTTAGGTGTTAAAAACGTAAGTCAGATGCTCAAACAAGCGGAAATTGATGAGCCTGAAAAGGGTATATTTTTAAAATATACCCTTGGTGGCAATCAGAAATCCTTGTTTATTACGGAAGACGCAATGTATGAAGTGCTTATGCGCTCTCGTAAGAAAGAAGCAAAGCCATTCAGAAAGGAAATCAAACATTATCTCAAGTCTATCCGCTTAACTGGTGCAGCTATTCCAGAAGGAAGAGAAGAAGAAATGGTAGAATATTATTTCTCTGGGTTAACTTCTGACTTGCAAGGAAAAATTGTAAATGAATTAATGGAAAAGAATAAAGAATTGCAACAGTTTTACGATGATCTTGTTAATACAGAAGGAGTAATGAGCATTAATACTTGTGCAAAAGAACTCGGCATCGGAGAATATAAATTATTTTCGTTTTTACGTGGAAAGAAAGTATTCTTCTATAATAAAGATATGGTTAATATTCCGTATGAACGGTTTAGAAAAGAAGGAAAATTTGTTGTAAAAGAAACCCAATGCCACGATGGAAATTACAGAGCGGTTACATATGTAACAAAGAAAGGTCTTGCTTATATCCGGAAACTTCTTAGAAAGAATGGATATTATGAAGACACAATTACGGTATAAAAAACGTATACATTCCACGCTGATATGAAGCGTGGGAACAGTCTTATGCTTTCCTGTTTAAAGAAAGCAGATAAAGGAGTAAATGAATAATGTGTAAGAGAAATGGAAATCCAAAGAGAAGATCAAAATTCTACTGTCTTAAATGCGGAAGAGAAATTATGGATGGTATACAAAGAGCTTCTCAGAGAGAAAAAGAACATGTAAAAGACCTGTATTGCTATCTATGCAAAGAAGAAGTTAAGGCGGTAGAGGTCAGATATTGCGATGACGAAAGAGAAATTTTAGATAAAATTCCTGAACTGAGAGAAAAATATTACAAGAAATAAAAGAAAGAGGATAAAAACTGTTAAAAACTTATAAAAAGTTATAAACAATTATTGACTTTTATAGCTTTATTTATAGGACAAAATATAAGTATTAAAAGATGCAGGATGATAAAGGCGATGATAAAAACAATCCGAGTAATGTTAATACCAAATAACAAGCAAAACACAAAACTATTTCAATATGCCAATACTGCTAGGTTTGCTTATAACTGGGCATTAGGAAAAGAAAAAGATAATTACAAAAACGGTGGAAAATTTATTTTTGATGGAGATTTACGAAAAGAGTTTACACGGTTAAAGAAAACCAAAGAGTACAGTTGGTTAAATGATGTTTCTAGCAATGTAACAAAACAAGCAATAAAAGACGCTTGTGATGCGTATAAGAAATTCTTTAAAGGTTATTCAAGATTTCCTAAATTTAAAAGTAGTAAGTACTCTACTCCATCGTTTTATCAAGATAACGTGAAGATTAAATTTACTAATACACATGTTAAAGTTGAAGGATTTGCCTCTTCCAAAAAGAAAAATAAACAGAGATTGAATTGGATTCGTCTTGCAGAACATGGACGTATTCCTATTGATTGTAAATATATTAACCCACGTATTAAGTATGATGGATTGAACTGGTATCTTACAATAGGAATTGAATATGAAGATTCTGATTCTATTCCATCAAACGATGGAATCGGAATAGATTTAGGAATTAAAGACCTCGCAATATGTTCTGATGGTAATAAATATCAAAACATTAATAAAACACAAAAAATTAAGAAATTAGAAAAACGAAAACGTAAGTTGCAGCGTTCCATATCAAGAAGATATGAGAAAAACAAGAAAGGAGGACGTTACTGTAAAACAAGTAACATTATAAAAAGTGAAAAAGAGCTTTTAAGATTAAATCACAAACTAACGAATATTCGTCAGAACTATTTACATCAAATAACATTTGAAATTATAAAACGAGAACCAAGTTTTATATGTATTGAAAATTTGAATGTGAGTGGAATGATGAAAAATAAACATTTATCCAAAGCAGTTCAACAACAAAAATTTTATGAATTTAGAAGACAGATTGAATACAAATCTGCATGGAATAATATTCCAGTAGTTATAGCAGATAGATTCTTTTCATCATCAAAATTATGTAGTTGTTGTGGAAGTATTAAAAAAGATTTAAAACTGTCAGACCGTATTTACAAATGTGAATGTGGAAATGTAATTGATAGAGATTATCAAGCAGCTTTAAATCTGAAACAATATGGAGAAAATGTTTTAAGAGAACAATCTGTAGCATAACACTTTCAAGTTATTACGGATATGTACTGATACGTTAGTCAGGAATTTACGCCTATGGAGAGTACAAGAACTTGTTAGTAGTATTTGAATTTATTCAGTGCAAAAGCATACTCGTAGAAATAGGAATGAAACATAAAAGTTATAACTTTTTATAAGTTTTCAGTAACGGTTGTTTTTATGTGCCATAGAGATGAAGTTCAAAAGACGGTGAGAGAAAATTTGGATAGAAAATTAGAAGAATTCCCACCGTTTATAAGAAGATTCTTTTCACTTCAAAAATCTGCGAAGACGTCCAATTGTTTTTTTGGTTACATCAAAGACATGCTGAAATGGATGATTGATAATAAAAGAGTTAACAAGAAATCCATTTCAGAAATAACGCAAGATGATATGAAAAATCTTACTGGTGTTGATATGATGGATTATTTTGATGATGTGCTTAGTGGAAAGACTGTCAGAAAAAATAGTTTAGCTTCGCTGCATACTAAAATTAATGTATTCAGTTCATTTTGGAATTATCTCCATAAACTGGCAAAGTGTGTGGATGCAAATATTGTTCAGGATGTTCTTGATAATACAAAAATTTATAATGTAGAAAGAAAGTCCAAACAGGTGGAAATTCCATCTTATCAGCAATTAAAAAAGTTTTTCAATAATCTTGAAAACAGAAAAGACGACTTCAATTCAAGACGAGATAAAGCAATTATATCTTTGCTGATTGGAAGTGGTATTCGTTCTGATGAACTTATTGGATTGGAATTGTCGGATGTTCATATTTGCGACAATTCTTATATTCATGTTGTTGGCAAAGGAAATTATGATCGTAATGTGAAAATCATAGAATCGGCTGCAAAGAGCTTAGAAGAATATATCAGAGATAGAAGATTGTTCTTGGACGGTGCTGAATGTGATGCTTTGTTTGTATCAAAACGTAAACAAAGAATCAGTAAGACGGCTTTAAAAAACATATTTGAGAATTATTCTGAAGGAGAAATATACCCACATGAATTAAGACATTATGTTGGCTCTGTAATCGTCAATGACGAAAAACTTGGAGCATTTATTGCAAAAGAACAGTTGGGACATTCTAGTTTAGATACCACAGATAAGTATTATTTGCGGGTTATGGATAGCATTGATGCGATCACAAGAAAATACATGAAAGAGTGGAGAATACGTTATGGAAGATAGAAAAGACGATGGTTTATTTGCCATCGTCTAACGTGTTATCAGGAATCAATATGTCATTTGCATTACAATCAAGTGCATCACAAATACGTTGTAATACGGAAAAATCAATTTTTCTTGTTTTACCATTACACAAATTGTTGATCGTGGATGTTGCGATGCCAGTTTGTTTAGCAAGCCAATATTGTGAACGCCCACATTTTTTTAATGTATCATTTAAGATTACTTTCATATTATCCATCTCCATATTATTGAGTATGTTTATATGATACCAAAAATATTTAGTTTTTTCAATAATTAGTGTTGACAATAATTAGTGCATGCGATATAATAAAAAATATCAAAGGTATTATACATGCAAAATAAGGAAGGAGGATGTGTTAATGAAGAATGGTTTAAAAAGATTTGATATAGTGTTAGTAGATTTTGGAGAAAATACTATTGATTCTGAGCAGGGTGGGATAAGACCAGCGATTATTATTCAGAATGATATAGGCAATCTACATAGTAGTACAACATTAGTAATGCCTTTGTCTAGCAATACAAATAAAAACCCTTACCAAGCTACGCATACTCTTTTAAAAAAAGGAAGTGGTAAAGGTTTGAAATGTGATTCATTGGTATTAGGAGAATGTATGAGACAAATTTCAGAAAAAAGAATTAAAAAATATCTCGGAGCAATTTCAGATATAAAAGAAAGAAAAGAAATTAAGCGCGTATATGATGCTAATTTCGGAGAGTGGGTGATGTAATGAAATATGTTGAGATGACAATAGAAGAGGCATTAAAATATAATGCAAAAACAGTTCTTGTAGCTGTACAGGATTTGGAAAAAGAAGAAGACTGTATTGTATTTGAAAAGAAAAACAGAAAAGAGTTTGAAGCCATTATAAAAGAATCTGAAACTTTAGTAAAGGTATGTGATGACTTTGTGAATCAATTGAGAGCTTTTACTAAAGAACAAACGGATATCAGAAAAATTACTCCACATGGAATATTGAGTACAATTCTTCTACGAGAATAATAAAAAAACAAACATTTGTTCGAATTTTATTGACAAGAACATTTGTTCGTGATATTATATTGACATAACAAAAGAGAAGAACCCACAATGTGTATAAAGTGTTGGCGCACTTACATACACGAGTTCTCCTCTTAATTCCGCAACACTTTGATGGTAGAACCCATCGAAGTGAAAAAACATAGCAGATGCTATGCATTTTGATTATTACATATTATACATTATAAATCAAGTGTTTTTCAAAGCGATTCTGCTAATTTTCAATTTTTTTATAATTGAATATAGGTTAAGCTTCATCTTTCTTTTTGGATTGGTGTTATTTTTGTGCAAAAAATCATGAATCCATTGAGAGAATAGATATAAAAGGAAAGGAAGTGTTAAAAATGTCAAGTTTTATACTGACAGATGGAAAGTATTATGTAATGGAGGATCAGTTTAGACCAGGAAGATATTTACCAACAACAGCTCCGCATCTTGCAAAACAGTTTACATATAAACAAACACAGCAAATATTGCAAGGGAAAGGCAAGAGGTATTCTCAATTTAGAGACTATCAGAGAGTAAATGCGGACACAAACGAAGTCACCGAGGATGTTAGTTCTAATTATGTTGGGAATGGCGGTATTTATGTTGGTGATAAAGCGATAGAAATTAATGAAGAAATTGTAAAAACAGTTTGTGAAGAAGTAGAACACATTACCAAACTATTTGGATGGGACAAGGTTCAGCTTGCAAAATATAAAGAAGAACTATCATCTCAGCTAAGTTTTTATGATAGTGAAATATCAGACATACTTCATGCATTAGAGAAGTATCAAAAAGAAAATGATGGTAAGAATCCGCAGGCGCATAAGATGGCAAAAATCGGTTACATGCTAACAGAGATTAGAAGCAAACGAAGAAATGTTAAACAGTGCATTGATTACATAAAAGTTATGCAAGAAGGAATTACATATAAGCATAATATTTCAAGATTGAAAGATGACTTGTTAAAAGCGGAACATGTTGACTACAAAGGTCGTACTGATTTATATAAAGCAGCCTTGGATATTTTGGGATAGAAAGAGAGAATAAGTAAAAAGAAACAAAACAAAGGACGGTGGTGTAGATGAACGATACACAAGACACACAAAACGAAGAGATAAAATGGGTTGGTGATGAAAAAAAAGAAATGATCGCATATGAGTATCTTTGCGATGGCATGAAAAAATTAAAAGAAGTATGTGATCCGATTATAAATCAAAAAGGGTTGTCTAAAACAGACATGAACCGAGATGACTTATACAGTTTTGCCATAAAAATCTTGAATCAAAGTCTGAATACATATGATTCAGAAAAAAGTTCATTTAAAACTTTTTTGAATGGAAACTTAAAAAGAAAGTTTTATACATGGACAAGAGATAATGAACGAGGATGCCGTTGCAATGTTCTTAGAGATGAAAGTGGTAAAATCGTTAAAGAAAAAGGCGAGGATGGAAAAGAAAGAAATATCATCATTCCAAATATATCATTTGACGCACCATCGGAAGACGAAATTGATTTAAAAGAAAAGATCGATTCTGGATTTGATATTGAAAAAGAATTAGGATTGGTTGATTTTGATAAAAGCGATAAGGTTCAAGAGTATTTGGACAAACTTACAAAAAAACAAAGAAAAATAGGAATACTTCTATCACAAGGATATACAAAAAGTGAAATAAGAGAATATTTACATATGGAACAAAAGGAATTTGCAGATCTAATGTTTGGCATGATGTCATATGAAAAAGTGTCTGTGCTGTTTTGAGGGAGGAATTTTAAAATGTTTGGAAGAGACAAAACGAAAAAAGACGAATACATGTTAAATACTTTACTTAAGATGTTTAAAAGAAAGCAACTTAATAAAAATCATCCACTACAGAGAAAAGCTGGACAGTGGGACAAGGAAGATAAAAGTGGTCTAGTTTCTACTATTATCAAACAGGAAGACATTGACCCTATTAAAATTTGCGAGCAGATTACTAGCGATACAGAATTCATTCTTTGGTTAATAGATGGTATCCAAAGGCTTACAACGTGCCAAGAATACAAAGAAGGATTGTTTAAAATCAGTGAAAAAATTGAGTTTCCATATGTATATTATCAAGAAGATGGGAAAGTTATTGAATATGATTTGAGAAAAAAATACTATCATGAACTTCCAGAAGAGTTACAAGATCAATTTGATAGTTACTCAATTACTGTAGTAAAACATTTAGATTGTTCGGATGATGAAATTGCATATCACATAGCAAGATATAACAATCAAAAGAGTATGAATACAAACCAAAAAAATGTGTTAGTTATGCCTAAGATTGCAAAACCAATAAAGAACATATCAAACAATCATAGATTTTTTGAAGATAATGGAACGTATACCGAAAAAGAGAAAAACAATGGAATTATTGATAGAGTTGTTTCTGAAACTGTGATGGCGATGTTCCACTTAGATGATTGGAAAAAAGGTAAGAATATGAGTAAATATCTCAATGCAAATGCTACAAAGGAAGAGTTTGATTCTTTTGAATTTGAATTGGATAGACTTGGAGCGGTGGTAGATCAAGACACTGTTGGTAAATTATTTAATAGTAAAAACAGTTTCTTATTCTTTACATTGTTTCACAAATTTGTGGAATACGATTTGCCTGACGAAAAATTTATTGAATTTTTAGAGGCATTCCAATCAGATTTATATAACAAACCTTTTGAGGAATACGACAACGAAACATTTAAAATGTACGATGAAAAAAGAAGTACGAAAGATAAGAAAATTGTTGTCTCAAAGATTGATATGCTTGAAAAACTTATGAAAGAATTTTTAGGCATTGAAGAAGAGAATAATACATATGAAAACGACACCGAAATTGAAGTTGAAACAGACCTGACAGAAGAAAATGAAAATACTTCATGTAATGAAATTGCTGTTTCCTTAGAAAATAATAACGGCGAAATCGACTCTAATGACGCTATTTTGAATTTTATTAAAGAGAACATAACAAATGACGTTATCGAGTCCGACATTAAATTCTACGATGATTTAATTCAAGAGTCTATAAAGATAACAAGCGAATTATACAAATCGTGTCAGCCTGCATTAATTGCTTTGACTGCTTATGCATGTGTTGAAGATAAGCATGTGGAATTTGATGAATGGCTTAGAGAATATGCTGAGAAGGATATGAAATTCAGCCAAAGCCAAAAAGTAAATTATACATATTTGAAAAGAGATTTTGAAAAATATTTAGAAAGAGAGGTCGCATAATGAGTACGAATTGTGTTGATAAAATTGAGGAAAACCTTTCTGCATTAGAACGATTGTTAGATGTAGAAAATGTTAAAGATATAAAGAAAAGAATTGGAGACTTTATTGTCGACAGAGTAAGAAGTGATATTAAGCAATACGACTATTATTTGTTTTATCCAAGTGATTATGGAGAAACAATTGATCAAGCGTTTGAGAAAACACAAAAGAAAATTACAAAAATGTATCAAGATGCAATGTTAGAATCTGCTCAAGAAGCTGTTCAAAGGTTTAAGGACATTTCGCAAGCTGCATTAGAAGAAACACCTGGATTGCAATTAAGAAGTTGTTATGAATGTAAATGGAGAAAAATCAATAAATGTACATTCTATGAGGATAAAAAATATTACTGGACTGCTCACGACACAATCTGTGCTGAAGAAGGATTTGTGAATTATGAAGAAAAGGAGAAATAAATAATGAAGAAATTATGTTACATATGTGAGGGTCTTATTTTTTTAACTTTTGGATTTTTGATAGGTGCTATTGGATATACAGCAGACTCTTTTGAATTTTGGTTTATGTTGGCTTTGCTGTTTTTACTAGATGTAATGATAAGAAGAGAAACGGAAATTGAATACAGTGAAAAATATTTTAGTAATAACGAAGAGGTAAACGAAGATGATTAGTAGAAGAGAGATTACAGAATGTTTCGATACATTAGAATCATACGAAGATTTTGCTATGGAATGGACAAACGTGTGTTGTCTATTAAATAAAAATAGTAAAAACAAAACAGAGAAAGAACGGTTTGAGAAAGTTGTGAAAGTGAGAAAGGGTGCGTAAGTTATGAGATTGACAAGAGAAGACGCAATTGACGGTCACAGAAAAATGTGGAACTGGATTGCCGATAAGATTGAAGAAGAGAAATGTGTTCAAGTTATTACAGAATTAAAAGATAGATATTGTAGACAAAATTACTTATTATTATATTCTAACTGTTTTTGTTGTGAATATGCTGAAGCTGATATAAAAGAGTGTGATAAATGCCCTATTAATTGGGAAAGCGACAGAATCTTGTATGGGTGTATGGATAAACATGAAGATGGAGATCGTTTAGGATTGTATTTACGGTGTTCAAATGAGAATTGTTGGGAAGAACAAGTAAAATTGGCGAGAGAAATTGCGAATCTTCCTGAGAGGGAGTGTGTGTAATGCCAGGATTGAGATTGTTTTATGGAATAGGATTAAGTGTAACCGTATGGTTTATTTATACGATTTTAACATTTGTCATAATTCCAAAGATTAAAAAAATCATGAATCGTCAAAGTAAAATTCGATGTTTATGTAAACATGAGTATGTTTTGAAATGTAGATGGCTAAAAGGTGTGAGTCGAGATTATGATGAGTACATTTTTATATGTAGAAAATGTGGAAAGGAAAAATCAATTAATGTTTATGAAAATGAGGAGAATAAATAATGGAAAGATTAACAACAAAAAATAATGTGGGAATAAATGTATTTAAAATGGGTTACGAGTGCGATAGTTGTTCTAATTTAATTTAGAGACTGCCAGATATCATAGGAGAAGGAAGTCCAACAGATAAATTGGCATATTATGAAGATTTAGAAGAAAGACTTGTAAAAACCTATGGAGAATGTGATGAACTCTTAAAAATTATTGTAGATTCTTTAGAAAAAAATCATGAGTTATCTAAACCACTTTTTAAATCAAAGCTTTTAATAGAAGAAGATGTTGATAAATGGGAACAGTTAAAAGAACGGGATACGGCGAAGAAACCGATTAAAAATGGAGCGAAGTTTACCCCGATATACGAATGTCCAGTATGTGGGTGTAAAGATGTTTCTTGGCAATCATTTTGTGATGAATGTGGACAGAGATTGGATTGGAGTGAGTAGATATGAAAGAATACGAAGTGATAGGGCATGCAACAGTTGTTTGCAGCATGCACGTTAAAGCGAACGATAAAACGGAAGCAATTAAAAAAGCAAACGAGGAATTCGGAGCTTTGACAAATTACGTAGGAATAGGAGGAACTGCACATATGTTAGGCGTATGCGATAGTAGCGATGATAGATGCGTATTTCCGGATTCTGATCCGGAATTTGACGAGTGTCAGGAGGTGGAGCGATGAAGGTTAGGGAAGCTATTGCTTTAATGAGAGAATATGGCGCAAAAACAAATCTTGAAGAAGTGGTAAAAATAGTCCAAGGGAATAAAATCCATAGATGTCCTAAATGTGGAGGGGCTGGAACAGTAACAAAAAAGAGAAATAAAGCACAATATTGGGAGTGCAGCGATGATTGGGAATACTATGAAACTACATGTGACCTATGTGATGGTGATGGTTACACGGAACATGAATACAAGCCTAAAATGATTCAGGATGGATGGGAGTAAAAAATGAACGTACTAGAGAAGATTTTGGAAGAGATAAAAGAGAAATGTGTGGAATTGAGCAAAAATCATTGGGGAGACGATGAATGTCATTTAGTTGGAAAAGGCATTCAATCTATGTATACTCAAACAGAAAAAATTATCCGATCTTACATGGGCGAAACTCCATTCACAAATGTCGAGAGTAATATAGATGAAATAGCAAGTATTGATTCTGCAATTAAAATTTTAAAAAATATGCAGAATCCTAGAATAGATTATGCAGACATGGTGGGAGCACCAGCGTTTTGTCATGGGAAAAGATACGTGTTTCCAGAACCGAAAGATTACGCTATTCAAACAGCTCTTGTCGCATTGAATGAGAAGAAAGAATGTAATATACATGAAAATAATGTCGTAGAGAAGAATATGGATAACAAGTGTTCTGAATGCAGCCAAAGAAAATGGTATCAAAAAGGATATGAAGGTGGTAAAAATTGTAATGTCAGTTGGATTCCAGTAGAGGACGGATTGCCGGAAGAGCATAAGTCGATGTTTGCGAAATTAAAAGGAACACATATGTGGAATAACGCTATGTTTGAAAAGGTGTCTGATGAAGTTAATGTGACAATCGAACTAGAGGACGGTACACGCAAAACTACAACATCGCATACATTGGACGGAAAATGGAAAGTTGAAAAAGAATGTGTTGTAAATAAAAAAGTAATCGCTTGGCGACCACTTCCTGAACCGTACAAGCCTGAAAACAGAAATAACAATACTACAAAAGAATATCAGCAAGAAGTAGAATATTTACTTGAAGAAATAAAATCAGAGAATGGATATGTAAGAGTGTCTGATTTGGCGAAGAGATTTGAAAAAATTGACCATGAATTATTCAAAGATTCTTCATGGAATTTGCTACAGATTTTGTCAAATATAAATATTCTTGTTCCAGAACATTTTGATTAAAAGTGATAAAATCATAGATTTATACGCAAAAAAGGAGAATAAATAATTGAGTTATTATGTAAAAGATATTCCTAATTCGTGTTCAGTCTGTGATTGCTGCCATGAAAAACCATACGATCGGAGATATAGAATCTGTGGCGAAAAGTTTTGTGGAATAAAAAACGAAGATGTAGGAAGATATTATGATTCAGAAAGCAAACCGAAGTGGTGTCCGTTAAAACAGATGGATGGCAATCATGAAATTTTAAATGAGTAAGAGTATTTGTTTTGGAAACTTGGAGTTGCATTTACTCAAAAGTGGTAAAAGATTTAGATAAATATTATTAGGAGAATATTATAATGTATGTAACTTTGTTTGTGATGTTGGGCATTGTCTTTATTCTTTTGGTTGTTTCTAACGATAAGAGAATAGATATGAAATACAATTTAGAAATTGCACAACATGAAAACTCATTATTAAAAGAAAAAATAAAAAGTTTGGAATATGAAAACGAATTGTTAAAATCATATAGAAATTCAATAAAAAATCATACATATTCAAAATCTAAAATTGATGAACTTAAAGAAGAATTTAAAGAAGCTGTTAATAAATATGCTATGAAAAAATCACACCCTGATAATAACGGGAATGCAAAAGATTTTGATAGATTCAGAAAACTGTATAATAGCATGAAGTAAAAACGGAGGTAAAAATTATGTGTAAAATGTTTAGCGGTATTTTAACAAAACAAGGAGTGAATTTAGCACCATTTGAAAATCAGAGTCATTCGAATTTATTGGAAAAAATGGGCATTGAAGATACAAGATTCAACGCAATGAAGAAATTTGTAAGGCTTGAATTAATTCCGCCAAATGGGGCGATTACTTCTGACATTGGTAGCTACATCTTTAAAGTTGATCAAGATATCGTTCCGGATTGGTACGAAAATGATAAAAGCAAATATGAACAAGAAATGAGAGATGCAGTTAAAGAATTTTTAGATAGTAACTATGAAAATATTTGTGGGTACTATTGGGTTTCTGTAAAACGAAACAATAAAACATATTATGTAATGCTTGGCAATATGACGATTATGAATTTTGGAAATAGCAATAATTACACTGAATCTGATGTAAGAAAATATTTGGGTGATAATGAACTATTGAAAAAGTTAAAAGATAAATTCAGTAATAAGTTGTTGCCAATCGAATTAGATTTAACATCGATGAACGGATTTAAAGATTACGGTTCTATCTCGGAAGACTATTTATCAATTATGAACATTGATATTTTACGAGATTTAGGAGAAAAATTTCCATTAACAGAAAAACCATATTGGCTTGCAACTCCGAATCAAACACCTAAAAGACAAGATGGTTCTTGTGTCCACGTTGTCAATTCTTTCGGTCTTGTGGACTACTGTGTTTGCGGTTGGAGTGAGCTTGGTGTTCGCCCGTTTTTCATCACAGAATCTTGAATCTTTGAATCTTCAACTACATTTTCGGTTAGCCAGTTTATAGTATTGTATCGCAAGATACAATACGTGAGCAACCAATAGAACGACTGAAAGGAGTGAGAAAACTGGCGACAGAAACAAAATTAGAAGTAATATCAAAGTCTATTGAATTAATGAAATATACATATACAATTACATCAAATAAAAAGAGATATCCTGTTAAATACAAAATATTAGTAAATAGGATTCAAAATGAATGTATGAATATATATAGTTATTTGATGGATGCAAATAGACTACAGGTAATTACTTCAAAAAATGAAAGATTGGAAATGCAAACAAAAGCAATAACTTCTTGTGATAAATTATCTTGCTATGCAGAATTATCTATGAATTTAAATTTGATTGGTTCAAATACAGTAAATAATTGGCAAAAGATGATTTGTGATATCAAGTATATGACTATTGCGTGGAGAAGTAAAGACAGAAAAAGATAATAAAACTTATTGGGTTGTTTGCTGTATGGCTTCTTATGTCCAAATTGTCAATTCTAACGGTAATGTGAACTACAATGATTGCAATTGGAATGAGAATGGAGTTCGCCCGTTCTGCTTCGGAAGACGAAATAAAGTAAGAGAAACGCTGAAATTAGAGTCCCGATATCAAAAGAGTAAATAACCTTTCTTGTCTCGAAAGAAACAGGATAAATACAAAGGAATATTATGATAGAAGATAATTTTAGTTTTAAGCAAGTTGTAGACTTTGGAAATTTATATAAAGCATACAAAAATTCTAAAAAAGGAAAAGGATTTACAAAAAGTAGAATTAAATTCGAGATGTCTGCTTTAGATGGTATATATCAGATTAAAAGACTTTTAGAAACTAAAAATTTTGAAATTGGTAAATATAATAAATTCAAAGTATATGAACCGAAAGAAATAATAATAGAAGCGGGTACATTTAAAGATAAAATTGTTCAGCATAGTTTATGTGATAATACTTTATTACCCATGTTAAATAAAGAGTTTATACAAACAAATTATGCTGGACAAATAGGTAAAGGAACTTTATATGGGCTAGATTGCTTGAAAGCGCAAATGTATTTAGCACATCAAAAATATGGATATGACTGTTGGCTTGTAAAAGGCGATATAAGTAAATTCTTTTATAGTATTAATCATGATGTTTTAAAAGATGTAGTTGAATATTTTGTTGCAGATGAAGATGTGTATTGGTTGTGTGAAAAGTTTATTGATAGCACAGAAGGTTTTGGATTACCACTTGGAAATCAAATTAGCCAAGTGTTTGCCTTATTATATCTTTCGGGATTTGATCATTTTATTACAGGAGAATTAGGTGTGAAATACTATGGGAGATATATGGACGATTTTTATTTGATTGTGGAATCGAAAGAATATGCTAAATTTTGTTTGGAATGTATAGAGTCATTTATAAAAACTTTAGGTTTAAAGTTAAATGGTAAAACACAAATTATCCCGTTTAAAAATGGCATTAAATTTTGTGGTTTCCATTCTTATGTAACAAAAGATGGAAAAGTTATACGAAAACTTACAAATGAAAAGAAACGTGCTGCTAAGAAAAAATATAGAAAAATGGCAAAACTGGTAAGAGAGAATAAAATGTCAAAAGAAAAATTTATAAGATCATATGAGTCTTGGAAGAATCATGTTTCACATGGCAACTGTGTTAAATTTACATACAAAATGGACAAAATGGTGTCGGAAATCATTACTTAGATTTGTGTTTTAACAAATGAAAACTATCATATATAAATACATTTTTGAGTTTTGTGAGAGTTTATTTTGGAGAATGAATTGCTAGACAGAGAATTTGTAGCGTCAATATATAAGATTGATTCTAGGAGAATAATCTTTAAAATAAGCGTTTACTATGACGAAAAATAATCTTAGAAAGAAGATGAATAAATAATGACATATAAAGAATTAAAACAACTAAAAACTTCACGAGGTGGATCTTTAGTGGGTCTGCGAGTAGTTGTAACAAAAACACCTCGTAAAAAAGGATATGAAATGTTAAAAGGATGTAAGGGAGTGATTATTCGTGATGGAACAATCGACTATGGAATAAGAATAGACAATATGTATAATCGAAAGAGTTCTTTGGAATTATTTTGGATTGATGCGCTAAACTTTGAAACATTAGATAAAGAAAAGGAGAATATTAATATGAACAAACTTACGGGATATGTAGCAGTTGCGGTTGTAGAACTTGGTGGAAGAGATTATCATTATGCAATTTATGAGGATGGAATTATTTATAAACAGGGGGATAAAGTTATTGTATCTGGAAGAAATACGATTAAAACTATTAAAGAAATAATTAGACCAGAAGAAGCAAAAAACAGATATAGTGGCGACATCACGGCAGAGATTGTTTGTAGATTAAATAGAAAACCTTATGACGAGAGAATTCGTAAGCGTAAGGAGGCAGAAAAAACTAAAAAAGAAATGGACAAACTTATCAAAGAAATGGATGAGGTTAATAAGTACGAAATGTATGCAAAACAGAATCCTGAATTACAGGAATTACTTCAGAAATTCAAAGAGTTGATTGCGTAGGGGGAGGATATATATTATGTCAATAATGATGTCAAAAGATAAGAAAGAACTGATTGTTACTTGTAAATGTTTATGTGGCGATACAGTTCACTTTTGTAAAATTGAAGACACTGACGATACAGAAAAAGAATATGCTTTTATGACATATTTAAATAGCAATTGGTACAATGATCAAGATAAGAAAATTGGCAGAGTAATTAAAGATAAGCTAAAAAAGATTTTGGGTATTATTCGTAACAAGGACTATTATTATTCTGATATTGTGATGTCAAAAGAAGATTTTCAACAGTTCAAGGATTATATCAATCAATTTGGAGAATAAGAACTATGAAAGATATTATTTTAGAAAAAAGGAGAATATTAATATGAAAAATAAAGGTATAGTAAAATGGTTTAATAAAGAAAAAGGGTTTGGATTCATTACAAAAGAAGACGGAAAAGATATTTTTGTTCACTATAAAAATCTGAATATGGATGGGTATAAATTGCTGAATGAATGTCAAAAAGTAGAATTTGATATTGAAACTGACAATGATAATAGAATAAAAGCAGTAAATGTCACTGTGGTAAAATAAATAATAGAATATAAGAAAGAAGAGGTAAAGAATTATGGGAATTACATGTAAGCAATTTGGCAAAATGAGAGGAATTATGAAAAAAGTGGATAATCAGATTGAGGCTGGTAAAGCTATCAAGCGTGAAAAAAACACAAGAAAGAGAATAAATAAAATAGGACAGCCTGTAAAAGTTTGGCGACCGAAACAGACTGTCCTTGATACATTAACAATAGGGATATCCTATAGTCAATACATATTATAACAATTCTGACTGGCTGATTCAAGCCGTTATCCCTATTTATTTTTAAAGCAAACATAATTTTACCGTGTTTGTAATTTACAATTGAATAATATTTCGAAAGGAAAGATGTGTATGGATTATAGTAATATAACTTTTTTGGAATACCAAAAGAAAAAGAAAGAAATGCTAGATGATTTAGGTAGAATAAGCGGTATGTGTAATGGTGTGAATTGTAGAGAATGCCCTTTAAATAAATTATCAGAAAATATCAGTTGTAAGATTGCGGAGCTTTTATATCCAGAAAAAGCACTAAACACTGTAATGTCATATGGATATAAAGTAGATTGGACAAAAGTTCCTGTCGATGCAAAAATTCTTGTTAGCGGCATAGAAGATGGAGGTTGGGTTAGAAGACATTTTGCAAATTACAGTAATGGGGAGGTATATGCGTATGCCGATGGTAAAACATCATTTTCTACAGATTATGTAAGTTCGTGGAGATACGCAAGATTATATAAAGATGATGAACAATAAAACAAAAGAGAATATTATATTGACGGTCATGAACGTCAATTGAAATGTTGCTTTCATGTGGTAGTCATGAATGCTGCATATAAAGCAACAATCGAAAAAACAGAAGAAAGGAAATACAAATAATACCGGTTAAATGTGCTATGCATAGCCTTGTAATATAAGGCGACTTGAATAGTAAAAATGAAAGCAACAATTTAGAAAAAGGATTAAATGTATTAAGTCTATGTGATGGAATGTCGTGTGGACAAATTGCATTAGAAAGAGTAGGTGTAAAAGTAAATAAATACTTTGCATCTGAAATTAAAGAAATAGGAATTAAGGTTACAAAACATAACTATCCAAACACAATCCATATAGGAGATGTTAATAAAATTTCATATGAAGATGGAACTTTAAAAACTGAGATAGGAAATTTTGAAGTTGATATTGATCTTGTTATGTTTGGAAGTCCGTGTCAAACATTTTCAATTGCTTGTAAAACAGATAAAAGAATTGGGATGAATGATGATAAAAAATCAGGATTGTTTCTACAGTGTTACAGAATTTTAAAGGAAGTAAATCCAAAGTATTTTTTTATGGAAAATGTAGCATCAATGAAAGAAGTTGATAAAAATTATATTACTGAGTTAATGGGTGTTGAGCCGTATAAAATTGATGCAAAAATTGTTTCGCCAGAACTAAGAAACAGATATTATTGGACTAATTTGAAACCACAAAACGAACTTTGTGTTAAAGAGATTTGCTTACAAGACATATTGGAAGATGGTTATACAGATAGAGAAAAGGCAAGGAATTTATTAGTCAGCGATAGTAGACCATTATCAATACCAGTAAAAATGTTTCACAGATATTATTCTATAGGATTTACAACATTAATTTTTAAAAACAAGAGTCATTACGATTTGTGTGTAGAAGAATATGAGAATATATCAGGTGGCAAAAGAAAAGTAAAAGCAAGAGAATTAGATGATTATACAGGAAATGTATTTGATGGAGTAAGATATTTAACTCAAAAAGAATTAGAAAAATGCCAATGTGTACCAGGAGGATATACCGAGTGTTTAACAAGAAACGAAGCAGCAGATGTCCTAGGAGACGGGTGGAATATTGACGTAATTTCTTGGTTTTTTAGTGAGTTAAATTAAGTTAAAATTTATTTTTCATTTTAACCATAAAAACACTTTGTTTTACATGGTTTTATGAATGAAAAAAATAATGGATAAGTAAAATTATCATGATTTCAAAAGGTCATAAGACTATAAATGCTAGCAAAAAGTAGATCTTATGAAAAATAAATTTAAGAGAAAGGATAAGTATAGTCTCGTGAGTTAAAGGTGTACACCACTATTCGGTGAGAGACTATAAAAGTATTAGAATTATTTAGTGGTACTGAATGTATCAGCAACGCTTTTAGAAGAAGAGGACACGAATGTTTTACAATCGATTGGAATGAACAGTTTCCAAGTTCTTGGCACACCGATATTAGCAAAGTAACAGCACAGGATATTTTAGACAGATTCGGTCGTCCGGATGTCATCTGGTGCGGTACTGATTGTACAAGTTATTCTGTAGCTGCAATATCAAGACATAGGAAAAAGAATCTGGAAACAGGAAATCTCGATCCAGTTAGTGATTATGCAAAGTTTTGTGACGAGATGAATATTCATGTTAAGGAACTTATTAAGGAATTAAAACCAAAGTATTACTTTTGGGAAAATCCACGAGCAGGTCTTAGGAAGATGACATTTATGCAAGATATTCCTAGATATACAATTACATATTGTCAATACATGATGAATGAGCCTTGGGAGAAACGAAGAATGAAACCGACAGATATTTGGACAAATCATCCTAATCCGAAGTTTAAACCGCCATGTAAGAATGGAGATAACTGTCATCCGCCTGCTCCAAGAGGTTCTAACAAATATGGGACACAAGCATTGAAAGGTGCATTAGAAAGGTCAATGTATCCTGAAGAATTATGTGAACATATTGTAGATATTTGCGAAGAATAAAAGAGGATAAACAAGTATATGAAAATGAAATTTAAAAATGGAAGTAGTATTGAAAGTATACCGTGCGATGAAGCTAAGAGGAGTATCATAGGAAGAAGGCTGAGTGATAAAGAAAGCAAACTTATGCAAGAATTAGAAATCATAAGGGAAGAAAAAAGAATAGATGATTTTATGGAGTATTTAGAATTATGAGTAAATCGTTAGAGTTTTGTAAAAGAATTGTGTCTAATAAAGATAGATCATTTTTCGCCGATAGGATTGGACAAATGCAATTGAAATTGATTCAGAGAAAATTTTTACAAACGTATTGAAAGACTGCCGGAACTGGTTGATTCGAAGAGAACTTGAAGACGGGACGAAGATCGATATTACAATCTATTTAACAATTAATCCGGAAGCAGAATTTGATTATTTTACATCGTCTAGTAGTGTACATGATGGAACCCTTGTATTTAAATTAGAACTCATTAATGATTACATATGCAATGTGATTTGCGGCAAAACATATAACAAAAATATGGGCGAACCAAAGAGTAATAATACAGTTCATTATATCGTTGGAAATTTGGTTGTATTGAATGAATATGATATGGATCATAATAAATTTTGCTCAAAAGATAAACCTTTTTTGTGTGAAAGAACAACAGTGTTGTTGCCGATTAGAATGAGTTTAGAATAATGAACTTTGTAAAAGAGAATAAATAAACATAACAATATGAAATTTTAAGAAAGGATAAAAGTTCACATGTGAGTAAAGCTGCGCAGCTACTATAGGTGGACAAAATTTGGCATTAAACATAGGTTATTTAACATCAGACAAAGGAGATAATGAATTATATTCACTATTCTTTATCGTAGACCACATTGCAAAATATCTTTCTAAGGATAAAGTAATTTGGTGCCCATTTGATGAAGAGTGGAGTGCTTTTTATAGAAGACTAAAAGAATTGGGATTCACAGTTATTAGGAGTTCTTTGGCGGAAGGACAAGACTTTTTTACATATGAACCATCTGAATGGGATGTTATTGTGAGTAATCCGCCTTTTAGCATTAAAGACAAGGTGTTGGAAAGATTATATTCGTTAAATAAACCATTTGCAATTTTGTTACCATTAAACTCTCTTCAAGGAAAATCAAGATATAAGTATTTTTCAGGGGGGGTACAACTTTTAAGTTTTGACGCTAGGGTTTGTTATCACAATCATAAACATATGGATAGGGTTGTTAAAGGAAGCTCTTTTGCGACGGCATATTTTTGCAAAGATATTTTACCAAATGATTTAATTATAGAAAAATTAAATGAGTATGAAAGACCGTTAATCTAAAAACATCCTACATGCAAAAGTTATAATGGCGAACAATAAATATGGAGGAGTAATAATGTATCAGAATTGTTGTAGAAAATGTGGAAGTACAGATTTATTTACAAAAGAAAAAGGAAATAATGTTGGATTATATTGTTCTGATTGCGGAGCATGGATTAAATGGCTGTCCAAAGATGAATTGAGAACATTTGAGCATTCACAAAAAAGCAATAATGGTCAATTAAATTATGGAGAATTAAGAGAAGAAATACATAAGATACTATGTGATTTCCTTGCTCATGAACATCCATTGCAGAATAATGGAGAATTTGATTCTGAATTTTTGGAATTTAGGACAGACGATATTCTGCAATTGATTAAAAGGCAAGGTGGCTCCGTTACAAAATAAAAGAAATGTTTCATGTTTTATAAGTACAAAAAAGGAGGTGAATAAAAACATGAAAAACAAAGAAAAGATGAAATATACAATAGCTCACAGAAAGGCTTTTCGTACAGTAGAAAAGCAATTGTTGGGTCACAATACATTTAGAAGTTTGTTTCATGATTTTGACAAAATGCTGTTGTATCCGTTTTTTGACAAAGAAAAGATTTCAAAATGGCATAGAAATTATTCACGCCATCACGAAAAACACGCAAAAACTAATACAGATATTGTGCAGATGGTTATTGATTGGGAATGTGCACGATACACCAAACCTGATAAACCTTTAAATGCAAGACAGACTTTAAAAAAGTTTTATCCGCATTTAACAGAGAAGGTATTACCCATTATAGAACAACTTAATTTATAAAAGAAAGAGAGGAATATTTTTATGTATAACAGAAATTATTACGATGATGAATTTGAAAGAGGAGAAAGAGAGTCCGATTTGAGAAGAGATAATAATTGGGATAGTAGCGGTGACGGATGGTATACAAGTCGAGGCGGTATAATGTCTGATAAATATGTTGACTCAGATGGAGAAGTACACAGCATGATGTGATTTTGGCTATTAGCCGATTTACTATAAAAAGGTTAAATGATGCGAAAATAGATTTAGGAGAAAAGTTATGAGTAACTACTATGAAGGTAAGTTGAATTTTATATTAAAAGAAGACATACCTAAAGATATCCTACATGATTTACTATTGCTTTCTAGTGAAGAATATTCAAGAGAAAATTTTATAGTGTTACAAAATGAAAAATGGGGAAGACATGAAAGATATGATTATCCAAACTACAATCTTAAATTAAAAAAATGCGACGAACATGAATTTTATTTATTCGAGATTGATTTTTGTATGAAAGGGTACCGTATAGGCACTGATGACCTTGGTCAAGATATATATGATTTTTTGAAATCATATATAGACGAATCGGTATATGATATGTCAGATGGCGGATACATTGGCAGAATACATGACGATGATGATACATATGATAAAAATTTTTATGTGAATTACGATATATTTAAACGTGAGATAGAGAAAAGAAAGTATTTATGTAATGCGGATTGTTATTATCATAAAGAGAACTGTTTATGTGACAAATATGTTGTTTGCAAAAGGGCATATCAGTTAGGCGAGCAGAATAAATAATGGTTTAGTATTAAAGTAATAGTAGGTGATGTAATTTTGATTTTTATGAGTCGATATAAAAAATTATTAAATAGTATAAAAGACGCAAAAGAAAATAAACGAAAAATTTTATTAAAGAATGGAATTGAATTAGATTTTCGTAAAGATAAATGGAATGATGTATTCAGAAACAGATTTGGTCATGAACATTCGTTATATTTAGAAATCGGTAAATATTATTTGATTACAAGGAGTTTTCCAACTGGTAACAGGAAAATGGAATTATTAAAATGTGATAGCAAAAATATGTATCTGCCGGAATTTACAACATATATCATGGAATTGGATGTAGAACCTTGTAAAAGATAACAGGAGTGGAATATGAAAGTAAAAGATCTAATTAAGAATAAAGACTATGATTATATTTCCTATAGATTAAAAATTCCAGATGACAAAGTAGAGTTTTATGGTAGCTCAATTTTTATAGGTTGTGCTGCCAGTAAGAATGGAGAATTAATATCTATGGATGGAGATACTTACGATAAAGAGGACATTGTTTCGGAATATAAAGAGTGGAATAAACCGGAAGAGAATATCAGGAATGGATTAACTGTTGTGATTGACATAAAAAGATAGAAATTTAATGAGGTAGTATTTTGATGGACGAAGGATTTGAAAAAATATTTGAAAAGAAATGGGCTATTGTTGGATTTAATCGTTGTAGAGCGATTTATATTATGTTAGGAATTGAGAAGACATGTGGTAAAACTGTTTATAAAAAATTTAATAATAAACATGAATTACGAACAGAATTTACAGATGGAACAACGCTAAAATGGGTTAGTGCATCAGAATCATCAAGAGGATTTAAATTCGGTAGAATGTGGTGTGATGAAAAGATTGATAAGAATATTTTTAGTTCAGTGATTATGCCATGTTATACAGGAAAACACAAAGATATTATTTGGGTATAAATTGAGAGAGGTAAATAATGAAACTTTTATCAGAATTAAATGATGACGAATTATTGATTATAGAACGGGAACATTATGATCCTATTATTATGGACAAAATAGAGTTTATGAAATCACATTATTTTCTTGATGATGAAGATGTAAAAGTATCATTGGCAAAGGAAACATATGCAAATTTTGATTTGTATTACGCTCTTGAATGCATAGAAGACGATATGCATGAAGATTGGTTATCGAATGTGATGTATTCTATTCCGGTAGAAGTACGAGAAAGAATCGAAAAAGAAATTAACGGATATCTTGAGAAGGAACCGACATATTATCCTTGAGAAGAGATATTTTGGAGAGAAAAGACTTGTAGGATTGGTACATTTGAAAAATATAAAGGTTACGCTGGAACTATTGAATATGATTCGGAGGATAAAATTCATTATGGAAAAGTATTATTTACAAATGAGAATCATTTAGTCAATTATGAAGCAGAAAACATTGTAGAACTTGAAGAAGAATTTCATAAAGCTGTAGATGATTATTTGGAATTTTGTAAGGAAATTGATTTAAAGGCAGAATAAAAAGGAAATGTAAATATGCTAATCGGATACTTTAACAAGTATAAAAATATGATTGGAACAATTGAATATGATGTAGGAACGAAAACTTATTATGGAGAAATAGTAAATGCGAATACTGAATTTGCAGCATATGTTAGTTATGACGCAGGCAATATTATTGACTTAGAAAAAGCTTTTCACGATAAAACAAGTAGTTATATTGAAGAATGTTTTAGACGAGGAGTTAAAGTACATCCATATAAAACTCACGTTTCATAGGAGAAATAAAATGGATTTTAGTATCGAAAAAGTTGTGGATTCTGTAATTGAAATGAGCAAAATTATTGGAACTGATTATAAAACAATTTGGGACAATTATACACATGAATTGATTACAAGCCAATTTACATGGAAAGAAGTTGAGAAAGAATTAAATGAAAGAAATACATGCTTATCAAAACGATGATGGCACTTATAGAGTTGTTATAACAGATAAAACTGCACATTCAGAGGCAAAAACTAAAATCGAAAAAGCAGACATTCATTTGACTGCTTATGCAATTAAAGATAATCAAAAACAATGTGCTTTTATTATGGAGGTATAAGTAAAAATGAAGTTTAATTTATTTGAAGGATTTCTTGTATTTGAGTTTGATTGGAAAGCAGTAGTAGCAATGTCTATTGCTAGTTCTATAATTGCTTTGTTTGGATAGGAGAAAAATATGTTAGTAGCAAAATTAAAACCAGATATTTTTTGCAGAGAATGTTTGGATATTCAAATGACATATAATCAGGTTGAAGATTGTAGTAAATGTTCTGTAAATAATAAAGAGTATCAAATTATATCAACTGGATCAAGTTTTTGGAGTGGAGATTATGCAGTAGTTTTGGTTGATGGAGAAATGAGAAAAGTATCGATGTCGAGATTGTATGATATTAAGGAGAAATAAATGAAGGTAACAATTGATTTAGAAAATTTGGAAGAACTTGTTTTGACAACAATGAATAATGATATTAAATCAGTAGTAAAAAGCCAAGTTGAGAAAATTATAAGAAAGAAAACGGATGAAAGTGTAAAGGGAATGATTGAAAACATTATCTCTGAAAAATTTGAAAATTATGTAAATGATTACATAATGAATACAAAAATAAAAACAGGTGGCAGCTATTGGGATAATGAAGAGGAAAAAGAATATACCGTAGAGCAGTTTATCAAAAAAGAATTAAAAGATAGATTAGAATCGAAAACATTAAAAGTAAAAAAGAAAAACAGAAACTCATCTTATAATTCTGATTATGAAAATGTTTCTTTTGAAGAATACATTAATAGACAGTTTGATTTTGATGAAATGATTAAAAAAGACTTGGATAAGTTTATGGATGATATTCGTAAACAAGTAAATAAAACTATGAAAGAAGTTTTTGACACATCTACAAAAAACATGCTTTCTAGTTCTGTATTGAGTATTTTAACAGCAAATGAAACATATAGGCAGATTGAAAATAATATTAAATGTATTGCTGATAAGAGAGAATAATCTTATGAATGAATGGATTGAATATGAGAATAAATTTAAAGAATGCGAATATGTAAATCAAAGTTATTATGAATATGATACTGGTTATGCAGAATATGAATGTCTTTTGATTGGTGATGGGTGTCAATGTTTTGGTGGCTGTATAGATTATGGTTGTCCATTAGCATTTAAATATAAAGTGGAGTAGTAGGTGGTAAGCATATGAAATATAAAGTTGGAGATAAAGTTAGGATTCGTAAAGATTTAAAAGTTGGAGAAAGATATGATGGCGTTATAGTTAGAGAAGAAATGATCGAATTAGTAGGTAAGACTTTAACCATTTCAAATGTTAATGATTTTGGTGAAGGTGATATTAGTTATTACTTAAATGAAGATGAAGATTGTTATCATTGGGCAGATTCTATGTTTGAAGATGCGATGACTAATGCAGATAAAATTCGTGCAATGTCAGATGAAGAATTAGCTGATTTTTTGAAAGAGACAATTCGTTTATATGGGGATAATTTGTTTTCATGCTATGAGTGTTTTAAGGAGAATGAGTGTTCAGGCATATCACATTGTAGTAAATTTATAACATGGTTAAAGCAACCAATTAAAAAATAAAGAAAGGTTTATTTCATAAGGAGAATAATATGGATATTAAATGTGAATACAAGGATAGATGTAAATCATTCAAAGAAAGACCAAGAATATGTGAAAGTTGTAAAAATAATAAAATGAGAAATTGTGAAATTGATTATTATGTTAAAGCAAATGATAACAAAATCATTGGAAAGTGTCCAATATTGCGCTACGAAGGTGAAGCAGAACAGACATTAGGGTATAAATGTCCTGTTTGTGGTGAATATACTTCTCCATATTATATTCATCTTACAGATAAGAGATGTGAACATTGTGGTTATGCATTGAATATTGAATAGGAGAAAATTATGACGAAAGAAACTTTTGAAAAAGCGAAACAGTTAGACAGCGATATTTTCAAATTGAAAGAACAGTTAAATTCAGAAGATTTAAACACGGTTTGGATTGACATAGCAACTCCTGGTACCGAAGAAATGGACTTGTATTCAAACAGATTTCAACACGAATTGATTGAATGGATGAAGAATAAACTGAAAGAATATCAGAAAGAGTTTGATGAAGTATAAAAAATAATGGAGTGTTAATAAATGAGGTTTATTGATAAGTACAACTGTATTTTATGTAAATATAACAAATACAATAGAGACGGTGATTCATGTTTTGATCACATGAAAAAAGATAAATACGGATATCCAATTGAAGAATGTAAATCATTATCAAATATATATTATAGAACTTTGATAAAATTTTTCCCATTCAAACAGATTGATGATTTCTGTACAAAGATATCTTATAGAAAAGAAGAAAAATATACTAAAGAAATGGATGAGAAGTATGGAAATTGTGCATTAGAAGATGATGATTTGAAATTTATTTGGGGTGTAAAATCATGGGATGATTTATCTGGTTCTGAAGCAAACCTATATACAATGAACGATATTGATATTACATATGACAAGAAAAAGAAAGAATATATGCTTGGAATTGAAACCGCATATGCATTCAAAGATTATGCTTCTGAGCGTAATTATCTTAAAAGGCTATTAAAAGATTTTGAAAAATATATGGATGATAAAGGATTATGTAAGTTTATGACACGTTCATTGTTTATGCGTAATCCTTATACAAATATAACAGCAAATAGTATTGAGGAGTTGTATGTGGATTTTAAAATTTTTGTAGATGGATTTTGCACACAAAAAAGGTATGAAGGAGAACTAAGTGATTTTATGAATAAATTATCAGATGAAAACTGGGTTTCAATTAAAGAAGTTGGATTGCCAAAGTTAGAAGAGGTTTCAACAACTAATTTTAGTTCGATATATAAAAGTAAAGAAGTTTTAATTCAAACCAAACGTGACGAGAGGTTTGTAGCATATTGCGAAAAAGAAGTATATGCAAATAAAAGATGGGTTGATGAGATTAAATGGTTTGTGTATGGAACTGGAGGTAGAAAAATGAGGGTGATGAGTAAGGTTGTTGCTTGGATGGAATTGCCTGAAAAGTATAAAGGAGAATAAAACATATGAAGATAAATGTAATGAATTTTATTCAGAAACGCTGTGGAATCAAACTTAATAAGCATCAAAAAGAAACTGTCAAATTGCTTGGTACATTGCCAAGTGGGACAAGAATTGTTATAGGAAGAAAATACCCAATGATTTTTGACAAAAACAATAAGAGAATTTATGTGAATGTGGATGGAGAATAAAGAGTATGAAGAAGAGACTAACAATACTGATAATTTTTGTTGTTATTGTATTATTTGTTGGGTGTAACAACATAAAAACAAATATAGCAAAAGCAAACAATGAAGAAATGTTTATTGTTGTGGAAGACAACTGGGAATACGATATCGTTTATGATAGAGAAACGAAAGTTATGTATACATATTCAAAAGGTGGCAGTGGATATAGGACAGATTATGATAATAGAGGAGTATTTACTCTATTAGTTGATGAAAACGGTAATCCGAAGTTATGGGATAGGGAATGATTATATGAAAGAAATGAGAATTATAGTAGCTGGAAGTAGAGACTTTAAGAATTATGATTTGCTCTTTGAAAAGTTAAAGGACTACTTACAATATGCAGATCCTAACCAAATTAAATTTATTTCTGGAACAGCAAGAGGAGCAGACAAATTAGGTGAACAGTTTGCTTACAATTGCGGGTATGAAGTTATTAGATTTCCTGCTAAATGGGACGAGCTTGGTAAACGTGCTGGTTGGGTACGAAATGCAGAAATGGCAAAGTATGCTGCAGAAAAGAATGGAGTATTGTTTGCTTTTTGGGATGGTAAATCAAGAGGAACAAAGAATATGATCGATCTGGCTAACAGATATGGATTGGAGGTACATGTTGTAAATTATGATTAAAGAATTTTGTTTAGCATGGGAGAAGAATAAAGAGAAACTTGAAGAGTATTTCAGAAATACACCACAGAATGAGTATAGCGATTACGAAGATTTTGTAAAATTACTGTTTGATATTGTTATTAATCCAGAGATTAACAGAAAGTTTGATACAGAAAATATCTTGAAAATTGATGATGGAGATTGTCAAGGAACACAGGTTTTTGTTTTACATAGAGACACGTATCAACCATATGTCAAAGATTATGTATACACAAACACATATTATGGTTCATGTAGTGGTTGTGATACTTTGATGGCGATTAATGATTATGGAAGCGGTCTACCAAATGAGTCACAGGTAAATGATTATATGGATTTATGTTTACATCTTTTACAGAAATGTCACTATATGACTGATGAGGGGGGAGTGATTAAGACGAATTCAAAAGATTGTATTAAATGCAAGCATTATAAAAATTATTACAAGTCAAGCGAATGTTATTGTGAAAAAGGATATTGTGTTAAGAAGAATAAAAACACAAAAAAGAGTTTTGCGAAGTAGTTATATTTTATCTCTCTTATAAGAGAATAACATAGTGTAGATAAAATATAGAGAAAATCAGAAAGGATAAAAAGAAAAGGTAGCTACTAAGGACATGTCACTTTCTGGTGAAGAGATGAAAGAAATAAACAATATTTACAATGAAGATTCCATTGAAGCAATGAAAAATATGGATTCTGAATGTGTTGATTTATTGGTGACTGATCCGCCGTATAAAATAATTACAGGAGGAAATAATAACGGCAAAAATTCAAAGCGTCCAAAGGGGATGTTGAGTAGCAATAAAAAAATATTTTCTCATCAAAATATCAAAATTCCTGATTGGATGCCAGAAGTCTATAGAGTATTGAAACAAGGCAGTCATGCTTACATATTCACTAATGTATTGAATTTAACAGAAATGTTGAACGAAGCACAAAAGGCAGGATTCAGATTACATAATTTACTTTGTTGGGAAAAGAATAATTGCACTCCTAGTCAATATTATATGAAGAATTGTGAGTATGTACTGTTTCTTAGAAAAGGAAAAGCTAAGTGGATTAATGATATTGGTGGCAGTAAAACAGTTCATCAGTTTAATAATATTATTGGGAAGAAAATACATCCATGTGAAAAGCCAATTGATTTACTAAAGTTTTATATTGCCAATTCAAGTGATGAAGGAGATATAATCTTTGATCCGTTTAGTGGAACAGGTTCTACTTTAGTTGCTGCTAAAGAGTTAAAAAGAAACTATATTGGATACGAAATAGATGAAAAATATTTTAGTATCGCAAAAAATCGTATAGGTATGGAGGCGAATTTTTGAAATACATGGGGAGTAAGTCTCGAATAGCGAAACATATTGTTCCGATTATTCAGAGATATATAGATGAAAACAATATTAAATGTTACATAGAACCGTTTTGCGGCGGACTCAATGTGATAGACAAAGTTAAATGTGAATATAAAATTGCATCTGATATACATAGATACTTAATAGCATTGTTTAAAAATATAGATAAAATATACACACTTCCAGATTTTATTACAAAAGAACATTATTCAGAAGTAAGAGAATGTTTTAATGAAAATAATAATTGTCTTGAAGATTGGTATATTGGGGCAATAGGATTCTTAGCAAGCTATAATGGTAGATTTTTTGATGGTGGATATGCAGGGCTGGTTAATACAAAATCAGGAGCCACAAGAAACTATTATGATGAGGCGAAAAGGAATTTGTTGGCACAAGCAAACAATATTAAAGATATTGAATTTATCCAATGTGATTATAAGTATTGGACAGGATTTGAAAATAGATTATTTTATTGCGATCCACCATATCAAAATGTAAAACAGTATGGTATAAGCAAGAATTTTAATCATGATGAATTTTGGGAATGGTGTAGAAAATTAAGCAAGAAAAATATTGTTCTTATCAGCGAACAAAACGCACCGCAAGATTTTGAATGTATTTGGGAACAGGAAGTTAATAGAACGATAGATAACAACAAAAGAGTTAAAGCCACAGAAAAATTATTCAAATGGAATGGCGGTGTTTCCCATGAGTAGTATTAGTTTACAACATGGCGATTGTCTTGAACTAATGAATAACATTTCTGATAAATCAGTAGATTGCATTGTTACAGATCTTCCATACCAACAAACTTCCAGAAACAAATGGGATGTAATTATTCCATTTGAACCATTGTGGGAACAGTATAAAAGAATTGCAAAAGACAATGCTGCAATTATCTTATTTGCAAATGGCATGTTTACTGCAGAACTGATGATGAGTAACAAACAAATGTGGAGATACAATTTGATTTGGGAGAAGACACAACCAACAGGGTTTCTAAATGCTAAGAAAATGCCTTTAAGAAGTCATGAAGATATTTGTATTTTTTATAAAAAACCTCCTGTATACAATCCTCAAAAAACAACTGGACATGTTAGAAAAGTAAGTAAAGCAGAACATAAGGTTGGATGTAAGAATACAACAGATTATGGAGAACATGGACTAACTACATACGATAGCACAGAAAGATATCCAAGATCTGTATGGAAATTTGCAAAGGATGTTCAAAAATCAGCTTTACATCCAACGCAAAAACCATTACTTTTATTAGAAGAATTAGTTAAAACTTATACAAATGAAAATGATTTAGTTCTTGATAGCTGTATGGGATCAGGAACTTGCGGAGTGGCTTGTAAGAATTTAAACCGGCGTTTTATAGGTATAGAAAAAGAAGAAAAATATTTTGAAATTGCAAAAGAAAGGATTGGTATTTATGGCTGATGTGATAACAATTGACACTGACTGCCAAGAAGAGTATGAACGAAAAGTGAGATCATTTTTAGAATATGGATATGAGTTAAAATCATGTTCATGTGGTTATTATGGAATAGCAAGTGACAATTGTTTTCCTTATTGAATGGCGATTTTAGTAAAAGAATAACAGATGAATTGTCTGTTTCAACCGGAGATAAAGAATGAAAATAAATGAATGTTATTGCCCAGTAATAGTTGTTGAGCATAGTGATTACATTGTAAAAATCGTAGAAGACCCAGCAATATGTGAAAAGTGTGGTCATATAGTTCACATTTTTAAAGATTATGATTTACAAACTGATCAAGAGATTATTTTGACAGAATGTTCTAATTGTAAAAGCAAACATATGGTTAGGAGGGAGTGTGGATTCTGGTGGTTTTATTTTTCAGATCTCGATTTTAAAAGGATGTATAAAAATATTTTAGATGAGGAGTAATAAAGATTGAAAATAGAGAAGAACAAACTTGTAAAAGTACTTTGGAAAAGTGAAGAATTTGGAGAATGTTTATGTGTAGATGATATAAATGGATTGATTTTAGACACCATACAAGTATTTGGCAAAATAAACAATGCATGTAAAGAGATTTCATTTTATATTAGGAACACAAATGGGAAAACTTTTATTCATCCACAAATGTATGCTCAGGAGTTTTATATACTTGCAGATAGAGTTATAAATGCAGATGTGATTGAAATTAAAGCAGAAGATTATGTTCAACATTACGCAACAATGGGAGGTTCATTTGAATTTGTTTTGAAAGATAAAATTGATAATAATTCCGACGATTTCTTAAAGGTATTTTGAAGGAGAGTATATATATGAATAATTTTGAAAATATTTTTGGCGACTACTTTGATGCGTATATTGATGCGTATAAAAGTACACAAAAATACAAAGATGATTTTAAGATGGAAATCATGCTTCGTCGTCAGGAGTTTGAAAAGAACTTAGATGATATGTGGCTCAATTATAGCAGAGGGATGGTTGTACAATTGGTTAATTATAATAAGCAGCTTGATACCATTAAAAGCTGTGGTTTAAAAGTGTTAAGGAATTCATCGGGGAAACATAAGATCATTGTTCCGAAATAAAATAAAATACAATTTTCATGGTCGTTTTAAGCATTTGGCGATACTAGACCAAACATATAAAATAAACATAACACAAGGTTAATTCAAGAAATTTTCAAAAATGAAAAGAGAATAAATAACTGCGAGGTGATTACAATACAGATTTTAGCAGAAACAGAGTATCAGGATTTGTATAGAGTAACTGATGGTGTGTTACTTGTTGTGAATAAATTTGAGTATGTGCTAATTGATAAATCTTGTCCTAGTATATATCATGCGAAACAGAAAATATATAATAAAGGGTGTCAAAATTGTTTAAAAGAGTTAAAAGAAAATTTTTATTATGCGTATTGTGATGTTACTTTTCCTAAAGGAACTATTTTATATAATAGCCATCCAGTTAAATTAGTAGATAAACACAAATGGGAATATCAAATTAAAACAACAAGCGATTATTTTAGTGGTAACATGGATAGAATTTTAAAGCTGTTAAATGAAATTATAAATAAGATAAAAGAATAATACTTATCTTATAAAAGTTATATTAATCAAAAATAAGAATAAAAAAAAGAGAATAAATATTTAGTGGTCATGAACACTAATTAAAAAAAATATATAGAAAGGATTACATAAGTAACCGGTTATTAAGCGTATACGCATTATGAAAATAATGTAAATGGAAAAGCTTAAATTAACCGGGGGGGGGTAACAAAAATGTTGCTCTCTCCGAAAACAAAAAGCCTGTAAAGGCTAGTAATGTTGAAGAATTAATTCAAGATTGTCCAAAGAATCAGACAATTTTAGACAACTTAATTAGAGCGTGGGCGATTATTAATAAGCCTATTTATGAAAAAATTGTTTGCAGCATTTCCGGTGGTTCTGACAGCGATATTATGTTAGACATTGTTTGGAGATGTGATAAAGATAATAAAGTGGATTATGTTTGGTTTGATACTGGATTAGAATATCAAGCAACAAAAGAACACTTAAAATATCTTGAAAATAAATATGGAATTGAGATTGTAAGATATAAGGGGATTAAACCAATTCCGCTTACTTGTAGAGATTATGGTCAACCATTTATGTCAAAACAAGCAAGTGAGTTTATTCAAAGACTACAAAAACACAATTTTCAGTGGGAAGACGATACGTTTGATAATCTATATAAAAAATACTCAAAATGCAAATCAGCGTTGGAATGGTGGAATAACAAAAAAGGAAACAAGTCATCATTCAATATTTCCAGAAACAAGTTGCTAAAAGAGTTTATGATTGAAAATCCACCAATGTTTCAAATTTCTAATAAGTGCTGTGATTTTGCAAAAAAGAAGGTTATACATAATCTTATTCACGATTGTAATTATGATTTAAATATTGTTGGAGTAAGAAAATCAGAAGGTGGAGTAAGGGCACAAGCATATAAAAATTGTTTCGATGATAATAACGACAATGGTTGTGATAATTATAGACCTATATTCTGGTATAAAGATCAAGACAAAATTGATTATGAAAATGCATATGGAATCATTCATAGCAAATGTTATACAGAGTATGGATTGAAACGCACAGGTTGTGTTGGATGTCCTTATGGAAAAGATTTTGAGTATGAATTAGAAGTAGTAAAACAGTATGAACCAAAACTATATAAAGCTGTAAATAATATATTCAAAGATTCTTATGAGTATACTCGTAAATATCGCCAATTCATAAAAGAATTAGAATCAAAGAGAGAATAATTAGTATAGAAAGAGGTGATAAAAATTAAAGTACGCAAAGAAGCTCAATATCTTGTTTTTGAGTTAGATAGTAATAAAACAGTTAAATATGATTTTCAAAAAAATCAAACAATAGGACTAAGTGGGAAACCAGTGAAAGATTTAAGGAGTCAACTACGTGGAATAACCATTGAAGAAATTATAGAATCATGTGAAGATAAAAATTATGCAGAGTTTTTATCTTTCCTTAAAAGAAAATATGAATTTTACTATTCTAATGTAGGTAGTTTTCTTTCTATGATTCGAAGAAACGCAAATCTTGAACAACTGTTTTCGTCAGGACTAAAAGCAATATTGGTTATTACAACTTAGACAAATCATACTGTCTTATGCCTATTAAATACCGCCACAATAATAAAATTTTTCAGATGAGAACAATTGATAAATCATTAAAATCTATAGCTGTTTGTAACAAATGTGATTCTTTTGATTTTGACAAAGGGTTTAATTTAGTAAAAAGAAGATTAATTATTAAAATTTTACAATCTGAACTAGATAAGTACAAAAGTACCATGTAAAGGGAGAATATATGAAATGTAAAAATCTTTATGTTGAAGATATAACTGGAGATGGAGAAATATTTGACCATCCTAGATACAGTTACAAATGTTTAGTAAATAATAAAGAAGTAATTCCTTGTATTAATTGCAAAGAAAGTAGATGTACTTATTATAATCCTGAAAAAGATTAGAAGGGAGAACAGTGAAAAACAGGATTCAATATACAGACGAGCATTTCTTCAATCTTGGTTATAAAAAATATGATAAAAGCCAATTTGATTCAGATATTACTATATATAATTTTCAAAAAAGATTTGATGATGAAAAAGGCAAGAAATATTTCATAGATGTTCATAAAGTATCGAATGAGTGGTTTTCAGTATCAGAAAAAAATAAAGAACGGTATGTTCCATATTCTTATACATATTCATGTCAACTTTATAAGAAAGGCACTCATGCACCTGTGAATATGGAATTCTTTTCCGATTGGACAATTGATCAGGTTGAGGAATTTGTTGAGAAGTTATTTCAGAATGGAGAGTTAGATTATTATGAAGAATGGGATGAGTGTTAAGAACTGGAATCCGGTATTAAATAAACTCGTTGAAATTAAAAATGAGTATAAAAAGAGAATAGGATATATAACTTATTATTACAAAGATGGTTTTACGGACAAATCTCAGACCTGTGTTGAAAGATGGGTAGAACATTTAAATGGAATAGAACCGTTTAATCAATATAAAGAATACGAAGAATTGATAAGCTGTCTCGAAATGAATCAATATAATACAATGATTTTAGTTAGATATGGTAGGTACAGTAATATTTATGACGGAGAAACTGAAGCATCTGGTGAAGATTTTTGGGACAGATACGATGGATTTTATAGAGAGTGTAGAAGCGTAGTTATTGATATTGAAAAAGAATGCATTGTGTTATGCCCATTCTCTAAGTTTTTCAACATTAATGAGTTAGAAGAGACAAGTATTGATAAGATACAAGAACGAATTGCTAATGCTAAAATAATTGAATTTTCAGATAAACTTGATGGTTCTATGCAATCGGCAAGATGGTACGACAATCATATAGTAATGGCTGGCAGCCAAGCGATTAATCCAGATAGTTCGTGGAGATTACAAGATGGCTACCGAATGATTTATGAACTACCAGAATATGAAGAAATGTTAAAACGTTTCCCGACATGTACGTTTATATTTGAATATATTTCATTAAAAGATGCTCATGTTGTAAAGTATAAAAAAGAACAAGAAGGTTTATACCTTATAGGAATGAGAGATATAAATACAGGTGTAGAACTTCCATACGATACAATTATGAATATTGCAAATGAACATAATGTTCCAACAATAAAAGTATTTAATAAGACACTAGATCAAGTCATGATTGAATTGGATGATAAATCATCTGATGAGGCAGAGGGATTTGTAATTAACATTGATGGTTATAAAGTAAAAGTAAAATATAATGATTATGTTCATATTCATAAAGCATTATCTAAATTATCTTCTATCAATCTTATCATTCGCAGTATTGCAGATAGTCAATACGATGACTTATTGTCAAAACTTCCATTTGCATATCATGATAATGTAAAGAAAGTTGCTTCAATAGTATTTGACTATATAAGAAAAACAGAAAACACAATAAACGAATATTATAATTCAGCTCCAAAAGAAAACATAAAAGAATTTATGATGTATATATCTGAGAATGTTCCGAAATGTTATCAAGGGTATTGTCGTGCTAAATATTATGGGTATGACATTAATGTGATTAAAAGTAATAACGAAAAATGTCCACATTATAAAAAGTTAAAAGATATGGGAATTAAGAATTATAATTCAATATTTAGAGAGGTGGAAGATGAGTAGACCAGAATTGATTGTAATGTGTGGACTTTCTGCTTCTGGGAAGTCCAGCATTGCAAAAGAATTGGCAGTTAAACACGATGCATATATTGTATCAAGTGATGCTATTAGAGAAGAAATTTGTGGATCTGTTGCAGATCAATCTAAAAATGAAGAAGTGTTTAAGATTTTTCATAGGAGAATTAGAGAATATTTAAGCAAAGGACAAAATGTAATTGCTGATGCAACGAATATAACGATGAAGTCACGGCGAGCAATTATTGAAAATGTAAGAAAACTGGATGTTGAAAAGATTTGCTATATTATTCCAAAGAAATTTAAAGATTGTATTAGAGATAATAGAAATAGAAAACATCCTGTACCTGAAGAAGTGATTGCTGCACAGAGAAGTAAGTTCCAAATACCATTCAAGGAAGAAGGATGGGAAGAGATTACTATCTATGATATGGATTATACATATGCTGATAAATTTACTCCAGAAGCAATGTCGTTTTCAATGACAGGATTTGATCAGAAAAATCCACATCATAATATGTATTTAGACCAACACTGTGATTTTGTATATAATATGTTCTCCGGCGGACAACATCCTTACAATATTTATAAGAATGGATTTCTTATGGGAGCGTCTCTACATGATATCGGTAAATTATATACTCAGAGTATTGATGAAAAAGGCATAGCACATTATTTGAGACATGAAAATATTGGATCATATCTTGTTTTGACATCGTTATATTTGTGGAAAAACTTTACTGAAGATGATTTATTAGACTGTTGTTTCCTGATCAACTATCATATGATGCCGTTTTCTTGGAAAAATGAGAAAACATATAACAGGTGGAGAGAGCGGTTTGGAGAATATAAATATGAAATGCTAATGCGATTTCATGAATGTGATAAAACAAGATTGGACGGTGAATAATATTACAGAAGAACAAAAGAAACTGGCGGAAGAGAACCACAACCTAATATACAGATTTCTCAGTAAATATAATCTGTCAATAGATGAGTATTACGATATAGCCGCAATAGGATTATGTAAAGCTGCGATGACTTTTGACGAAAGCAAATCTAAATTTTCTACATACGCTTTCAAATGTATGTATATGATTATGTTACACGAAAAGAGAAAAGAAAAAATGGCAAAAGCTATACCAAAGGATAAATTGATGTACGCACAAGCTGAGTTTGAAAATGATAATGGTAGCGATACAAATTCATTTTTCAATCTTATTCCGTCAGACATTGATATAGAAAGAGATGTTACATTAAAAGATGCAATAAAGATGGCATTTGAGTCTTTGAATGAAAGAGATAGGAATGTTGTAAGATTGTTGATTAATGGATACAAACAAAGAGAAGTAGTTAAAATTGCTGGTTGTAGTCAACCACATATTTCAAGGATTAAAAAGAAATTCAAACAATTAATGAGAGAATAAATAACTGACAGTAATATGTCTTTATTATTTTTTGACACATTTGTGTTATATGAATTATAAAACATTTATAACAAAGGAGAATGATTATGTGGGTGGTATTTTTATTATCTGCAATAGTAATTGCGATTGCTACCTTGCTAGTAATTTATGTCGGAAACAAAGTCATTAATGCAATGAAACGTGACGATTATAAATTAGACAAGGATATCAATAAAGAAAATAATACAAGTGAAAAGGAGAACAAAAAGCATGAGTAAAAAAAGATTAGTGATTGGAGTAGTAGCTGCAGTAGCGGTTGTAGGAGGAACATTTACAGTAAAATCAGTTGATAGAATTGGGACAGGTAAGATGGGGGTTCAGTATTCTGTTAATGGAGTAAAGGAAGAAACATTACCTGAAGGATGGCATTTTATCAATCCTCTCTTGAAAGTAAAGGAATTTTCAATCGGAAATGAACAGTTAATTCTTGAGAAATCTAAAAAAGATGATGATTCAATTAAAGTCGCAACATCAGATGATGCAAGTATCTCAATTAGTTTTCAAATGTCTTACAGATATAAACCGGAAGAAGTCGTTTCTACATATAGAAAATTCCGTGGTATGGATGGAGAAGATATTGTAAATCAGAGAGTTAAATCAGTATTGAAATCTAAAATCTCAGAAGTTACTTCTTCATATTCATTAATGGATGTGTATTCAGGAAACAGATCTGAAATTAACAATCAGATTACAGAATATCTGAACACTGAGTTTGGGGAAGAATACGGAATTGAAGTTCTTGATGCGTCTATTATTGATGTTCATCCTGACGATAAACTCAAAGAATCTATTGATGCAAGAGTAAAAGCTTTACAAGAAAAACAACAGGCAGAAGCGGAACAAGAGAAAATTAAAGTACAGAAAGAAACCGAAAAGATGCAAGCAGAAGCTGATGCACAAATCGCAATTACAAAAGCACAAGCTGAGGCAGAATCAAATAGACTTAAATCAGAATCTATTACAGATGAATTGATCCGCATGAAAGAAGCTGAAGCACATATGCAGCATGGATTTGTTACTATTCAAGGTGCAAATGCAGTAGTTGCAGAGTAATATTTATTAACTATATGCGGTGTCACAGCCGTATATAGTATTTAAAGGAGAAAGAGATATGTTGTTATTTATTATTTCATGGTTTTTATGTGGATTGCTAGTCTGTTTGATATTAACCGCATATGACTTAAGAGGAAGAGAATATAATCCAAATTATTTTAACAGTGATTTTTGGCTTTTGTTTTTAGGAATCACAATTTCGGGTTATGTGTCTGCTATTATTGTGGCTGTTATTGCATTTAAAGAGAAGATACTTGACAAATTTGAAATAGGAAAAATAATTCATAAGATTGCAAACATCGGAGTAAGGAAAAGAGATATCAAAACAGATAGCAATGATGAAGGTGATACATATGAAAAGAATTAAAGTTGGAAACAAATATAAATTAGATGGAGCATCTCAATTTACTTACACAAGAGAGAATAAATTAGTGAGAATTGAACCAAGGCAAATCGTAACAAAAATTAAGGATAAATGGTCTGATAAATTTAGGCTTAGAGACATGTACAGAACAGAATATAATGGTGAAACTGTTGAGATTGATATTGATAGTTCAATTATTGATAGGTATTTTGTAAAGGTGAATTAGATTTTTGATTATGAAATCATTGATAAGATTGGAAAAAGTATCATTTATACATATAAGACGGAGGATAATTAAATGGATAGAAATGATTTAGCGAAAAGAATGAAAGGTTACGAATCTGTATCAAAAACAAGGTTGGTATCAAGAATGCCAGTAATTATTAGACTTGATGGGAGATCGTTTCATACATTTACTCGTGGTTTCAAGAAGCCTTTTGATGAAGTATTAATTAAGTCTATGCAGGATACCATGAAGTATCTGTGTGAGAATATCCAGGGCTGTGTCTTGGGATATCATCAATCTGATGAAATTACATTAGCATTGGTTGATTATAAGAAGTTAAATTCTTCGTCATGGTTCGATAATGAAGTTCAGAAAATCTGTAGCATTTCTGCAAGTATGGCTACAATGGCTTTCAATAAATTCTTTAAAAGTAATGTAGAAAAGATGATTTCTGAATACAATTGTTCATTAGTCCCCCAGTGTATGGAGATACAGATGAAGAGAGATGAGTATCATAGGATATTATTAAAGGCTGTATCAAAAGGCGCTATGTTTGATGCGAGATGTTTCAATATTCCAAAAGAAGAAGTAACAAACAATATTTATTGGAGACAGTTAGATGCCACTAGAAACTCAATTCAGATGGTTGGTCAGGCTAATTTCTCTCAGAAAGAACTTCATGGCAAATCTTGTAATAAAATTCAGGACATGCTTTTTACACAAAAAGGAATTAACTGGAATAATTTTCCGACATATCAAAAGAGGGGAAGTTGCTGTGTGAGAAATAAGATTGTCATTTCGGTAAATGGTGTGATTGGAACCGCACAGTTAAGAGATACTTCTAAATCTGAAAATGAATGGATTATTGATAAAAATATTCCAATTTTTAAAGGCGATGGTAGAGAATATGTTGATAAATTAATATATATTGGAGAATAAATTATAAATGAAACATCGGTTTTAAGAGGAGATAACAAATATGGATAAAAGTTTTGTACATGAATACAATGAAGTTTCAATAAGAAAAGCAAAACAAGAATGTAAATGCAAAGTCTGTGATAATACGATTGGAAATAGGGATATTGTATATTTGAGGTCATTTAGATTGAGAGGACAACCATTTCATATATGCTTTTCTTGTTGGAAGAAAATAAACAGAATGGTAGAAGAATATATAAAGGAGAATAAATAGATGGCTATTATTGGTGCAATTTTAGGGGATATTTCGGGTTCACAATACGAATTTTTAAGACCAAAAGATTTAGATTGGAAGAAATGTGAACTGTTTACAGATAAGTGTTACTTTACAGATGACAGTGTAATGACATTAGCTGCGAAGTTGGCAGTTAAAAATGGCATTTCCTTTGCGGATTCTTATAGAAGATTTGGCAGAAAATATCCAAATGCAGGATATGGTGGAATGTTTGATGCGTGGTTACATTGGGATGACGAAGAAGCATATAACAGTTTTGGCAATGGTTCTGCTATGAGATGTTCTTACATTGGTGAACATTTCAATGGAGAAAAAGAAGTTATAGAGTGGGCGACCAAATCTGCCGATTGTACACATAACCATCCAGAAGGTATCAAAGGTGCCGTTGTGACTTCGATGTGTGTTTATATGGCAAGAACAGGTGCTACAAAAGCAGAAATTTTTGATTATGTGAAAAAACATTATCCAAAAGAAAATTATAGATATAGTGTTGAACACAAAATTGAAGATTACAGAGATGCTTATAGATGGGATGTAACTTGTCAAGGTAGCGTACCAGTAGCAATCAGATGTTTCTTGGAGAGCGAAGATTACGAAAGTTTCTTACGAAATGTTTATTCATTACCTTGTGATATGGATACATTATGTGCTATCGGTGGTGGAATTGCAGAAGAATTTTATAAAGGAACTGTATTTGATGAGGAATATTTACTGAGAAATTATCTTGATGATGACCTTTATAGAATTGTGAGAATGTAAATTTTGCCAATAGAATTTTATAGTTTCATGTAAAAGGAGAGAATATTAAAATGGACAAGCCAACAACTGAGCAGTACAACGATGCACGTGCTAACATAACAATGCTCAAGGATTGTATCTTGTACGAAAAACAACAGATTGATGAATTATTAGACAAGATTTGTAGCAGCAAAGAGAGAATAAAAATATATGAGAACTCTCTTGAGAGAAATAAAGAGATTATCACGGTATATGAAATGTACGAAAAATACGAGAATGAGTAGGTGAGACAAATGACATTCGATAAAGTGATGACTGAGATTAAAAAGTCTGGTAAAAAATATACGAATGATTCATATGACGAAGGTGAATATATTCACTATGTTCTTAAAGAAGTAGATGAAAATGGAGAGAAAACGGCAACATATATCGCATTTGCGTATGTGGATGATAAATGATCTACGGTAACGATGCCGTACATGGGTAGCGAGACAGATATTTACTCAAAGAAATGGAAAGCAATTGAAAATGATGTTATAGAAGGAGAATAAGAATATGAAGAAAAATTCGAATTGGAAAGTTGGTTTGATTATTGGAACAGGTATTATTGCGATGATTTTATTATGTGTATTTGGAGTTCAAAGTTCACAGAATAAAGCAATTAATTTAGAAGAAAGCGTTTATACTGCGGAATCAGATATTAAAGTACAGGAAAAGAGAAGAGTTGATCTTGTATACAATTTAGCTGATTGTGTTAAACAGTATGACAAACATGAGTCAGAAACATTGACAAAAATTGCAGAGGGCATGAGTAATGGAAATGACGTAGAAGATGTGAACACTGCGATTGCTGCGGTTACATATGCTTATCCGGAATTAAAAAGTAATGACAACTACAAACAGTTGATGAATGAATTATCAATGACAGAAAATCTTATGGCTCAGTATAGAGAAAACTATAATAAATCAGTAAAAGCATATAATAATTACATTAAAAAATTCCCAGCAAGAATTTTTCTTGATTGGACAGGGTATGAAAAACAATCATTTGAAAGGTTGGATTATAACGCACCAGTAGATGCTCCTCAAAATTTATTTGGAGAATAAAATATGAGAAATGATTACACGATTACAAAAAGAGAAGTATTAGCTAGTATTTCTATTATAGCGATTTTACTTGTAATTGGATTGATGATATCTGATAAAATTTCAGATTATCAGACAGAAAAGAACGCAATATATAACAAGGCAGCAAAAATAGAATCGACAGATATGTTTGAGTATGGTATGCAAACAAATGTAGGAAATGCTTTTGTGAATGGTGAATTAAAAGCTCATGACACAGTTACTTATCCAGAAATAGACAGGGATTATATGTACGTCGAAAAGATAAAAGAGCGATATACAATGCATACTCGAACAGTCACTTATACCACAGGTTCTGGTAAAACTAGAACTACACATACTAGAGTAGAAACTTACTGGACATGGGATAGGATTGGAAGTGAGGATAAAACATGCGAAGAATTAATATTTTGTGGTGTTACTTTCCCATCTAGTAAAATCGATATTCCATCACCTGAATATATCAAAACTATTAAGGAATCTAGTCATGTTCGATATAAGTATTATGGAACACCGATAAAACATAATGGAACTATTTTTACAAAATTAGAGAACAATACAATACAAGACAACACAAGATTTTATGAGAATAAAAACATAAAAGAGACTGTAACATACCTTGAATCTGATTGTGATATATTTTTATTTTGGTTATTTTGGATTTTACTGATAGGCATTTGTGTATTTGCATTTTACTATATTGACAATAAATGGCTAGAGTAAATGGAGGTAATTATGAATAAGAAAAAAGTAAAATGGTTTAGATTTGTTTCTGGTGAATCAGAATTAGAATGTGAATCAATTGAAGATGCAAAAACGCTATTAAGAGTTTGTGTTGAACATGACGTTGATTGTAATTATGTTAAACCTGATGATTGGATATTCGAGCGTTATTGGTATGTAAAAGATAACTCGTTAGAAACTACAGCATACCAATTAGAAAGCGATGATATTTGTGATTGTTGGACAGTTAAAGATTATATTGAAAATCATACACATTATGAACAGGATAAGGTGGTTGGAGTAAAATGAAAAATTTGATTTTAGAAGAAATGGACAGATATGATGCTGACGGCGTGGATTTTGTACCGATATTTGATTTGAGTAAAATTCCGCCAATAATATGTTCTTATACAAGAGAAGAATTGAAGAATTTAAAACTTTATCCAAAAAGTGATAGAAAATATTGGAAAATGATTAATGGTAAAAAAGTATATTGTGATAAAAACATTCAAAAACTAATTGAAAAAAGGGAGAATAAAATGATGAGTAGCGAAAAATTTATTGGGTTATGCAAACAGAAAGTAGCAGAGTATTTTAATGAAAATTCAGATGTTACAGACAAAGCGAATATGAAACCAGATGATGTGTATGTAGTGTGGTGTTGTAAGACATTACAGAATCATAAAGCGTTACTTAGTACACCGGTTAGTGATGGAATGTATTACGAAATTACATATAACGGTGATAAGCATGAATTATATCTTGATGCATATAAAAAATGGAAAAACATTAAATACGATGTGTAAAGTGGAGAATAAGAATATGGGTCTTGATTGTAGCATGATTCGGCACGTAAGAGTTCCGCATGAACAATTTGTGGCAATTAAAAATAAAGCAGAATGTTTAATTGTGGAAGATAAGGATAAAGGCGGATGTGTTTGTTTTGAAAGGGTGAAGAATATTTCTGATGAAGAATCAAATGAAGTGTTTGATAACGAAAAAGTGGCAAGAGTGCTAAAAAAAGTAAATAGAGAATGGGCTGATTGGGGAGAATTAAGTATGGGAAAAGAAGATATTTTGCAATTGTTTTTTGAAACAATAAACGACTCGTTAGAGTGGGGAGTTAGCAGTGATCGTTATGGTACATATGTAGACGGATGTGCAGCAATGACAGAAAAATTATTGGAGAAAGTCGAAAGCAAAAAGGTCAAAAATATTGCTTTGTAAAAGAGAATAATATAAATGAAGTTGTAATCTAGTGTAATTGGTAGCACGTTCAATATGAAAAGTAAGGTTCGAGTCCTTGATTGCAATTCGCCGTAGATTTTTTCATAGTTTCCTTTCTTTATAATATGGCGGTATTTTAACCGCCTTCGGATACATAGCTCAGATGGTTAGAGCAGCCGCCTCATAAGCAGAAGGTCGCAGGTTCGAGTCCTGTTGTATCCATTAAATTAAATTACAAAAAGGAGTGATAAATATGTTAGCAGACTTTAGTGATGTTCATTTTTGGGCGATTAATACAAAAGAAGCTCAAACTATTATTAAAAAAAATGAAGATGTTTTTACAAAAGGAATGTCAGATTTAGAAAGAAAAACATATTTATTAGGTGTTGAAAATGCTTTTTCTATATTAGATCAATTATTTAAATCTGGTGTGAACAATCAGTCTATTCAATTCTATAATCCAGATGCGGATATCGGAGATGAGTATTCTGATGAAGAATTACTTGCATGGGTAAATAAACAAAAACCTTGGGATTATTAGAAGAAGAAAAAGAGTTTGGTCTTATTGATATTGAAAATCCTGAAAATATAAAACATGCATACGATAAAGGAATTTTAGTGAAAGACAATACGATTTTTCATGGTGTTATTGAAGAAGATATTACTAAAGAAGGATATAGAATTTTAAAGAAATATCCTATGTGGCAGCATCATATTGATCATGTTTCAATTCGTCCTGATAAAGTCTATTTTACATATGAAGAAGCAAAATCCGAAGTAGACAAAAATGTAAAAGAGTTTGAAAGATAATTATCGTTAACGGATTATGAATGGTCAGTAGAGCATATTTGTAAGAATTTAGACATTTTTAAAGCAATTCATGGTTTATCCGAGAGAGATATTGATTCTTATAGAGGATTTGTCCTAGGCATGGACAATGTAGAGAATATAGACAGTCGTGGTTTAGTAAACGATATGCATGTTGGGCGAATAATCATAATGGATGGTCTAAAATGAAAAAGAAAAACCGAAGAATGTTCAAATCGAAATTAAGACAAGAACAGAATAAGGAAATTAGAGAAATACTTGAAGAAATGGAGAATTAAATTATGAAAAAGGTTGAAGAAAAATACTATTGTAATCTATGCGGTAAAGAGTGTGAACATACGCCTGATTATGTGTTGCCGGAGTTGTTTACAGGAGCTTTTTAAAATGTAAAAGTTAATTCTGTACAAAAGGATTTATGTCCTGAATGTGCAAAAGAAATTGCTAGAAAAGCAATTGAAACAATCGGAGAAGATAGATTAAAGAAATATTATTTTGAGATTGGAGAATAAAATTATGTGTGATATGAAACCAGTAAAAGACTTAAAAGAAAGAGGTGAGAAATATGAAAGTATTTTTAGGTGGCACATGTTCTGGTAGAAAATGGAGAGATGAATTAATTCCGTTACTAAAATGTGATTATTATAATCCTATTGTAAAAAATTGGAACGAATCGGACAGAATTAGGGAAGTAAAAGAAAGAGAGAATGCGGATCTAATTCTGTATACTATCACAGATGGAATCAAAGGTGTTTATTCTATTGCAGATGTTGTTGACGATAGTAATAAAAGACCAAATAAAACAATATTTTGTAATTTATATTCAAATGGAAATATGGAATTAACTGGATATAGAAAACAAATGGCACATAGTTTAGCAGCAACAGAAAACTTACTTTTGCAAAACGGTGTTAAAGTTTTTCATGGATTAAAATTTGTTGCAGAATACATTAATTCATTATGTGAATAAAAACAGAAGTAGGAAAATCAATATTCATTTGGAGAATAATTATATGAAAGGCGGTGAGTTGAATGTCGGAAGAAATCATAAAAGTTTTAGATAATTTGTGTGAGAAGTTTGGAATTGCAATAGACTGGACTTCACAAAATGTTGTGCCATACTTAAAAGAACTGGTGGGTAGATTTATCAATTACGAAGTAGTAACTTCAATTTTTTGGATTATTGTTGGAGTTATCGCCATAATTATACCTGTCATTGTAATTAAAAAGATTTCAAAGTATGCAGAAAAAGAAATTGAAGAAGATTATTATAGCGATTGGAGATTTTATCAGGTAGTTACCATTATATTTGGTTCATTTATAGTTTTTACGTTCTTAATAATGATATTGTTTCAAATTTACGATATTATTGAATGTTACACAATTCCAGAAAAGGTGATTTTTGATTACTTGAATAGTTTGACAATGAATTAAATGAATTTCTTATTTCATAGACTAAAATAGAGAATATTAAAATATAAAAATACAATACTTGATTTGGCGGTCAGTATTATATTCAGTATAGCGCAACACTAATTGGTTTCAAAAATACAATAGAAAATCAAATTTGTTTTTGGGTGGATTACAGCATACCCTTGGTTAAAGTCAGCCAAAAATCACTGTTTTACATAGAATTTATATATAGAGTTACTTCTATGTTCCGTCCGAGAGGGCGTTCAGATATAAGTTAATTAATTAATATTTTTACATAATAAGGAGGATTTTACTTAATGGCAAGAGAAAAGGAAAGAAAAGCATTAAAAAAAGGAAAGGCATCATTTAATCTTATCGGAAGAGCAAAAGTAACAGACAAAACTTTTAATCTTGATAATTCTTATGATTCTGGATGGACAGACAATCAGATGTATCTTGGTGTAGATTGTGGCAATGGTAATATTGTTTATGGAGAAATGCGTGGAGGATTCTTTCCAGATGATGACAATATTTTACGAGCTTTTAGTAAAACAGATAAAGATGATTCTGGAAAAAGCAAAATGGTTGAAATTGCATGGGAAGATAGATTTAATGAAGATCTTCTTGATACAATTGGTGATTCTTCTTTCATTACTGTTGGTGTAGAAAAAGATGTAAAAGAAAAAACAGTATATAAGAAATTTTTGACTCCTTATGATGCCGTTCAATATTTAAACGAACATTTGGAAGATGGAATGATTGTTAATGTAAAAGGTAATATTGGATATTCAGAGTATGATGACAATGTATCAATGAAAAAAGAAATCACATCTATTGTGTTATCTAAAGTTGAAAATGAAGATGATTTTAAAGCAAAATTTAGTCAGATGATTCTTCTTGACTCAAAAAGTATTGGAAAACGTGATAAAGAAAAAGGGACTATTATGCTTGATGCTTATGTGGTTGATTATGTAGGAAGTCCGAAAATTGACGGTAAAAAAGTGGCAGTAAAACAAAATGTCGTATTCCCAAAAACATTTGAAGTACATGTTAATGAGAATGAAGAAATTACGGCAAAAATGCTTCAGAGATACTTTAAAGTATCAAAAAAGAATACTTTAAATGCACTAACCGTTGTAGGAGATATTATCGAAGGTGGCTCTATTGTAAACATTACAGAGGACGATATTCCAGATGATATTAAGGAATTAATTGAAATGGGATTATATTCAGAAGATGAAGCAAAATCTAAGTGTGCTGTAGGAAATAACAATCGTGAAAAAAGAATGGTTATTTTAAAACCTGACATTACATATGTTGGGCAGGATGAAAATAGAAAACCAACTGTTGCATTAGAAGAATCTAAATATGAAGATACTGATTTGTATTTTTATGAACAGGCATTAGCTGATGCTGGTGTAAGTACAGATGATGATACAAATGTCGATAGTGATTCAGATTCAACGTCAGAAGACGATGATTTACTTGCAATGTTAGACAATATGTAAAAATGGTTTGTCTAAATTAGACAAACCAAATTATATAAATAAATATAAAAACCTAGGAGGAATAATTAATGTCTTTTAGAAAAGCTAGAACAGCGAAAATCGGTGGTAAATTTTTAAGTTATGGGGAATCTGGAAGTGGAAAATCTACTTTTCAATTAACATTTCCTAGAGTAGCATGTATTGACTCTGAAACTGGTGTGGCGCATTACGAAGGGAAAAACATTACTATTAACAATGGAAATACATATAACAATTTAATTATGGTCGATAATACATCGGATTTAGATGAACTAGAAGAGGATTTAGATGCATTCATTGATGGCGAATATGATGGCGAAATTGAAACACTTTCTATTGATTCTGAAAGTAAATTTTATGCGACAATGCAAATTGGTGCAACAGAAGTAGAGGAAAGACGTGCTAGAAAAAAAGGCGGAGATGTGGATGACGCTGGCATCAGTGTTAAACAATGGGGGCGTATTAAGATTATCAATATGAAATTACAACAAGCGAAAATTGATTTATCTTCAAAAGGAACGCATGTTGTATCAGTAGCCCAAGAAGTTGAGATTAAAGATGATGACGGAAAGAAAGTGATTGGCTATAAGCCTGATATGCACAAAAGTGTAAAATTTGATTATGATACAATCCTTCGTCACTACACAAAAAAAGATAGAGACGGAAATGTAACATTTTGGGCAGAGGTAATCAAAGACAGAACAGGTGTTACAAAAGTCGGACAACATATTGAAAACCCATGTTTTGATATTTGGAAAGATTATTACGAATCCATGAATGGTCTTGAAACAAATAAAACATCATATAAAAATGATCTTAAAACATCAACAGAATCAATGGTTGATAAAGCAGATAAAGCAGAGGCTCTTGCAGAAGAATGGAAAGCTTTAATGAAGCAGTTAAAAGAAGATAAGAATATTGATGCAATTAGTAAAATTAATAATCTTATTAAAGAAAAGAAAATTGATATTAAAAAAATCGAAATGCAAACTGTTGAAAATTTGACAGAACTTTTAGATTTTACAAAGTTGCAATTGTCTTAAAAAAATAAATTGCTCGCTCTGATATGTAATGTATCAGAGCGTATAGATTAGAGGTGTGTGTTTTGGCTAGAACAAAAAAAGAATCAAAAGATAAAGAATGGATTGAATTATGTGAATACGTCAAAAAAGAAATTCTTCAATATGATGACAATATGAAATTTCCAAAATATCTTGCCTTAAAATTACGAGGGTTAAAAAAAGGGTTGCATATAGCTAATAACAATATTGAATCAGAAGCATGTTATGATGACTATACAATTCTATGTGCATTTAAGATATGTCGAAAAAAAATTTTAGATTACCTTTCAAAAAACGAATCCAAAATAAAAGATGAAAAACACAGAATTAATTTGATAGTAAAAATTGTTGAACCAGAAATTAATGATGTTTATATACGTTTAAGACAAGCAAAAAATAGAGAAGAAAAAATAAAAGAAAACTCCTATGAAAACCAATTTAATAATGGGGCGAAATATACTAGAAAAACACAAGATATAAATGGACGAATGAAAAAATGGTTTTAGGGAGGGTTGATATTTGGCACAAAATAAAAATAAAAAAATCACTCCATTTCAAGAGATGATGTTAAATGCAGCTAAAACTGTAAAAGAATTCAAACTTAGCTGCGAGGCAAATATTGTGTCGATTTTTTTCTGCAAGCCAGATTTGATGTATGACTATACATTAAAATTAGATGATTTTACTGAGAATACTTGGAAAGTGTATTGGCAAATAGCTTATGATATTGTGATTAAAGAAAAGAAGGCAATTTTAGATGATATAACTGTTGGGTTATATTTAGAAAAGCATCCTAAATTAAGATCAAAATATGATGAATATGGTGGATATGACACAATCGAGAAAGCGAAAGAATATGTCCAGGTAGAGAATATTGGTGGGTATGTAAATGAATTAAGCAAATGGAATACAGTATTACTTATGCTTAAAAACAAATTCCCTATATATGACAGAATTAAAGAGTTTGTTGATATGAGCCTTGATGATATTTATGAAGAATATGAAGCAATGCTAAACCATATTTTTGTAAATGCATCTAATGAAGTCACAACATATAATGCATGTGACGGAATTAATAGCTTGATCGATCGTTTAAATGAAGGAATTGGGGTTGGTTTACCATTCAACAATTGTGATATTTTAAACAAAGAAGTTGGCGGTTTGAATTGTAGTGGCAATATATACGGATTAGGAGCAAACTCAGGTGTTGGAAAATCTACAACAGCTATGAATTATATCATACCATCAATTATAAAATATGATGAAAAATTGGTTCTGTTTATTAATGAGGAAGACCAAACAAAAGTACAAAAAGAATTGATTATATGGGTGGCAAATAATGTTTTAAAGTTGGAGTTACCTAAATATAAGTTACGTGATGGTAATTTTGATGAAGAAACAATGGAAATTCTAAGAAAGGCTGCAAAATGGATTGAAGAAAAAAAAGAAAACAGAAACATAACGATTGTTCCATTGGAAAGATATTCAGTAAACATTGTTATAAAATTCATAAAAAAGTATGCGAGTTTAGGAGTTAAATATTTTATTCTTGATACTTTAAAAGAGAGCTGTGATGCCAAGACGGATGAAATTTATAAATCAATGACAAGAGATATGGTTGCACTATATGATGTCGTTAAACCAGCAGCAAAAAATGTTGGATTATTTGTAACATATCAGCTTGGGAAAGCAAGTATAAAAATGCGATATTTAACAAATAACGAAATTGGAATGGGAAAGAGTATCGTAGATGTCATGAGTGTAAATTTGATGATTCGTAGACCATTCGAAGATGAATATGAAGGTGGAAAACATGAAATCGTAGGATATAGATTTGAAGGTAAAAATGGCAAAAGTAAAATACCATTTAAATTAAAAAGAGATAAGCATTATATGATTACATTTATTCCTAAAAATAGATTTGGTCAAACAGATGCTTTTCAAATAATTAGCGAATTTGATTTTAGTACAAATACAAATAAAGATATTGGAATTTGTAACATAACTCAAGATTGGTAACAAAAAAAGACAAGGCGGTGATTTGGTATTAATGCAGATGATTTGAAAGAATATATAGTTGAAAACAATAGTATTTATACGATACTAGAATCTTTAGGGTGTCATGATATAAAAGAATATCAAAAAGAGTGGAGAGCCGCCTTGCCTGATGGAACAAATAAAACTGCTGTATGTGTAAAAAAAGACACACTATCTTCGGCAATAAGAAATTCTGAAGGTAACAAAAACGGTGACATATTTACTATTATAATGGACATAAAAAATATATCTTTCGGCAAAGCAAATAAATATTTACATAAGATTTTGGGGCTTAATTATACATATAGTAAAAATGTTAAAGATAAAGAGAAAAATGATCCTTTAAGGATATTTAAGAAAGTCAAGAGGAAGCGCAGGACATTGGATATTGACGTTCCTGTATATGACGATTCGTGTATTAAAGAATATGTACCACTTCCATATATAGACTGGGTAAGAGATGGAATTATGCCATTTGCTTGTGAAAGATTTAATATTGGATATTCATATGACCGCAAGAGAATAGTAATACCAGAACGCAAATGGGATGGTAGTGACAATGAATACATAGGAATTTCAGGTAGAACTACAGTACAGAATTATGAAATGTTTGATATTCCAAAATATTTTAAACTTTCTGATACGTATCCAAAAGGACTTAATATATATGGATTAAATGAAAATTATAAATCAATACAAGAGGCTGGTTATACAGTTGTAATGGAGAGTCAAAAGTCTGTATTGAAAAGATATTCAAGAAAAGATGAAACTGCTACGGCAATTGGCAATTGCGAATTAACGGAAACACAAGTAAAGATTTTGATTAGTTTAAACGTAGAGATTTGTATTTGTTTAGATGAAGGGATTGATATTAATCATATAAGAAAAGAATGTGAGAAATTTTTTCATATCAGACCAGTCTCTTATATTTACGATAGGTGGAATTTATTAAAACCTGGTTCCAAAGACAGTCCGGCGGATATGAGTAATAAGATTTATAAGTTTATGTTTAAACATAGAACTATTTATGATGAAAATGAACATGAAGAGTATATGAAATATTTAGAAAGTGTTGGTGATAACAATAAGAAAAACAAGAGAAGAACTTAAAGAAATTTGTAAAAATTTACATATAGATGAATTGGACAGTTGGAGTAAATACCATTGTTATAAACAAGACAAGTGGGAAGCATTTTTAAAATATGTGTTACATGAAAAAGAAGACAGAACGAATGGAATATATGCGGTGTCTGGTGGTTACTGTCATGATATTATTGAAAAATTATATAGTGGAGAAATTAAATACGATGACATGATCAACATGTATGAAGACTCGCTTCTTACAATGAATATTGCTGAATTGAAATATGATAGAAACGATTCAGAAAAGAATGAAAAGATTGCAAATAAATATGAAAATTGTGTAAGACATTTCTTTAAAAATCACAATGTGATTAGACAACCACACAGGATTGAACATTTTATCATAATCAGAATTACAGATGACATAGTGCTTCAAGGATACATTGATTTTATGTTTACAGAAAAATATGTAGACGAAAATGGTAATGAAAAAACACGAATTAGAATTATAGACTGGAAAACAAGCACAAGATATTCAGGAAAGAAAGTAGAACAAGAGTGTGGACAGTTGGTAGTTTATGCCGAAGGTATTAGACAGGCGTTGGGAATTCCACTTGAAGATATTATTTGTGAATGGAATTTCTTGAAGTATGTAACAGTAACATACGAACAGAAAAATGGGAAGAAAAAAGATAGATATATTGAGAGAAATGTTATTGGAGAAAGTTTAGTCAATACGGCTAAAATGTGGCTTAAAGAGTTTGGATATGAAGATGATATTGATTTATATGTAGATAAAATGATTCTTGAAAATACAATTGAGTACCTTCCAAAAGAAGTGAAAGAAAAATTTGAAATCAAAGATTGTTATGTTCAAGTTCCATTGACGGAAGAAAAAGTAAATGAATTAAAAGCCGATATTACAGAGAAGATTCATGAATTTAGAGAGAAAAAGAGAGAATATCTTAATACCAATGATGAAATGCTGTTTTGGCAAGATGTTACTGATAAAGACGCATTTAGATTGGCGACACTATCGGGGTATTCTAGGTCATTACACAAACCGTATGATGTTTATTTAAAAGAACAGGATATGTTTAAAAATAATACAGATGATGAAGATGATGATATTGAATCTTCAAATGATGAAGATGATTTACTTTCATTCTTAGATAGTCTTTAAAAAGAGGTGAAAATACATTAATAGATATGAAAATTACCACAAACATTGCCATGAAAGCAATGTATCTACATTAGATTGTGTAGTGAAAAATACAGATTATATAGAAAGAAGTTTAGAGTTGGGGTGTAAAAATTACTTTACAACTCAACACGGATGGTCAGGAAAGTTCCTAGAAGCATATGATTTGTGCCAAAGGAATAATCTTAAAATGGTTTATGGTGCTGAGTTATATATGGTTAAAGACCGTAAAGAAAAAGATAACGCTAATTACCATATAATTATCATTGCGAAAAATCAAGATGGTTTTTATGAACTTAACGAGATTGTGTCTGAGAGTAATAGAAGTGGTTTCTACTATAAACCAAGAATTGATATTGAATTAATTAAAAGATTGAATCCAAACAATTTCTTTATTACATCTGCTTGTGTTGGTGGAATTTTAAGACAAAGTGATGATATGAAAACGCTGTTTGAAGCAGTATATGGTCATTTTGGTAAGAACTTTTATTTAGAAGTACAGAATCATCCGTTTGATATTCAAATAAATCATAATAGGAATATGTTAATGCTGAAACAACACTATAATATGCAGATTATTCATGCAAACGATAGTCATTATATTTATCCAGAACAAGCAAAGGATAGAGTGAAATTCTTAAAAGGTAAGGGTATTAACTATGGTGATGAGGATAATTTTGTTCTTGATTTTCCTGATTATGATACTGTTGTTGAAAGATATAAAAAACAAGGTCTATTATCTGATTGGCAAATCAAAGAAGCAATGAATAACACTTTAATCTTTGACGAATGTGAAGAATTGCATTTTGATAAAGAGATTAAAATGCCTACAATCTATCCTAATTATACACAAGAAGAAAAAGACAAAGAACTTGCAAAACACTTATCAGAAAAGTGGAATAAGGAGAAGGTAAACATAGATAGGTTACGTTGGAAAGAATATCAAAATGGTATCGCTTTTGAATATAAGATTGTTAAAGATACTCAGATGGCAGATTATTTCTTATTTAATGAGAAAATGGTTGAATTAGCAAAAGAAAAATATAGTGGTGTTTTATCAAGAACAGGTAGAGGTTCAGCAGTTTCCTTCTATATTAATAAGTTACTTGGTTTTACAGAGATAGATAGATTCACTGCACCTGTGCCCTTATATCCAACACGTTTTATGAGTACTGCAAGAATCTTAGAAACGAGGTCATTACCAGATATCGACCAAAACTGGGCTGATGTATCTGCACCAATATTAGCTTCAAAAGAGTTACTTGGTGAAGATGGTATCTATTATATGTATGCTTTGGGAACTATGAAAGAGTCATCTGCTTTTAGAAACTTGTGTAGAGCATATGATATTCCAATGGATGAGTACAACGAAGTTGGTAAGAATTTAGATAATTTCAGAAACGATAAGAGGTGGAAGCCTATTATAGATGAAGCACAGAAATATATAGGTACAATCGAAAGTATTTCACCTAGTCCGTGTAGTTTTGTTTTGTCTAATAAGCCATTATCAAGAGAATTAGGTTTAATTCGAGTAGGTAATGAACTGTGCGCTTGTATTGATGGGTATACGTCCGATGTGTGGAAGTTTTTGAAGAATGATTACTTAACCGTAAAGGTATGGAAAATAATTTCTGATTTTTATAAGATGATTGATCAGCCTATTCCAAATATTCGAGAGTTATTGCAAAAAGTAGATAATAGGACTTGGAAATTATATGAAGATGGTATGACAGCAACATTAAATCAGGCAGATACAGATATTTCAACATCAATGCTAAAGCGTTATAAACCACAGACAGATGCAGAGATGAGCGCATTTGTAGCTGCGATTAGACCAGGATTCGCAAGTTTGGTAAATACATTTCTTGATAGAAAGCCTTATAGTACAGGCGTTACTGAAATTGATGAGATTTTACAACCAAGTTATCATTTTATGTTGTATCAAGAATCTATTATGGCTTTCTTGGTTTGGTGTGGTATGAAAGAAGATCATACATATGACATTATCAAGAAAATAAGCAAAAAGAAATTTACGCCTGAAGCAAAAGAAGAGTTGAGGCAAGAGCTATTAGCGGGTTACAAAGCAAAACTTGGTACAGAAGAAGGTTTTGATGAAGTATGGCAAGTTGTAGATGATGCTGCACGATACAGTTTTAATGCAGCTCATGCCGTTTCGGTAGCCTATGACAGTATCTATGGAGCAGAAGCAAAAGAGCATCATCCATTGGAATACTTTACAACTGTTTTGAATGAATATCAGTCTGATAATGAAAAGACAAGTCGTATCATTGCAGAGTTAGATTATTTTGATATTCATTTAGAGAATATTAAATTTGGTAAATCCAAAAATGAATACACTTTTGATAGAAATACGAATACGATTTATAAATCGATTTCTTCTATTAAATACTGTAATGAAGTTATTGCAAATGAATTATATGAGTTATGGAAAAATAATACATATAAAGATTTTGTGGATGTTATTAGAGATGTTAAAACAAGAACATCTGTCAATTCAAGACAATTACAGATACTTACTATATTGAATTTCTTTTCAGATTATGGTTCCAACAAAAAACTACTTCAAATAATTGAAATGTTTGAAAAGTTCTATGGTAGAAAGCAAATTAAAAAAGCAGATGTAGAAGTATTAGGTATAGATTTAAATGAATTTGAAGGATGTTATGATAATGAAACGCCAAAGATGTATAAAGAGTTACATATGGATAGATATGTAGAAAAAATGTCAAAAAAGATTGAAGATAAACCACTATCAATTAAAGAACAGATAAAATATGAGCAAGAATATCTTGAATACATTATCTATTCTAACCCTAATGCTCCAAAGAATATGTTTTATGTTGTAGAAGCAAAATTCTATAAAGATAAGACTAAACCATACCTTAATCTATACAATTTGAGAACTGGTGATATTTTAAAAACGAAGATTACATCTGGTAAGAACTTTGTTGAAAAACCTTTTCAAACAGGAAATGTTATTAATGTTACAGAGTTTAGAGAAAAAAATAAGATGAAAATAGTGAATGGTACATGGGTTAAAACATCTGAAATGGAGAAAATAGTAGTAGGATGGGATGTTTATTAGGAAGGGACTTGATAAGAAATATGAGTGATAAAATTATAGATTTTAAATGTACACCAGAAAGATTGGTGTACAACTCTGATGAGTATAAAATTTATGGATGCTCAGTAAATTCTTACGAGTATCCAGATGTTCAAATCGGAAAGTATAATACAACAACGATTAAAGGAAATTTTCAAGAACTTAATCTAGGTGTTGAATATACTGTAAACGCAAAAGAGGTTTCTGATAAATATGGTATTGGATATGATGTAATCAATATACGCAGAGAAAAGCCTACAACAATAGCATCAACAAAAGCGTTCCTTTATGAAATTCTAACATATAATCAAACAGAAACATTGTTATCTGTGTACCCTGATATTGTAGACAGAATTATGAATAATAGATTGGATGACATTGATTTATCGAAAACAAAAGGAATTAAGGAATATACATTCAATGTTATAAAACGAAAGGTAATTGAAAATTTTAAACTTGCTGATTTGGTAGAGGAGTTTCGTGGATTATTTAGTTTATCAATCATAAAAAAACTGTATGATAAGTATCCGTCTGTTGAAAAAATCAAAGAGGTTATTAGAACAGAACCATATGAATGTTTATGTAATTTAAGTGGCATTGGGTTTAAAACGGCTGATGAAATGTTATTGAAATTAGAACAAGAAGCAAAAAAGTGTAAACAGACTGGGGAAACTCCAATATTATTCTTTGGATTCGACTTAAAAACATCGTATCAAAGAGCAAAAGCATGTGTAGACTATATTCTTAATGAAAACGAAACAAACGGAAACACGTACATAAAAGTAGGAGAACTGAAAAAACAATTTGAAATATTGGTTCCAGAAACCATTAAACATTTACCTGTAATTTTAAAAACTGATAACGATGTTGTGTTTGATAGAGAGTTATTATGTGTGTGCAAAAAGGATACATATGATACTGAGAAATATATAGCAAATAGAATTAAAGAAGGACTGAATGTTAATACAAAATGGGATTGTGATTGTAATCAATTTAAAAAATTAGATGGTTTCAATTTGACGGAAGAACAATGCAAAACATCTGAATATATGTGTCGATATAATATTGTATTACTTGTAGGGTACGGAGGATCTGGAAAATCTAGCAGTACACAAGCCTTTGTAAACATGTTGGATTGTTACAATAAATCGTCTTTATTACTAGCACCAACAGGAAGAGCAGCAAAAGTTTTAGCTGGATTTACTAGTAAAAGTGCAATGACAATTCATCGTGGACTTGGGCATATGCCACCTAATTATTGGGAGTATAACGAAGAGAATACACTTGATTTTGATGTTGTAATTGTCGATGAATTTTCAATGTGTGATATCTTCTTATTCAGGCATTTATTAGAAGCTATTGATTTTAATAGAACAAAGTTGCTATTAATAGGGGATGACGCACAGATACCTTCAGTTGGCGCAGGAAATGTATTATATGATTTACTGTGTAGTGACTGTATTCCAACAATAACATTGAATAAAGTTTTTAGATATGGAACTGGAGGTCTTTCTACAATAGCAACAGATACAAGAATGCAGAATGAGTATCTTGATAGAAGTAAAAAAACAGGAATGCAAGTTTTTGGTGATGATAAATCTTATATTTTTATGGGGTTAAACAAAGAAAAAATTGTAGATTATTCTGTAAACTTATATAAAAGTCTGATTAAAAAGGGATATAAAAAAGAAGATATTGTGGTTTTATCCTGTTATAACGTAGGAGATTATGGCGTTATTGAATTGAACAAAAAGTTGCAAAATGCCATAAATCCTAATCCTAATGAAAAAATAACGTTTGGAGATTCTGAGTTTAGACTTAATGATATTGTTATGAATTATGTAAATGATTATAAGGCGATTAGATATAATGAAGAATTTATAGATGATAAAAATACAACATTTATTGCAAATGGTGAATCTGGTAAAGTAGTAAAAGTTATGAAAGATGCTATGGTTGTAGATTATGATGGAGAATTGATATATTGCCCGAAAAGTTCTATGAAGAATATAAGACTTGCTTATGCGATTAGCACACATAAAAGCCAGGGAGGGCAATTCAAACAAGTTATTCTAACAACACCAAGCGCACATACATATATGTTAAATTCAAATCTTCTATACGTTGGAATTAGTAGAGCAAAAGAAAATTGTTACCATTTAGGAGAGGTACGAACTATAAATTTGGCATTAAAAAAGAAAGAGAATTTTGCAAGAAATACATTATTACAAACATTTTTAAAAGGAGAATAAACTAATGAGAAATGAAAAATCTAAAATTTTTGATTCGTTGTTAAGCACATTTGAGAATGAAGATATTAAAGAATTCGCAAAAGAGTGTATTAAAGTGATTCCTAATTATTTCTGGAATGTTGGAGCATCAAGCACAGGGAAATATCATCCTCAATATGCATTGGGAGATTTAGGTTTGGCACGACATACTTGTGCATTAGTGAGATTTTTAAATCACATTTTAAGTATTGATTGTTATAAAAATGACTTTACATCAAGAGAAAGAGATTTGATTCGTGTAGCTGGCATCATGCACGATTCAATGAAAAGTGGAAATGATGAAGATTATTTAGCAAGTAAATATACAAAATTTGATCATCCAATTTTAGCAGCTCAAGAAGTTCGGAAAATTGTTGGGTTTATTCCGGAAAACGAGCTTGAATTAATCGCCCATACAATTGAATCACACATGGGGCAGTGGAATAAAGATAAAAGAAGTTCATGTGTATTGCCGTTGCCAGAAAATAAATATCAAAAACTATTACATCTTGCCGATTATCTGGCTAGTAGAAAAGATATTGAAGTTTTGTTTGATGATGAATATACAAAAGACCTACATTAGAAGATTATATTATTACATTTGGAAAACATAGCGGTAAAAACACTTCCTGAAGTTGCAAGTGTAGATCCTAGATATATTTCTTGGGCAAAAGAGAATATTAAAACAGAGCCATTAAAAACGCTACTTGAAAAAATGTAAAATCGATCAGTCCCAAAACGAACATTTCAAAAACAAAAAATTTACGCTATATATTATAGGTCTATCGCATCTGACAGACCATATATGGCGTAAAAAATAGAAAGAGGTGAAATAGTAATGCTTGATGCATATACGGCATATGAAAATGCTATGGAAGTAATAAATATGAATATGGAGACAGAAATTGATGATGTTTTAGATGAAATAAAAACGGCATCAGAAGAAGGTGAACTTAGTATTATGTGGTTTAATCTTTTTTCTAAGACAATTAAAAAGCTAAAGCAACTAGGGTACAAAGTAAAATGTTCTCATGGATTTTACGAAATTTCGTGGAGAAAACCAAAAGAGGTGGGTAAATGGAAAAGGTAGAAAGAATAAAAGAACTAACAAAAGAATTAAATAAATACAGAGATTCGTATTATAACGACTCAAAATCGCTGATTTCTGACTATGAATACGACAATTTGTACGATGAACTACAAAAATTAGAAGATGAAACTGGACTTTCATTTGCAAATTCTCCTACAAAAACAGTGGGATATGAGGTCAAATCCGAGTTAAAAAAGGTAAAACACTCTCATCCTATGCTGTCTTTAGCAAAGACAAAATCGGAGAAAGATTTAATTAAATTCGCAAGCAATAAAGACTATATTTTAAGTTGTAAGATGGATGGACTTACTTGTTTACTTACATATAATAATGGTGTATTACAATCTGCGGAAACAAGAGGGAATGCTTACGAGGGCGAGGATATCACGCATACTGCTAAAGTATTTGAAAATATTCCATTAACAATTCCGTATAAAGGATTGCTAGAAGTAGAAGGAGAAGCAATTATATCAAATGATGACTTTAGAAAAATTAATGATAAGTTGCCTGATGATAAAAAATATAAGAATCCTAGAAACTTAGTAAGTGGATCAGTAAGGCAATTGGATAGTAAGATTGCAAAAGACAGACATATTAGATTTATTGCATGGAAAGTTCCGAAGATTGAAGGAAACATAAGTACATTTTTAGAACGATTTAATTATATAGAAGATTTAGGATTTGAAATTGTTCCGTATGTTGCAACAAACGATAATGATGCGGAGCATATTGATTTTTTAATTGACAATTTAAAAAATATTGCAAACAAATTATCATATGGCATTGATGGTTTGGTAATGACTTATAACGATATCCGATATGGAGAATCACTTGGTATGACTGGACATCACCCAAAGCATTCTATCGCCTTCAAATTTTATGATGAGGAAGTAGAAACCACCTTACTGGATATGGAATGGTCAATGGGGAAATCAGGACAGCTTACGCCCGTGGCAATCTTCAAACCTGTAGAGATTGATGGAACTATTGTTGAAAGAGCAAGTGTCCATAATGTAAGTATTCTTACAGAACTTGATTTACAAATTGGAGATACTATTACAGTATACAAAGCCAACCAAATCATACCACAGATAAAAGAAAATCTATCTGCAAAAGGAAGAGAATCTACTTATGTTGAAATCATTGGTTATTGTCCAGTTTGCGGAGAACCAACAGAAATCAAAAAAGACAATGATACACAAGTTCTCATGTGTACAAATCCACACTGTAAAGGAAAACTTCTTGGAAGATTGTCACATTTTGTATCTAAGAAAGGCATGAACATTGATGGATTATCAGAAGAAACATTGAAAAAATTCATTGATTTAGGTTGGTTAAATAACATTTTCGATATTTATAATCTTCATGTTCACTTCGATGAGTTATCAAAAATGGATGGATTCGGTGCTAGATCTGTAAAGAAATTACAAGACGCAATCGAAAAGAGTAAAACTGTGGACTTACAACATTTTATAGCAGCACTAAGTATTCCAAACATCGGAACGTCTCAGTCGAAGGAATTACTAAAGAGATTTAAAACATGGGAAGAATTTGAAAAAGCAGGATTTGGAAGTTATAACTTTGCAAACATTGAAGGTTTTGGGTCAGTTTTAAATAAGAATATTCACACATGGTTCAATACAATGTGGAATGAAGATAAAATTGGAGAGCTTGTAAAAATCATTACATTTGTGACCGATGATAGCTCTGCAAAGAGTGATAAATTAAATGGTAAAACATTTGTAATAACTGGGTCTTTAACACATTATCCAAACAGAGATACTTTGAAATCAGCAATAGAATCTATGGGCGGAAAAGTATCTGGGTCAGTAAGCAAGAATACGTTTGCGCTCATCAATAATAATGTAAATTCAACTTCTAGTAAGAATAAAAAAGCAAAAGATTTGGGAGTCCAAATTATCACAGAAGAGCAATTCATAGAATTGGTAAAATAACAACTCTTTTTTGTATTGGCGTACTTAAAAAAGAGAATATAACCGTAACACTTATTATTTTCAAAACACAATTAAATATTGGAGGTACTTTATGATTTCGTGTAAAGAATATGTGGAGAAGAGAAAAGAAATTTTAAAGAGCAAAGTGGACAAGATGAAAGATAAGCCTTGTCTTGTAGTGGTGCAAATTGGTAACGATGAATCAAGTAATTCTTATATCAAAGGAAAGAAAAAAGATTGTACTGAAATTGGTATCAAGATGATTCATGAACATATTATGGATGATTCGATGTCTCAGGAAAAAGTGGAAAACATTATCAGACAATATGATGCGGATGATACGGTAGACGGTATTATCATTCAATTGCCAATTCCTAAACAATACAACAAAAACCGATTGCAAAAATGTATCAGACCTTCAAAAGACGTTGATGGTTTCAAAAGAAATAGTTGGCACAGACCGTGCACACCGTTAGGTATTATGAATTGGTTAAAATACAACAAAGTAGATTTGTCTAGCAAAGACGTTGTTGTGATTGGAAGAAGTGATATTGTTGGGAAACCACTTGTAAACATGATGATTGAACAGGGTGTGACCGTTACCTGTTGCAACAGTAAAACAGATAATCTGAAATATTATACACAAAATGCTGATATTGTAATTTCCGCTATTGGTAAAGCAAAATATTTTGATTCCACATATTTTAAAAATGGACAAATTATTATTGATGTTGGGATCAATAAAGATGAAGACGGTAAATTGTGCGGTGATGTAGATGGAACATACATCTATGATTCTTATGTAACACCTGTTCCTGGCAGTGTTGGATTGCTCACAAGATGTCAGCTTGTTAACAATGTGGTTTCGGCATACTACAAAAGGAGAAAATATAATGAAAAACGAATTTCAAATTAGGTTAAACAGTGTAAATGAAATTGCACTGTTTACACAAAAATGTTCTGAATTTGATTGTGATATTGATTATCAAGTAGGTAGATATATTATTGATGCGAAGTCAATGATGGGCGTGCTATCAACTGGAGTAGAAAAGACTGTAACTGTTGTGATTAATACTGATGAGCAAAATGTAATTAAAGAGTTTCAAGAACAAATTAAATTATGGATTGTAGAGGAGGATTAAGAAATGGAGAATTATAAAATCAAATTAAATTTAATCTCGGATATTAAAGCGTTTGTACAGACATGTGGAAGATATAAAGAAAATATTTTCATCAAACAGAAACATCAAGTAGTAAACGCAAAGAGTTTACTTGGTATTTATTCACTTGATTTGTCAAGTCCTATTGAGGTTTGTATCGAAAGTGAAAACAAAAATGTAGTTGATGATTTCTATGATTTTGTACAGAAATGGGAAGTAGAGGAGTAAATAAGATGGTTGAACCGGATTTGTCAAAAATGCGAGTAGAGATTAAATGGGCTGAAGATATGTGGCAACAAATTAAAGATGCCACTATGACTACAGTTGGTAAGGATAAAGGTTGTTATCCTAATCATGATTGGAAGTTAAAACTTTTGATGGCAGAACATTCTCCAATTAGACTTGGTTCAGTTATTTTAAAGATTTATGATGCTCCACAGTTTGTTCATGGACATTTAGTAAGACATTCAAACGGTGTTGTTCCATTTGTTTCAACTTTAAGAAGTGATAGAAATGATTACGATGAAATCCCGAACAGAAATACATTACAGAGTGCAACATATTATTTCAATTTTCAAGCATTAATTAATGTGGCAAGAAAGAGACTATGCAACTGTGCTAGTTATCAGACTAGAAAAGCATTTGAAATGATTAAAGACGAAATTGTTAAACTTGAACCAGAAGCAGCGAGCAGAATGGTAAGAGAATGTGTATATAGAAACGGTCTGTGTCCTGAGATGTTTCCTTGTGGATACAATAAAAAAGAAAAATTTAAAGAAGAATTGAAAGAATACATTGCTGGATTTGAAAATCAAATTTGTCCAGAAACAAATATTAGAAAAGGAACTACAGATTAATGGATTATATTTACTATTGCAGTAATAACGAAGATAACGATTGTCAAAAGAAAAATGAGTGCAAGAGATTTGTTAATGCGAAAGACCAATGCGTTGCTACATTATATAAATCTTCTTGCACAGAAGATAATAAGCATATTTTATTTATAAAAGCTGAAACAGAAATTAAAGAAGAGAAAAATACGGATGGTGAAAATAAATAGATGATTTTCGTAATTGGAAAGACGTGTTCGGGTAAAGATACAATTGTAAATGAATTAATTAAAAAATATGGATATAAGAAATTAGTATCTTATACTACCAGACCTATGCGTACAAAAGAAAAACAAGATGTTGATTACCATTTTATTAAAAAAGAAGAGTTTTTAGATAAGATTGAGAACGATTTTTTTATGGAATATAAAAAGTTTGACACAACTCAAGGTGAATGGTGGTATGGATCTGCAAAAGAGGATTATTTAAACTCAGAGCAAAACACAATTAAAATTATTGAACCAAGAGGATTACAAGATATTTTATATAGAATACGAAAAAACGAATTAAATATCGATCCAATTTGCATTTATATATACGCAAACAATAAAACAATTGAAAAAAGATTGGTTGAGCGTGGAGATGAAAAAGAAGAAGCAAAGCGGAGACTAATACAAGACAACAAAGATTTTTCAAAAGTCCAATGTGTAGCAAATAGAATTTTTTACAATAACGGCGATAAACCATTAAGTACAGTTGTAGATGAAATTCACGAGTATATTCAAAGGAGAAATTATGGAGGTGATTTTTAGTGAGTCAAGAAAAGAAAAAATTATATCTTGACTTCGATTGACGGAGTCATATGTGATTCAATCGCAGTGATTACTTCCTTATATAATGAAGATTTCGAATATTATAAAAAATTCAAAAAGATTCATGCATATGAAATTAATACATACGATTTTGAAGAATGTGATTGTGCTACGAAAGAGCAAATAAACAATTATTTCAATCAACCAAGATTCTTTGAAAGATTAAAGTTTATGCCGTATGCAAAAGAAGTAATTGAAAAATTAAAAGAAAAATATGATGTGACGATTGTAACTATGGGATTCAGTCCTAATTGTATTGGCAAACAATTATGGGTTACAAAGAGTCTTTCTAACACAAAAATGATTTGTGTAAATATGAAAGAGTATAACGATAAGTCTCATATTGATATGTCTGATGGGATTTTGATTGATGATAAATCAAGTAATTTATATACAAGCAACGCAAAAGAAAAAATATTATTTGGAGACGAATATTCTTGGAATGAAGATTGGACTGGAATCAGGTTGTATAACTGGATTGAAATTGAAAATTACTTGTTGAAGGAGGGCAGAGGTTAAATTTTGATTAGAACGGTAGATGAATTGACAGATGAATTAGAGAAAATGAAAGCGAAATATAGAAACGGTGTAGTCACTGTTAGGCTTGAAAATAGAGAATATATTATTGAAAGCATTGGTCACGTATCGGATTGTGGAGATGAATACTCTTCTCATATGTGTCTGAATATCCGATATGGTGGCGATGGCAACATTAAAAGATAAGGAGGGTTGTTTACATGCATGAGTTTTTGGTTTTTCTTGGTGGTGTTTTGTTTGGTGGGATTGTAGGCACTGTGACAATGGGATTGTGTAATGCTGCTAAGACGTGGGATTTAGATAGGTATGATTTATACGACGAGGACACGAAGGAGGATTAAATATTGAAAGTAATTAAAAAAGACGGAACTCTTGAAGAGTATAATGAACAAAAAATTATTAATGCCGTTAATAAAAGTGCAAAAAGAGCAATGCTTACATTGAATAACGAAGATTACAAATTAATTTGTACTGAAGTATGGAATAAATTGGTTGAGAACAATTTAGAAGATACCGAAATTTATGAAATGCACAATATTGTTGAGGCTGTTTTAGAAGAATATTTTCCAATTGTTGCAAAGAGTTATAGAGAATATAGAAATTATAAAAAAGATTTTGTGCATATGATGGATAAAGTTTATAAAAGAAGTCAAGCTATTCGGTACATTGGTGATAAAAGTAATGCCAATACTGATTCCTCCTTAGTTGCTACGAAGAGAAACCTTATTTATAACGAACTAAGTAGTGAATTATATAAGAAATTTTTCTTAACACTTGATGAAAAACAAGCAATGAAAGATGGATATATTTATATTCATGATAGAAGTGCTAGACTTGATACATTTAATTGTGATCTTATGCGTGTAGGAGAAATCATGAAAGATGGGTTTGAGATGGGGAATATTTGGTATAACGAACCAAACTATCTTGATACGGCATTTGATGTAATGGGAGATATTATCTTAAGTACAGCTGCTCAACAATATGGTGGTTTTACAGTTCCAGAAGTAGATAAGATTCTTTCACCATATGCCGAGAAATCATACTGGAAGTATAGACACGAATATGCAGAAGTTTGTGGATGTGTAGAAAAAGATAACGATATAAAAGTATGGAAAACTCCATCCGCAGAAGAATATGCCCTGAGCAAAATCAAAAGAGATTTTGAGCAAGGGTGGCAAGGAATTGAAATGAAGTTGAATAGCGTTGGCTCAAGCAGAGGGGATTATCCATTTGTTACAATGACAATTGGATTAGCGACAGATAGATTTGGAAAAATGGCTGCAATTACGTTGTTAAATGTTCATTCTGAAGGACAAGGTAAAAAAGGATTTAAACGACCAGTTTTATTCCCTAAAATTGTATTCTTATATGACAAAGAATTACATGGTGACGGATCAAGAAAATACCCTAATGCAGATGTATTTAATGCAGGTATTGATTGTAGTAGCAAGACGATGTATCCGGATTGGCTATCGTTAACTGGTGATGGGTATGTTCCTGAAATGTATAAAAAATATAAACGAGTAGTATCGCCTATGGGTAAGTGTAAATCAGCCCATGTAAAACATCCTTAAACCAATAGCTTATTGGGTGTGACTTAAATGTTGCTAACAGATAGGTCTTATGGAGAAGAGATTCTATGATATGAGATGAAGCTGTGCCAAGCCTATATAATGGGAAGGTGAATCGACTAGGTGTGATGAGTGTAACACCGTAGAATTGGAGATAAGCACCAATTCCAAAAAGGGATGCCTGATGACGAATGTGGCGAATTCAGAGGGAAGAGTTAGTCAGTGCGTATGGTGACATACGATAACATGTGTAGAGCATTTCTTTCACCTTGGTATGAAAAAGGTGGAATGCACCCGTTAGATGAAACGGATAAACCAGTATTTGAAGGAAGATGTAACTTGGGTAGACTTTAAATGCCCCCTCATATAGTGATATATGTTGAATAACCTTGTGAACCTATAAATATAGGGTGTACATTGTACGTTTAGGAATTGTAGGAAATGACAATTAAACAATGTGCTAACAGGGAACGAAAGAATCCTGTGTGAAGCATCAATTTTTCTCTAAAACAAAAGGAGGAAATGAATTATTAGAGAATTTATATTAAATAACGTTGTTTATAGAGAAACAATATTTCAAGGATATTATATTACAAAAGACGGAGAAGTAGCACAAATAAAATTTGACGAAAATGATAAACTAAAAAGTTTCTTTTTAATGAGACAAGAGATAACAAGAGACGGATATTGCAGAGTTGAAATAAAACATAAACACTATTTTATTCATAGGTTGGTATATCAAACTTGGAGCAAAGATAAATTGAGAAATGATTTAGTAATTGACCATATAGACGCAAATCCACAAAATAACAATATCAATAATTTAAGACAAGTTACGCAGTGGATGAATATTGGAAATGCAATTAGTCATGGTAATTTTGGTCATAATGGTAATACAGAAATAGAAGTATACGACAGTAAAACCAATACAACCAAAAGATATGAAAGTGTTAAAAGTTTTATGAGAGACATAAACGCACCAGAATATATGATTAGACATGGTGGTTTGTCTGTTTTAAGAAAACGAAAAATGTATGATAGATATACTTGGAGAAAAATTGATGAACATTAATCGACTATCGAAATGATGATATTTATATCATAACAGAGTAGAGTACATATAAAATGAAATGTTTATATGGAAGCGCAAGGCAACTTATAAAACATAAGTTGATGATATAGTCAGCACCATTTTATATGGTGTGGTTGTAAGTTTAAATCTTCCAATGATTTTAGCAAAATCAAGACAAGAATCAAAAGATTTCTATGGAGTATTAAATTATTATCTCGAAATGATTAGAGGACTACATAAACGTACATATGATTATATTGGAGAATTAAAAGCGAGTGTGAATCCAATTGCATTTTGTGAAGGTGGGCTGTATGGTGGAAATTTAAAGCCAGATGATAAAATTAAACCTATTTTACCACCAATGACAATTAGTTATGGTATTACTGCTTTAAACGAATTGCAAAGATTATATAATGGTAAATCAATTAGAGAAGACGGGGAATTTGCACTTGATGTAATGAAATACATTCAAAATTATGTAGATAAAATTAAAGAAGAAGACAAAATTTTATATGCGATTTACGGAACACCAGCAGAGAGTCTTTGTGGCTTACAAGTAGAACAATTTAGAAAGATGTATGGTGTAATTGAAAATGTATCAGACAAGCCATATGTTAGTAATAGTTTTCATTGTCATGTATCTGAAGATATGTCACCTGTTGAAAAACAAGATAAAGAGGCTCGTTTTTGGAATTATTTTAATGGTGGAAAGATTCAATATTGTAGATACAATCTTGGTTACAACAAAGAGGCAATTAAAACGCTTGTTCTAAGAGCAATGAAAAAAGGTTTTTATGAAGGTGTTAATCTTGCAATGTGTTACTGCGAGGATTGTGGATATCAACAAGTAGAAATGGATGTTTGTCCTAAATGTGGAAGTTCTATGATTACAAAAATTGATCGTATGAATGGATATCTTGGTTTCACGAGAGTACATGGAGAAACTAGATATAATCCTAGCAAAATGGCAGAAATAAAAGATAGGGTGAGCATGTAATATGAATTTTCATAATATAACACATGATGATATGCTAAATGGTTCTGGTCTTAGAGTTGTTCTTTGGTGTTCAGGCTGTACACATCATTGTAACAACTGTCAGAATCCTCAAACATGGGATATCAATAGCGGTATATCGTTTAATGAAGAAGCAAAACAAGAAATTTTTGAAGAGTTGTCAAAGGATTATATTTCCGGGATTACTTTTAGCGGTGGAGATCCTTTGAATGAAAATAACGTCAAAACCATACTGAATTTAGTGAATGAAATCCGTCTTTCATTTCCAACAAAAAATATATGGTTATATTCTGGATACACATGGAAACAGGTCATGAATCCTGTTGTAACAGACGATTTAAATCCAAACAGAGATAAAATCATTAAAATGCGTCAAGACATTATAAAACAATGTGATGTATTTGTAGATGGGCGTTATGTAGATGAATTACGAGATTTGACATTACATTGGAGAGGGTCATCAAACCAAAGAGTAATTGATGTGCAAAAGACTCTTCAATCAAAAGAAATTGTTCTGTATGACGAATAAATCGAAACAGAAAACTAAATAGAGAATAATAAATATAGACAGGTGTGGTTAAAACATAAAAATCATGCCTGTCTAAAAATAAACAAAAATAGAAGAAATCAGAATCACTGAAAGGAGACAGTATATGGAAATTCGATTAAACAAAAACTGTGACCACAACACATTAATAGGACAAGGTTTTCAAAAATATGGGTCTAAATACATATTAAATATTCCTCTATACAAATATAAGAAAGTACCAATTATCGAATTGAGATTTTTAGTATCAATCATGGACGATTGTTATATTGAATACGAAATTGTAGATTGTACTGCAGATACATCATATACTCCATTTTACAATCCTGAATATCCTGGAGTAAAAAACAATCTCGTCTTACAAAAAGTAAAACGTAAATTCAAAAAAGAAATAAACAAGTTAATTAAAAACGGAATCTTACTAGGAGAATAAGTATATGAGTGACACAAATAGTGTAAAAGTAAGAAAGAACGATATCTTTTACTACACAAGAATCATTCCAAATTGTGGAATCTACGATGTACTTGAAATAAAGATCCGTAGCGTATATGACGACTATTTTGTTGGTATTGAGAAGAGAGATAAACATGTGTTCTTATTTTACTACAGTAACATTGACAAAATATTATTCCGAGACAGAAAAATAGCTGTTAATAAAGCAAATGAAGCTGAGAAGAATAAAAGAAAAATTGTAAGTGAAGAAACATATTATGAAGAATATTAGACTGAAGGTGAATAAATAAATGGCATCATACCTTATGAAATATAAAGGAAAATACAGATTGAAAGCACATATCTGTCAGAATACAAATGATTTTCCAAGAGATGAAAATGGGAATCTTGACACGGATGATGTATATATCAAATGTGCTAATAACTGTCAGATATATCATTATGGTAAATCGACTCTTGTGGCATATATCCCATCTTTAGGAAGAGGACACAACATTCTATTTGCAATGGCGAATAGATTGTGCGGTATCACAGAAAAAGGTAATTATGATGATTTATATGCTGCTTTAGAATCTGAAGGAACTATCAAAGATATTATGGAGAATGATAAAGAGATTGAATTTAAATTCCATGCAAAGAATCTTGAATTTGTAACTGAATTTTTAAAACCACAAATAAATGGCGCAGGTATCAGTCCATTCTCAACAAAGAATCTTCCTAAAGGAAATTATGCTATACCAACGGCTGATTTGAATGAATATAAGGAAATCATCGACTCTGTAATGCAAGATGATAAATTGAAGATACACCATATTACAAATGAATTTTTGAGAGATATACTGGCGAAAAAGCCTTTGTATAGAACAAAAAATATTAGTGCGGATATGAAAAAGAAAATGTTAAAGAGCAAAGAATATATTCACTCAGAGGGATTTTGGGATGAATATTTGAAATATTTAAAGAAAAGAATAGGAGAATAAATGATATGAAGAAAATTGCAAAATTTGAAAAAGTTAGTTTTGAACAGTTTAAAAAGGATTGGTTAGACACATTCAATAGAGCGTTGACGGATGAAGAGCTATTAGAAATTTACGATAATATTCAACTTCCAAAGAGAGCAACCAAAGGAAGTGCCGGATACGATTTTAAATCTCCGCTCGATTTTACACTTGCACCTGGTTCTAGTATCAAAATTCCAACAGGGATCAGATGCAAAATTAAAGATGGTTGGGTTTTAAAATGTTATCCGAGAAGTGGACTTGGTTTTAAATTTCGCATTAGACTGTTCAATACTGTAGCTGTGGTAGATAGCGATTATTTTTATTCTGACAACGAAGGACATATCTTTATAAAACTAGCCAATGAAACAAACGAGGGAAAACTTGTAAAAATCAAGCAAGGAGAAGGATTCGCACAGGGAGTCTTCGTGGAATACGGTATCACAGTAGATGATGATGAGGACGAAAAAGAGATTAGAAATGGTGGGTTTGGAAGTACCACAAAATAAGAACGGAGGCAAATATGAAGAATAAAAACTCTGACTATGTAAATCATTTCATATACATTCTTGTGATTCTTTTATTAGTAATCATAGCTGTTGGAGCAAAAATATACATAGTTGATAGAGAAGATAGCTACAGTGCCAAAACTGTTTCAAATGAGCCTGTGCAAACAGATAAAGACGATAAAGTAAAAGATATAGCACAAGAGGCTATCCGAGCACGTATAATGACAGAAGGTGTCTCAACCATTGAAGAAGACATTAGCAATATTATTGAAGTAGAAAGCGAAAAGAAATATCTTCTTGCAAGACTTGTATATGCTGAAGCTGGTAGCGAATCAAACGAACATCAACAATCTGTAGCCTCTGTGGTATTAAATAGAATGAATAGCGATAAATTCCCCGATTCAATTGATGAGGTGATTTATCAAAGAAATCCTCTTCAATATGCCTGTATAGAAGATGGTAATATTGATAAGATTCCAGATGAACGTGCAATTAAAAATGCATATTATATTTGGGACAACGGAAGTATTCTTCCAGATAATGTTTTATATCAGGCTGAATTTAAACAGGGAAGTGGAGTGTATAAACAGATAGGGAATACCTATTTCTGTTATGAATAAAATGTAGAGGTGTAACAAGATTGAATAAACAACAAGAATATGATAAAATGCAAAGAGATGAATTGATTGATCTGTGTGTTCAAAAAGATTATGTAATTGATAAATATATTCAGTCACTAAAATGCAGCCAATTACATATGTTTGGCAAAAATGATATAATGGAAATATATCGTTGCGAGAGCAATAAGGCATTAAGAATTTTAAAGCTCATGTTCCAAATGGGATATGGTAATAAAATTGGTAAAGAATATTATGTATCAAGAGAAGCACAGGAAGAATTTATCAAGAATATGGCAGGAAAAGAAGTATTCATATAGAGTTTGATGTCATTTGGATATGTGCTAATTATCACTTTTGATTATCACTTTTTCATTGATGAATACTACGAACCTTGTAAATACAATGATTCTTGAACTACTTATGTATAATCGTAAATTACAAATAGTA